AAGCTAATAGTGAAGAAGAAAATACATGTATCAGTCAAGATGACTTTAATAAGATATTAGATTTGTATCCAGAATTTGTTAGACCAAATATTCTATACATACTGGAGTTTTTAAAAAAAAAAAAAATTAGCGGACATTGTCAAGATGTTATGATTTACACAAATAATCAAGGTCCAAAGGATTGGGTTCAGTATATAAAAAACTATTTTCATGAAAAATTAAATTTTAAACTATTTAGTTACATTATTTCTGCATTTAAAGTAGACGGGAAGAGGGTTGAGATGTGTCGCACAAGTCATAATAAGACCTTGTCCGATTTTATCAGATGCACAAAAATTCCAAAATGCACAGAGATATGTTATTTAGATGACACATATTATCCTGACATGAACAATAATAACGTGTACTATATAAAAGTTAAACCTTATACACATGATTTATCATTTGATGAAATGATAAAACGTTTTTTAACCAGCAACATGGGTAAGGAAATTATAAGTAACCCAAATGAAAACGAGTTTTTTGTTGATTATATGAAAAGAACTATGATGAGTTACCAGTTTATTTATTCTGGAAAAAATAAACAAGAGTATGAAATTGATAAAATAATTACAAAAAAAATTATGAATCATATTGAAGCTTTTTTTAACAATAAAAATACAAACGATAGATATTTATATAAAAAGAGTATAAAACAAAAAGTATATAAATCTAAAACAAAAAAAATACGAAGATAACTTATAACAAAGATTTTATAGATTGTTTTATGTTCGTTAAATATGAAATAAGAATTTGATTTATTACAGTGGTTGAAAATAAAAATAATCCCGAACTAAATACAATTTTTCTATCTAAATTAGTAAATTGAATACTTCTAAAAGGATTAAATCTCCACAATAAAAAGATACTAATATAAATTTTAACATAATAGTCAAGTGAATCTAAATATTGAGGTGCGTTTGCGGCTAGTCCAATAGAAAAAAGCCCATACAAAAAATAGTTTAAAAAAATAAATAGATTGAAGACAAAATCTTGAAGCTGATGAATAGATGTTGATATCATATAATTTGTTATATAATATCAATATATTATCTATATTTACTAATTAATTATCTATATCAATAAATGTTATACTTCAGAATAAATTGTCAATGTTCTTGCACTAGCATCAGTTGCATCAACATATTTAGGCATCCAAAAATAGGGTACAACATTTGATAGACCTGGATAATTTTCCTCAAAAATACTTCTATAATACATCTTTTCATTTGTATTCGGAAAGATTTCTTCATTTTGATTTTGAATTTTATATTGATTACTCGTAAAACTATCATTTTTGATAGGAATCTTTTCTTGTATAATTGTATATAAAGACCGGCTCATTTTACTAACACCATCACTAAATGCTTCTTTTCTTCTCCATAGTACAGAATCAGGTAATAATGGCAAACCATTGCAGCCTTGAAAATAATCCTTACTAAATGCAATTCGCAGTAAATACTTCTCGCAAATACCTTTATAATGATACCTAATATCGGGTGAAATACTCAAATAGTATTGTACCCAACCTCTGTCCAGAAAAGGGGTTCGTGGTTCTAATCCATGACTAGAAATACATTTATCTGAGCGCAATACATCAAATGCATGAATATCTTTTAGTAAACGTCTAGTTTCCTTATCAAACTCTATTGCATCTGGACAGGCTTGCATGTACAAGTAACCACCACAGAGTTCATCCGAACCATCTCCATTGAAAATTACCTTTGCATCGCTGTTTTCTGAAATATATTTTCCCAATAAATAATTTCCTATGCTAGCTCTAACTGTTGTTGTATCGTAACTTTCTATTGCGGTAATCACTTCTGGTATTGCGTTAATAAAGTCATCTTCGGTTAAAAGAATCTCTGTATGTTTTGTTCCCAAATATTCTGCTACAACTTTGGCGTACTTTAAATCTTCGGAACCTTCCAATCCAATACTAAATGTTTCCAACGGCAGCTCACTTGTAGTGTATCTTTTATAACAATCATTTACTAGTGCAGTAATTAAACTGCTATCCAAACCACCCGAAAGAAGGCAAGCAACCGGTCTCTCTGTAACAAGTGTGCGCTTTTTAACAGCTTCGCATAAATAATGTTGAATATTTTCAATAATAGTTGTGACAGACTCTATTTTACTATAATTACTGAATGGTGTGGAATGATATACAACTGAATCTTTAACAGGTGTCCAAGAAGATGATACTATAAATGGAAATATAAATTTTGAATACGTTCCTGGATGAAAATGTTCAATAGTATACGAAGGAAGTTCTTTATTAAAATTTGATAAGCTCTTTAGTTCTGATGCAAACCCATACATTGGTTCAATTATTGTATTACTACCACCACCAGTATTAGCATCAATATTTACAGGTTTTAAAACATACAATGGTCTAATCCCGTATGGATCTCTCGCAACGTATAACTTTGAATATGATTTTTCAATATTTGCATCACATAAGATAAATGAAAAAACTCCATCTAGCATTTTTAACGTTTGAGACATTCCATAATTTTTATATAGATGAATAATGACTTCACAATCTGATTGAGTTTTAGGCTCAATACACATAGTTTTATATAATTCCTTATAATTATAAATTTCTCCATTACATATCAGCGTAACATCCCCAATAATAATGGGTTGGTTTGAAATATCATTTAAGCCGTTAATAGCTAGACGATGAAATCCGACAACACACTTTACCCCACATGGTTGCAGAGTTGAAAATTCAGGACCTCTGCCACGTCCTTTATCAAACTGTTCTTTTACAAAGGAAGTTTGAAATGTTTTATTATTTAACAAGGTAAAAATACCACACATATCTATATATTATTTATAACATCTTTTTATATTCATTCTATACAAGTTTCATGAAGACAATATGATTACACTTATAGAATATGTTATGAAAAGACAAAAATTAAAAATATACTCAATAATATAAACACCAATTAAATGAACAAACATATATTATTATTTTTAATGATACTTTTTTATCTCACACCAATATTTTACGTATATTACTATTATAATGCTAATAATAGTGTTTCAAGTATAATATGTAATGAAAACTGTAAATATATTATTTTATTTTTTATGGTATGCATGGGAATCGCAACAATATGCTATGAATTGAAAAGAAATGATTATTGTTCTTTGTCTATAATTTGTTTATTGCTTATAAGCATTTACGGTCTTATCTATATAAATGAGAACAATAGTATTCACTATATATTTGCATTTATAGTATTCATTGCTATTTTATTGTTCATGATATGGCATTGTTATTTGCTCGGTTGTAACAATATACTACTATCATCTTTATTTTTAGAAATCTTGTTATTAGTATTTATCTGTATGCAAATGAATAAAAATATATTTTATGGTGAAGTGTTGTATATAGTAAACTTTGCTTTTTTCTATTTATATTTACATTTTATTCACTAGTTTAAGATATAAAACTTTTTTTGATATTTAGACATATATATAATTCATACTAGAATTAGAATTAGAATTAGAATAAATCTAAAAAAATATATGTAAGTATAATAATAATGTCAAGTCAAGGATTTAAAGAATGTTCATCTCAAATAACAAACTCCATTAATACACGAATTTATGATAGAAATATACCTTCCCATGTATTGCAGCCATATGTTAGTGTGAGACCAGTTATGACAAAATATTCTATTATGCCAATAGTTGACCCGAGAACTCCAGTATCAAGACCTCTAACAGTTCAACCAGTGTATAATACTGAACAAGTATTCAATCCTGGCAACAATCAAGCGCCTTGGTCTGGATTTGCAACAAATATTAATACAGAATCTGAATTAAGAAATCAGATATATGCTTTACAATCTTGCAGTCAGTCCGTTTATGTTCCTAGTAGTAATAGCGATTTATATACATTTCACTTTACAAATAAAAATTCCAATGCACAACAACCTTTTCCTGGACTATTTCAAAAGGATTACTTTAGTCCATTTAATCCTAATCCAGAAAATATCGGACAAGGTGTGTTTCAGAACTACACGAGACAACAAACTAAAGATATATCTCCAAGCGACTGTTAAATAATACAGATACGAATACGGATACAGATACGGATACAAAAATACAAATTAAACTCAGAATTTTAATTTGTATAACTACTTCAAATAAGAATATGTCAGAACAATTTTTATCAGAAGTAACTCTTGAATATTTAATGAACAAAGAACAATACGCAAAATATATCAGTCAGAATAAGCCTTCTGTAAAGTCTGCGAATAAAAAGGATAAAAAATTTTATAAAAAACGTATATACGATTTAACACGCCAATTAATAAATAATGAACCTAAGGAGGAGTTATTTCCTGACATCATATATGCATTTGATAACTATGTTAAAATGTGTATTGACTACTTTAAGGTATTAGATAAACGCGATATACTCCAGGAAGAACATGATGCATCTCAACTAGAAGATGATATAAACGGCAAGAATGACAAAATAGTTACAATGGAAGAACAATTAGAATCTGATAAACTAATTATGCGCACATTTCATATAAGAGAACCAAACTCGCTTGAAAAACTAGTAAAACGAAAGATAACAAGAGTGCGTGAAAAACCTCCAATTATACCAGTTCAAAAAGAGATTAATCTAAAAGATCCACTCTTAAAAAATAAAGGCATTCGTAAAAAGAATAATATCAATAATAAATATGAGGAATCCTCTAAAGATGAAAAAAATAAAGAGAGTAAATAAAACAAGAAGCACAAGAAAAATTAGGAAATCTGTTAAACAAGACAAAGAAATAAAACAAATAAAACATAATAAAACAACTAGAAGAAATCTTGCATTTAGAGAAAAAATGATGAAGCAATTTAAAACAGTAAAACTAAGATGTAGTCCTAAAACGGGTAATAAAAAATATACATGTTTAGAAGATGAAACCTTGTATAAATTAAAAGAGTTATGGAATGCACGTCATCCTGATTCAAAAATTGAAACAAATGAAGCAAAAGAAATATGGGAACAATTAAATAAAAAGTTAAGTGGAGTATGCAACAAGGAGTCTTGTTGGTTGAAACAAAAATTTGTTGATGGAAAATTAGATAAAGAATTACAAACATCGTTTGCACCAGTTTCACCAAAAGAATGGTCAAAGAATCCGACCGAATGGTTATCTAGTACTGATATTTTAGATGTAATGAAACAATATGAGAATACTTACAAGTGTTTTGATTTCATAGGTCCTTCTCCAATAGATTTTGACACGCATAAGTTATACGGTGAATGCGTTTGGGAAGAACTTTGTCATTTTAATATAGTGGATGAGATAAAAAATAAAAGATTCAAAATAGGAATCATCTTTAACTTGGACCCACACGATAAAGGAGGGTCGCATTGGGTCAGCATGTTTATTAACATAAAAAAGGGTGAAATTTTCTTTTTTGATAGTGCTGGCGACGCAGCACCTAGGCAAGTGATGAAATTAGTTAATAGAATTATAAAACAAGGTAAACAGCTTAGGGTTCCTATAAAATTTACGTTTGACCAAAATCATCCAGTGGAACACCAATACGGTGACACCGAATGTGGCGTTTATTCTTTATATTTTATAGCACATATGTTAGAAGACCGTCACGATAGCACTTATTTTAAGACACATATATTAGATGACAAATATATGCAGCAGTTTAGAAATGTTTATTTCAATAAAGAGCTCTAATTATAGAAATATAGTTATAGCTAATACATAAATACATAAATACGTAAAGTATATAGAATTTTATTTTATTCATATAATAGGAAAATATGAATAATACAACAAATATAGAGTTCATTACAACTGAAAATATTGAAATGTTATGGGAGATTATAACAGAAGATGGTATTGCGAGTTTCTTAAAAAAAGAACAGTCAAGAGAGTTTTTTATTATAGAAGCAAAGAATTTTTTTGAAACAGAAAAAGATAAATATAGTTCATTAATTCTTATGAACAAGCAATTCATATCAAATATAATGATTCAATTTTCAGAGTTAAAGAAGAAACAGATGAAACAAACAAACCAAGCAAATCAAATAAATAGTAAGAATGCTTCATTCACGTCTACGATACCTAGTGAAGAATTGCATAGTAAACGTATGAACCACTTTGAACAATCATTAGCAGAAATTCAAGCTGATTTTAATAATGCTGTTACAGTACCTATTCCAGAAACTCCAAATTTTTACGATAATGTTAAAGAAGAACCGATTGGTTCAAATATGTCAGAATTAATAGCAAGAACCTTGGCTCAACGTAATTTTGAACTAGAAAGTATTCATAACACAAATAATAATACAAAAATAGATGCAAATACTTGGTTAAAGCCTGCAGAAACATCTATTAAAACAGATAAAGCATTGCAACATGAAAATCATAAAATGCAACTTGAACAAAAACAAATACAATATCAATATAAACACCAAGAGCTTCCCACATTAATACAAATTGGCGAGGAAGTAAAGGCTCCTATTATAAAAAAACAGTTAACCTGGGCCGAAAATTTAAACAATGATTCCGTAGAAGAAATTAAATTAGATATTAAAGAAACAAATGAAACTATTTTTTCAAAATTAAAACATATTAAAAGTGAGGTATCAATAGAAATAGATACACAAATTCAATTACAAAATATGAATCAACGAATAAATGAATTAGATGAAAAAATAAGTACAATTATAAAAATGATGCATAAAGAATTAGAATAGAAAAAGAATATATTATATAAAATAATTGATTATAATTTTTAAGTAATTAAAATTATAACCTTATAATACACAAACACAAATGAGAAGTTTCGTTCTTTACTTATCCTTATTACTATATTCATCGGCATTGTCTTTAACACGAAGAAGCCTTATGTATCCATGTGACAATAGTATGACTATAAGTCAACCTATATCATGGAATGATGGTGAAGTTAGCTGGGACATTGAAAGTAGCGAAAATAGTGAAAATATCAATATTTTTGAAAAGAATACAACTATTGTTTATAAACCATATATTCATATATTAGATAAGCCTACTCCTTTATATTATAAAATCAAAAATGAGCAAGAGATGATGATGACTATTGGCGCGATAAGAAAGTTATCTAGTAAAGAGCTTTTAAATAAAGAAACAATATTCTCACAACTATCTTCTATGTTTGATTCAACTATTTTATTTAATCCAACAGATATTTTACTATTTACTGCATTTTCAAGTTTATCTGTATTCTATGAAAAAATGAAGGAAATGGAATTTAAAAGAATGATCAAGTTGCATAAATTTAATACATCTGGAGAAAAATTAATAGTGTATCAAAAGGTACGTAGAATAACAACAATTGTATTTATTACGATTAGTTATATTTTTACAAAAAATGTGCAGATTGCTGAGTAGATTTATCATTTCATTGCAATATATATTACATATATTACATATATTACATATATTACATATATTAGATGTAATTTATTATAATTTTTATTTTTATTCTTGTAGGTATAAAAAAGGATATAAAAGGATAAAAAATAAATAATATCTTTTTCTTTATTATAAGATGCCATATGGAAACTTTTATTATGGAAAGGATGGATTCAAATATAAAAAATGGAATGGTGGAGGAGCAAGAAGAAATCCTCCTTTAGGTTTATTAAACTGTGGTTCTCACGATGTAAATAATACATATGTACCCGGTTCAGGGGTGGGTGCATCTAGTATTGCTACTAGACGTGCCAAGTTAAATCATGCTACAAGCTGTACACCTCAATATCCTTGCAATAAATCTTTTTCTAAGCTTGGACTTTTTGCAAGAGGAGGTTCAAATAAAATTGCAGCGTTGAATTGGCTATTGCCTACTCCAGGTATGCCAATGAGTTTTAAAGTATGATTATTACACCTTTAGACATTTTAAATACTGTTTATATCATCTTTAAATACAAATTTATATCTAGATTCTTCGTCTAATTTTGTCCTTTCTCCTAAAAAAGTAAAATATTTATTTGCCAAAGCATATTGCTTTGATTTTTTATTTCTTAACACTTTTAAACGAACATACATAATCATACCGACTTGCCATATACGCTTATGTGTATATTGTTTGTTTTTATATAATTTTTCTAATTTATCAATAGTATTTTTAACATCTTCTATTGTTGTATATTTTATATTTATTGTATCCTTTGGATTTTTGTCAATATACACATCAAACGACTTTTTAGGGTTTTTAGGATTAAATAAAAATTGTTTTTTTGTTTTATTTTTAATTTTTTTAATATTTTTCTTTGTAGTATGTTTCATAAAATATAACTATATTTTATTATTTTAATCGGCATTTGAAATGTTAAAAGCTCTAAAATATTAAAAGGTCTAAATATCTAAAGTATCGCAATTAAAATCTTATTTATATAATTATATCTAGGTAAGATTTACATCAAATCTTTTTAATTTTTACCCCTTCAGGAGTTTGTTCTGTAGTATATAATAATACAGGTTCATTTTGAGGATTCTCTAGAGCGCGATAATAACTATCAAAATCATACAATCTTCCGTGAGTTGCATCTATTTTGCGGTATATATATTTATTTCCTCTGAATTCATACGGTTTCCCTTTCCATTCAATTACTTTTTTATTCATTTTACTTGCAGAATCGGGTTCTTCCTTCTTATAATTTGGAATGTATGAAAATGTATTCACGCTTGGCTCACCAAATTGTAAACAATTGAGCTGTTCTTTTGTGCCACGTTTTGTATAAATAGCACAGTCTATGGATGCTTCTTTTATAGCAGTCATTAACTGTGAGCTAACTTGCTCTTTAATAGTTGATATTTCATACAATGCTTCATCACTTGTGAAAGGAACAAAATCCTGTTTATCTTCGCGAATTTGGTATTTTCTCTTGCTTAAATCCTTCCTTTTTAATTCAATAGATGCATCGCTCTTAATCTGTTCTTGAGAGAAGGTCATTAGGTACAAATATACTTCAACCGTTTGCAATGCTTCTGGAAGTTCATTATGACTACATATTCTTCGCGCTCTACCAATAACTTGCTCAATACGTGTTGGATGCCAATAGGGTTCCATTACATGAACATATCTTGTACTGCGTAAATTGATTCCTTCTGAACCCGATGCAGTAATCATGAGAACTTTTATAATATCTCCCATATGATTGTTATGTGCAATTTCCTTTAATTCAGTCGTGATGGGAGATTTAACATCCCAATTACTATTATAAATATTACGAATAATCTCCTTTTCCTCGGCAGATTCGGTTCCAGTGTATAACGCATATGTAGGCTTTCCTCTATTTTCTTCATCAATATCTAAATTCCATACGCCATCTGCATCTTTTTTTATTTTGAATTGTGTAAATCCATTTGCATCTAATACCAATTTAAAAATTCCAATGCCTTCAATGGTTCTAAATTGACTATACACTAAATGTAATCCTCTGTGTTCAGGGTCCTGTATATTTTCCAAAATATGCAGATATTTAGGGCTATATGTTTCCAATCCTTTGGGAGATAAAATAGTACTTTCATGTTCTTTTACGTAGGTTAACGCACGCTCTATGCGTGCATCGTAAGTAGCATCAGCAAGTTTTTCTATTGCTTCATCACCCTCTAGTTCACCATCCCAAGCATCACCTTCTAAGTCACTAGGACCTTTCTTTGTAACTGCTTTTAATGCATCCTCGTATATTTCTTCCAATTGTGTTGCTTCTTCTCTTTCTTCTTTGGGTAAAGGACGTCCTGGAGGTTTTGGCATGACAAAATTGCAATAAAGACGCGAGAAAATACGATAGGTAGAAGATGGGTCTTTATAAATACCATTTTCATCAATTGCGCCCTTCTTTTTCTTGGAATTCTTTTCTTGTTTTCTCTCTTGGGCTCTAGCTGCTTCATAAACAGTAAACTGATAATCACTCATGGGTATTTTAATCACTTTAAAATCTGTGCCTTTATCGTAGCGAGGCATGAGCGACTCCTGTGCGCTTCTAAAATAGGATGTTAACCCTATTATACGACGTTTAAATAATTCCATATTTTTTGTATTTCCATTTTCACCGTTTATAAAAGTTTCTACAAAATCATCAAATTTATCTGGAAGCGCTTTTTGATAGTGTATTTTAATACCATAAGTATTTACAGAAATTTTGTTATTTTCCAAAATGCTAATAACTCTGCGTTCAAAGTCTTCATCGCTTATTGTTCCTCGTTCTTTTCCATCTTCTTTTTTCTTATTTGTGACTCCGTTATATCCAGTTTCGGTTTTGTATTTTGTTTCAAAGCCAAAAGGGTTTCGGGTAATGGTGACAACCTTATCTTTTGAGTAATCCATATAATCCATTATTTTCTCTCTCGCAAATATTTCTTGCAGTTTTTCCTTTGTTACAGATTGTCCAGTTTGTATATCCAATGGTAATTCCCAGGTTTTAATATATCCTCTTAAAATATTGAATAGTATTCCTATTTCATTTGGATAATTAATTATAGGTGTTCCAGTTAAAAGTACAACCCTCGCATTTCTTGCACTCAACAGTAATTCATATAAGATAAGTGCTAGTGAGAATGGAATTCTTTCCTTTTTTCCGTTTCTATCAACAGGGGCTTCCTTTTCCTTTGCAATTTTATTTACAATGCGACTAATAAAATTATGTGCCTCATCAATAATAACAACAGTGTCGTCAAAAATATTTGTCTCAAAATTATTTGTCATATCTTTTAATTTATCTCTTCGTAAACCATTATAGTTTATAAATTTATATTTATATTGAATCATTTCATCTAGTTGATCATCTAAGCTTTTAATTTCGGAGGTTTCAAGTGTGTCATAATTACTCGGTTGGGTTGCATTGACCAACCAGGCTCCTTTTTTTTTCTGTATATACTCAACAGATAAATTTAGAATACTAGATAAAGTTTCAACTGCATCTGGATGTTCTTTTACTGAAATCCATTGCCAAAATTGATTTTTTTTGTACATTGAGTCTCCACATTTCTTGAGTTCTTCCATGTAGTTTCTTCTAAGTGATGCAGGAGTCATAACAATAACTTTTCTAGTTGTTTTAAATCCCTCCGCAATTGCAATAGACGTACAAGTTTTTCCTGCACCTAAACCGTGGTAAAGTAATAATCCTCTATAAGGTGTATATACATTTAAATAGTCTCTTACGAGTTTTTGATGAGTTAAGAGAGAAAAATCTCCTCTGCTATTTTGAGCCAAACTATCACATGATACCTGAGTAGAGTCGTCCATAAACTCTTCTCTATATCCAGCAAATAATGAATTAATAAAATTAATGAATATTTCTCTATCATTCATAAAATAACTGGACACCTTGATATTTACATTTGGTCTTTTAACGGGTAATCGTGGTATAATCTGTGAACCATCTATTTCCACCCATTCTTCTGGTGGGATAATTACAACACCTTTAACTGGTCGCTTTGTGCGACGTTTTTTAACAACTAGTTCTAACACTTCTTCCTTTTCTTCTTCTTTTTCTTCTTCTTTTTCTTGCTCCCCTGGTTCTCCTTGTTCCGTTTTTTCTTCTTCTCTCACATCATTTAATCCAGGGACGATAGAGACTCCCTCTTCTTCCAAAGAAAAAAGTATTTTTCTTGGTATCTTTTTAGCTTTCTTTTTAATTGCTTCCGCTTGTATTTCAGGAATAGCTGCACTTTGAATAGTTGGTTTTTCTACAACCTTTGTTATTTTCGCTTCTTTTAGTTTTTGATATAGAGTTGCTCTATTAATGGCAGATGTTTTCCCGCGTTTATCTATCAAGGTAACATGCGCCAGGGTTACTTCTTCGGGAGCTGTAGGAAGAGGAATTGCAACAACAACAGTTTCTCGCTCTTCAACAATAGGTTTTTTTCTTAATTTTTCTTTTAATATTTCTAAAGGATTCATTGTTTGCTCTTATATAAGTAACTATATAAAACTTTATACTAAATAACTGTTAATTTTTTGCAACGCTTCATTACATGCAATTTGTTCAGCTTTTCGTTTAATTTTATGAAGGCCTTCACCCAAGTATACAAAAATTTTATCATTCTGTTGGATATATTCTTGGATAGCTTGAAATGTTTTTAATGTATCTATGTGAATTGCGTGAGTAGGCTTGCAATTATGCACAGCTTGTCCAATGCATAAATAGACTCCCATTTTATAACCATTTTCAGTATCATGTTCAATTTCTAAATAATGTGGTGTTACTTTGAACTCTTTTTGAAGCTTAACTTGCAATATATTTTTATAATTATCATCATTTTGAATTAAGGCAATCCAATCAATATGTTTTTCAAAAATATTTTCAACAAATTTTTGAGCAATCTGAAAACCTGGACCTGTTACAAATACGTCTTGAAACCATTTTTCTTCATCCTTTACGCTAATTTTATTGCAATCTAAAAATAATGCACCTAAAAAGGACTCAAATAAACAACCCAATTTCTTAAGATTGGTTCTAATTTTTTTCTCTTCTGCATGTTTTGAAAGAATTAGCCATTTATTTAAATGCATTTCCATTGCAATTTTACCAATTGCTTCATTTTTAACAATCGCAATTTTTTTTTCTGTCATGAACCCTTCATTCTCCTTGGGAAATCTTCTATACAAATAATATTTAGTAATAAGCTCAAGTACACCATCCCCCAAGAATTCTAGGCGTTCGTTTGATTTTGATTTTAGTGTCATACAGTCGCTTGGACGTTCCACAATGGTAATGTTTTGCGAAGCATTTTCAAGTTGCGGGCGTTTTGTATAAGAACGATGAACAAATGCTCTTTTATATAGTTCCATATTATGGACTATTTTAGGAGCACCATATTTAGTGAGAATAGATTGAACATCATTCAATGTAATCTCCACATTTAGGGGGTTATATGGATTAAATATTAGGCCATCTTCACTGTGTACAATATCATCATCGTGAAGAATATTTTTTTCATAAGGTTGCGTATCCATTGTTATACTTTTATACAGCCACAATATTTAAATCTTTTTATTTTATTCTTTTTATTCTTATTTTTATTCTTATTCTTATTCTTATCCTTCCAAATAAAATAAAATATTTAGAGTATATATAAAATGGTTGGAATGCAGACACAATTTGGGCGTGGACGCTATGTTGACGCTATTTCAAACAGAACAATTCAGAGTGGTGGTTCTATTGGTGGAGTGAAAAAGGCGGGTGTCTTTGCAGGCAGCGTTTCTTGGCCTCAGGGAAATATGGGAAAAGCTGTATTCTATAGAGCTCCTAATACTCAACCTACAGTGTTATTCTCGTTATTTAATACGACATTGCGGCCTACTCAAGGTACAAATTATGGAGTATATTCGCGTCGTGGTATTATGGGTTAAACAATATATTTATAAAAATCATTTAATAACTAATTTAGTTACTTATTAAATCATGATTAAAATAGATTGTCGCGAACATGAATTAATTCGGTTATGCAAAGTTTTATTGGAGACTGAACCATTGTATAAAGATGTAACAATGACAACAGAAGCACTATCAATAGGAGATGTAATCATAAACAAAGATGATATTGAAACACTTATAATAGAGAGAAAAAGTATCCAAGATTTATCTGCAAGTATTAAGGATGGCCGATACGAAGAGCAAAGTTATAGATTAGACGGTTTAAACCATGCTAATCATAATATAATGTATTTGATTGAAGGTGATATAAATAGCGTACAAACAAAGCATACTATAGATAAAAACACATTTTATTCATCTATATTCTCTCTTAATTTTCATAAGGGGTTTTCGGTGACAAGAACATTTCATATACAAGAGACAGCGCATATTATTTGTCACATAGCATATAAATTAAATAAGAGTAAAGACAAGAAGGGATATTATTCAAATAACGATAATACTCAGGCTTCTGTCGCACAAGATTCATATAGCAGTGTTATAAAGAAAGTAAAGAAGGAAAATATTACACCCGCAAATATTGGAGAAATTATGTTGTGTCAAATACCAGGTATTAGTTCAACCAGTGCATGTGTTGTTATGAAAGAATTTCATTCTATGCAAAATTTAATAAATAAAATTAATGAAGATGTTGCATGTTTAGATAAATTATCTTACATTAATTCCAAAGGACAAACCCGTAAAATAAATAAAACAGTTATTAATAATTTAATTTCTTATTTAAGAACAAACAAATAAATAATAAACAATAAACAATAAAATAATATAGAATATAGAATATATATATGATGTCAGAGGAATTTATAAAAATGATTGGTATTTTTGTTATTATAGCATTTTTACTATATGTAGCAGCAAAATCAATGAAATTTCATATGGGTCTTTTGGAAGGCCTGACAAACCCAGCATCTTCATCTACGACTACGGGCATTGGTTCATCCGCAGCAAATTATGCAATTACACTCAAAAATCAAGTAGCACAATTGCATAATGATATTTTATTAATGAGCAATAAAGAATATGTCAAAGAATATGGTAATATTATTTTATCAATGGATGATTATATAAATGCCCTTATGTTAAAAACTACATTAATGATGAATGCTACAGCAGATGATGTGGATGCTAACCTGGAAAATATTAAGAAATTAAATGAACTAAACTCTGCAAAAAGTGCATTAAACAATGTATTAAAATATGTTGACTCGGTATAATATAATATATTTTTTATTAAAATTGTATAATTATTTTTTGCTCTTTATATTTGATTGTAAGTAATAACTAAAATGTTTACAATTATGAGTGTATATATTAAACCTTGATTCCCATAGTTTTATGCACGGGTATATATGGAACATATCCGAAGAGTGTTCAAGATATTTAACTTTTTCATACCATTCTTCCGTAAAATTTAATGAATGTATAGTATTAAAGTGTACAACGCGAACCTTTCCTGGTATGGAAAGACCCATAGCTAATTTTATTATATTTAAAGAATTTAACTCTTCCTTAGGACTAAAATCTATAGCATATAAGTTATTAAAGGTATTAGTAGATTTTTGATAATCGTGCGCGAATATAAAAACGTCGTGCAACTTTAATTGTGGTAGAAAAGGTAGAATAGATGTACGTTTTATTCCAGTGTAGAAACTCTGTAATAAAAGAAAAAACGAAGAAGATAGTATACTTAAAAGTCTCATACTATTAGTAATGAATAATTTTTATCCTATTTAAGGAATATTTATTTGTACTTCATTCCCAGCATAAAATCCACTATCAACGAGAGATTGTGTATAATCCTTACCACCCCAATTATCGTCCATAGGATTTGGACTATATAATAAATTTTGCTCTTCTTGGTTCATAGTATCTAATGGAGTAGTAGAGCCTTGATAAAAAGAAGTTTGGTCATAAGCGGGCATAGAATTAATATTATAAGGCATGTCATTGCGCGTTGCATCAATCAATAAAGTTGGGTTAGGTGCGGTCGGAATCATTGGGGGTAGACCACCCTGTAAATCAGTAGGACTTGGACGAACTTTATAAACAGAATCTCCTTGAGTATCATAAGAATGTTGCAAATAAAGAACTGGGCAACGGATACCCTGACTGCGTTGCCAATTTAAAAATTCAACGTAATCTTCTAAATTCTCAAATTCAACGGGATTAACTCCTGGCACTTGCGCTACTTTTGAATTGTATAAAAAGAGGCTTTTTCCTTTTTGAATAAGAACATCTGGACATCTTTGCTGTGTTCCTGAACTAGAGGAAAATCCTTCTTTTCTATTTTTTGCAATACAATAATAAATTCCTGCTAAAAAACTAATGATAATAAATAGTAACATGGGTAATTTTATTGGTAAATTCATAGTATATATATTATTGCGATAAAAATAGATATATAATTATTAATAGATATGTATTTTTATTTTATATATATATTTATATAGTACTATGGTTTATTTTATGTATATTGATCCTTCTTTACCCAACCACAATGTATTGATTAAAAAGTTTAATGAGCAAGTAGTGTCAGGAAAGCACATTTTTTTATTCTTATTTATGGATGGATGTGGGCCATGTAGTCAAACAAAACCTGAATGGAAGAAAATAAAGAATAGCCTTAAGAAAGCTTATCCAAATATTGTTGTTGCAGAAATAAATCAACAATTATTTAAAAGTCTACATGGTGTTGGCAAAGAACCTATGGGTTATCCTTGTTTGCGTTATATTCACCACACAACTATAGAAGAGTATGAAAATAGTGGTATTTATAAAAAGGATAGATCTACTGAATCGTTCGTTGTGTGGATTGAATCAAAATTAGCTAATAAATCACATTATCATAGAGGTGGATATAGAATAAATAAAACAAGAAGAATAAAAGGAGGTAAATGGTCATTAAAGTATAAACGAAGTATCAACTGTAAAAGACCGCATGGATTCTCTAAAAAACAACACTGCAGAAGCAAACGATTACGGCTTCTTGGAAAACTCTAAAATGTAACTTCTAACATATAATCTCTAACCTTAACAAGTAAAATTATCTTGAGAATATCCAATAATAGCACATGCAATTCTTTTCCCTGCATTTCCATTTTTAATACTTGCTTCATTTTCGCCCATTCCACAGTCATCTTCATCCTGATGAATAATCAATCCACGACCAATAATATTTGCCTTTGCCCCGCGAAGTTTAATCACATTATCAGTGAATGAATAATTGGCACATCCATTTGAATCCGTTATCAAGTTTCCTAAATCACCTACATGACGTTCTTTTACTCCAGGACATCCATGGTTTTTATGATATGGGTTAAAATGTGCACACAAGCTTTCACAATGATTAGTTAAATCACCTGATTCATGCACATGAAATCCGTGCAAATGATTTTTGTAAAGTCCTGTCATATGAACATCAATAATAACACAATTTTGCTTCATGTCTTCTGTAAAAGTAACGACACCTTTTATTTTTTTGTCGTGAAATACTGCAATTGCCTTGATAGGATGATTATGATTATCACTCATATTATTATTTAGATATAATAATAACATGATTCTAAATCTATTCTTATTAATATTTGTGTACTCAATAATATTCTTCTTTTCTATTTTAATTTATTCTTTTTCATTCTTATTTACCTTATTTCTAATAAAATTGAACTTAGATATATTCCTCGTTATTAGAGTAAGAAAACAAACTTGTAACATGGAACACGTGTTTAGATTATACGATTTTAATGTATACAATAGAAAGGAAGAAAAAGAAAAAGAGAAAGAAAGCAGTGACGAAGAATCTACTGCTAGAACAGATACCAATCAATTTATTATCCAAATGTTTGGCATCAACGAAAAGGGTGAGTCTTGTTCCATTTTGGCAGAGAACTTTAAACCGTTCTTCTATGTAAAAGTGAGTGAACAATGGACTCAATATACTAAATCCAACTTTTTGCAGTTTTTGCAAAAAAAAATGGGCAAGTATTATGAAAATTCTATTTGTGAATGCAAGTTCATAAAACGAAAGAAGTTGTATGGGTTTGATGGCGGCAAAGAGCACAAGTTTATTAGACTGCAGTTTAAAAATCTGCAAGCATTCAATAAAGCAAAGAACTTGTGGTATACATCAGATAGAAAATTATTAGAAAATGGTCTTTACTATGCAGATACACCTATATATTTGTATGAATCAAATATTCCACCACTTCTTCGTTTCTTTCATATTAAGAATATTAGCCCATCTGGATGGATTGCACTACCAAAGAAGAAAACAATAGAAGTAAGAATGAACAAGCAAACTACTTGCACTTATGAATTTATCATTGACTATCTATCTATTCTTCCGCTCAATGAAAAAGAGTTGCGTGTACCTTATAAGATATGCAGTTTTGATATTGAGGCAAGTAGTAGTCACGGTGATTTTCCAGTGCCAATAAAGTCTTATAAGAAACTGGCTACAAATATTATGGATTATATAGAGAAAATTCCTGAATTAACTAAGGAAATATGTAAAGCGGCACTGCCATCAATCATAATGAAAGCATTTGGGTTTGATACAACAAATAATTTGTACATGATTGATAAAGTATTTCCCAAGAAAAAACCAGATGAAAATCACATATCAACGTTGATTCAATCATGGCTTACACATCCTCTGGAACAGAAAAAAATAAGTGAAGAGATTAAACATCAAATGACAATAGAAGCAATGTTTGAAAATATGAATCAAGAAGAAGATGAGGAAGCCATTTTTGATGGTTATGTTAAAAAATACGGCACTGCAAAAAAAATAGCAAAGACACATACTATCGTAGATGTAATATGTGATAAAACCTATACACGAGAAGAAAAGTGTATTGAAATAAATAAATCACTGTCAGAACACTCATTTCCTCCATTGGAGGGCGACAAGGTTACTTTTATTGGGTCTACCTTTTTAAAATGTGGTGAACAAGAACCTTATTTAAATCACTGTATTGTATTGAATACGTGCGGTGAAGTTGCAGTTGATAATTGTCAAGTAGAGTCGTATACTACGGAAGAAAAAGTATTGCTGGCTTGGGCTGACTTGATTCAAAGAGAAAACCCTGATATTATTATAGGGTATAATATTTTTGGCTTTGATTATGCATTCATGTTTAATCGCGCAAAAGAGAATGGATGTCTAACTGAATTCTTGAAGCTATCCAAGAATAAGAATGAAATATGTGGTCAGGACCCATTTAATCCAAGTGTCTACAAATTAGAAGAAACTACCATTCAAATTGCAAGTGGTCAACATGACTTAAAATATATTAAGATGAATGGTCGGGTTCAGATTGATTTATATAATTATTTTAGACGTGAGGAAAATTTGACTTCATACAAATTAGATTATGTTGCAGGTCATTTTATTGGTGATTATATCAAGAAAATAGAATATCCTAACAATACTTCCAGTTTTAATTCTTTGGAAGACACTTCTATCATCTATACAACAAATCTTGCAGGATTACTAGAAGGCAGTTTTGTGCATATGGAAGAAATTGGTCATTCTACAGATTATTATTGTGATGGTGCTAAATTTTCAGTTCTCTCGGTAAACAAAGAAGACAAATCATTTCTAGTATCAGGAAAGATTACGCCAGATTTCTCAAAAAAGGTTAGATGGTGCTTGGCAAAAGATGATGTTACACCAAAAGATATATTTAGAATGTCCAATGGTAGCGCAGATGATCGTGCTATTATTGCAAAATACTGTATTCAGGATTGCAACTTGGTTCATTATCTAATGAATAAAGTAGATGTATTGACTGGATTTATTGAGATGGCAAAAATTTGTAGTGTTCCGATTAGCTTTCTAGTACTTCGTGGTCAAGGAATTAAATTGACAAGTTATGTTGCAAAAAAATGCAGAGAAAAACGCACATTAATGCCAGTTATTGAAAAAAAAGACTCAGATGATGGATATGAGGGTGCTATTGTATTAGACCCAAAGTGTGACTTGTATTTAGATAATCCAGTTGCATGTGTTGACTACGCTTCTCTCTACCCATCTTCTATGATGAGTGAAAATTTATCTCATGATAGTAAAGTATGGACAAGAGAATATAACTTGCAGGATGAATTAATTTGCGAAACTGGTGAAAAAGATGCGGAAGAAAACTTTATTTACGATAATCTGCCTGAATATGAATATGTTAATATTACTTATGATACATTTAAGTATGTGAGAAAAACACCAAGTGCAGCAGCTGAAAAGATTAAATCCGGATATAAGATTTGTAGATTTGCTCAATTTCCAAATAATGCAAGAGCTATTATGCCATCTATTCTGGAAGAATTGTTGCAAGCAAGAAAATCTACAAGAAAATTAATTCCTCAAGAAAAGGATGAATTCATGAAAAATGTTTTGGATAAACGCCAGCTTGGTTACAAAGTAACAGCAAATTCATTGTATGGTCAGTGTGGTGCAAAAACAAGCACCTTTTATGACAAGGATATCGCTGCGTCAACAACTGCAACAGGAAGACTCTTACTTACTTATGCAAAAAGAATGATTGAAGAAACTTACGGTAATAGAATATGCGATACAGCAAAGTATGGACCAGTTCTAACAAAAGCCGAATACATATATGGTGACAGTGTTGCAAATTATACACCGGTTTATCTTCGTGTATACGGAGATAAAATAGACATTTGTACAATTGAAGAACTTGCTACTAAATATGGTAATAAGCTTTGGGTAAAATGCAAAGAAGAAGGGAAGCAAGAAAAAGAATTCTGCGAACTGCAAGATGTGGAAACATGGACAGAAAAAGGTTGGACGAAATTACATAGAGTCATTCGGCATGAACTGGCATCTCATAAAAAGATGGTTCGTGTTATAACAAATACTGGTTTGGTTGATGTAACAGACGACCATTCGTTGTTAACAATAGATGGAAATGATATATCTCCAAAGGACGTTAAAGTCGGTAATGAATTACTGCATAACGAATTGCCAAAAGATGCTTGTTCCACTTTATTTCAAGGTTCAATTAATATGAATCATACCATTCAAAGAGAAGAACAACATCTTGAAGTCGCAAAGTATTGTGCATATGCTCAATCAAAAGGATTCGTTATAAAATTTGAAAAAGATGCATCTCTTTCCTTTTATGACAAAGAAGGAAGATATCCGTTTACTAGAAAATGTCAAGTTCATAATAAAAATAAAATTATAAATATGCATGAAATTGAGTATCAGGGTTATGTATATGATTTGACAACTAAGAATCATCATTTTGCTGCAGGAATTGGAAACATGATTGTTCACAATACAGATTCAGTATTCTTCACATTTAACCTGCATACACCAGAGGGACAACCCATCAAAGGGAAGGAAGCATTGGAAATTACCATTGAATTAGCGCAAGAAGCAGGCCATTTGGCTTCTAGTTTCTTAAAAGCTCCGCACGATTTGGAGTATGAAAAGACATTCATGCCGTTTTGTTTACTTTCAAAAAAGAGATACGTTGGTATGCTGTATGAGCACGACCCAGATAAATGCAAGAGAAAGGAGATGGGTATTGTATTAAAACGTAGAGATAATGCACCCATAGTAAAGGACATTTATGGAGGTATTATTGATATTTTGATGAAACAACAAGATATTAAAAAAGCGATGGAGTTTTTAAAATCATGTCTGAAAAATATTGTAGAAGAAAAATATCCTATGGATAAACTAATTATTACAAAATCATTGCGTTCGGGATATAAAAATCCGCAACAAATTGCACACAAAGTATTATCAGATAGAATGACAGCAAGAGACCCTGGTAATAAACCCACTTCAGGAGATAGGATACCTTTTGTATATATTCATAATACAAATAAGAAGGCGCTTCAAGGAGAAAAAATTGAAACTCCCACCTACATTAAAGAGAATAAAATGAAGATAGATTACTCCTTTTATATTACCAATCAGATTATGAAACCAGTTCAACAAGTATTTGCACTAGTGTTAGAAAAAATTTGGGATATGCAGAATAAAAAATCAAAGATTTCAAAGTTCAGAAAAGACGTGGAGACTTTACAAAAGAATACGTCTCCAGAAAAACTAGAAGATAAATTAGAGCAAATGAGGAACAAGGAAATAAAAGCATTACTATTTGATGAGTTCTTGCGAAATACCAATAACCAAAAACAAGGTAATCAATCTCTAACATCTTTCTTTACGAAGATGTAATAATGATATCATTCTATTCAGTATAACATGCATTACATCTTGGTGTAGTTTACTAAATTGATATGTATTTTCTGCAATTTACACTGCCTAGTCATTATTATTTATACACTACCTTGTTTACTAAATTTAAAATTTCAAATGAGATATAATAATATATTTATATAATAAAATGGTTTACTATGATTTATCACATTTAATACAATCTGAAGATCAAAATGTAATTGGTCCTATTCAGGATGATGAAGCATTATTTTTATATTCTATTGTTCGTTGTTGTAGATTAGAACGAATATTAGAGATAGGTGGTTTAAATGGATACAGTAGTAAAAATTTTTTAGAAGCATTGTCTTTTAGTAAAAATGGAGTTTTATATACGTGTGACTTAAATCCAGTTCCTATTCTAACTGAAAATCATAAAGTGTTAATTAAAAATGCATTAGATTTAACAATAGATGAATTGGATAATAAACCATTAGACTTAGTTTTTTTTGACTGTCATGATATAATACAGATGGAAATATATCATAAACTTGTTGATAATAATATTATAAATGATAATACAGTTTTAGCTTTACATGATACAAACTTACATTATCCACCTTTTAATACATGGGGAGTTTATATTGAAGATGAAAATGGATATGCTCATCAACCGGTGGAAAGAAATATGGTTAATATATTTAAAAATTTAGGTTATGATATCTTCAGTATTTCAACAGACTCCACCAAACATACTCCAGATTTTCCTGTTCGTCATGGAATTACTGTTTGTAAAAAGTTTAAAGTTCTTTTATAAAACCTGCATATTCATTATACTACTATTAATTATGATATTATAATATAATTGATTTATATAAAATAATTTTTAAGATAATTTTTAAGATAATTTTAAAAAATTGATTTATAATAAAAATATTATAGAAATACAATACAAAATAAATGCAAGATATTATCAATAAGCGCGGGGCGCTTAGAAAGTTAACCGATGAGGAATTTGAAATTTTATTACCCTCACTAGCTAATGAGTTAGAAACTCATGGAATTCTTTATGAAGATTACGATAGAAAAACAATTTTGAAAGACTGGAAAGCCTTATGCAAGAAGTCTTTGCAGAATCACGAACCCACCGATACAACTAATATTGCTGTAAATAATATTTCAGCAACTAATATTTCAGCAACTAATACCGCAGGAATGAAAGTTATGAAACAATATATGAAGCATTTTTATGAAGTTGCAAATTATAAAGGTGTTTCTATTAAGAGTTTATGGAAAAGAGAATTTTTGGAAAAGGCATTGCGATTTAATCGCAAGAATCATTCCACACCTTATGCATCTGAGATTATAAGGTCGCTTGGCTTTACAAACGGTTTAGGTAAAGTCACTATGTATCGTCCATTAATGGCCAGAAATATTATTCATTACTTTCAAGCAACTAGTGTATTGGACGTTTGTGCTGGTTGGGGTGGAAGAATGTTAGGTGCAAAAAGTCTCGGAGAGCATATTTTATATACTGGAATTGAGCCATGTAAAAAAACATTTTCAAATTTATGTACTATTTGTAATGAATTAGACCTTCAAAATATTATACTAGTAAATGAAAAGGCCGAAGATTTCTTGGATAGTTTGTCTGATAGCGCAAAATTTGATATTGCTTTAACTAGTCCTCCCTATTTTAATCTAGAAGTTTATTCAGATGAACCAACACAATCCATATCTGGAGAAAAGGATTATCAAACATGGTTGAACATATTCTTAGAACCAGTTATTACAAAGGTCCTGCGACGTGTTACGTATAGTTGTTGGAGCGTAAAGAATTTTAAGACAGATAAAAAATATGATTTATTTACAGATGTTGTCCGTATACATAAAGAACATGGGTGGAAACTATTAGATATAGTATTTACAATGTCTAATAGTAAAAGACCTGGTGCAAATTCAAATTTTACTCCGAAGAAAACAGAAGAAAGTACATACGTTTTTGTTAAGCAGTGTGATGACGTCTCAGTAAATTAGGTTGAGGTTCTGAGTTTTGGTGTAATACTGTTATCATATTTCTCGCTTGACTTGGGAGATATCTTTCCATATTTCCCATATTTCTTCTTCTCGCAGAACTAGAACTTACTGAGCGAAAATTTTTACTAGAACTTCTTCTACTTCTAGTACTAGAAGAAGAGTTTGAGGATGTTCTTCTCCCAGTTCTTCTACGATTTCTTCGCGAAGTATATCCGGAACGTCTATGAGGCATGTATAAACTATATACACATTATATTTTTATTTTTATTTATACTCTTCCAAAGTCGTCTTCATAACGAACAATATCATCTTCTTCTAAATACTCGCCAATTTGTGTTTCAACAAATTCAATATTTTCATCACCCAGGTTTTCAATGCGATGCAGTGCTTCTTTAGGAATAAATACGCTTTGATTTGAGTGCAGTAAAAGAAAATCTTTCCCAACTTGAACTCTAGCATTTCCTTTTACGATGACCCAATGTTCACTTCTCTTAAAATGACTCTGTAGTGAGAGTCTTTTTCCCGGATAGACACAAATATGTTTAATTTTAAAAACGTTTTTTTCTTCCTTAACATTAATATACCACCCCCAAGGTCTGTCAACTTTTTCCATTCCAATAAAAAAATAATATATTTTATTTTTATTATTTTAACTAAAACATAATAAGATAAGTATAAAATTTTATTTTAAACCGTCATAAAATTCCCTCACCTTTCTATTTATAAGAATTTTATTAGAGTCAAATGATGTCAAATACAGTCCTTCCAAACTTTTCACTCTAGACAATGCCACATAGGTCTGTCCACACTCAAATACACCACTACCTACATCTACTTCTGCCATATCCATAGTTGCACCTTGAGATTTATGAATAGTTATCGCCCATGCTAAAATTAATGGTATTTGTGATACTCCAATTCCAGGTATAATATCACTTTCCCAAATATGATAATTCATGACTATTTCGCATTGATTTGTGTATTTTACGACGGGAAGATTTGATTCATTGAAGCGAATAATAATTCCTTGGCTGCCATTACAAATCATTTCTCCTGTAGATTGTTCAATATTAACAATGCACATTACCTGGGAACCAACTTTGAGAGAAATAGTATCATCGCATAATAGGTTACCGTGTATATGTTTGAGTTCATTTTCTACTTGTTCAGATGTAAATATCTTTTGAGTTTTATTTATATCACTCATCTCTCTTGTATTGGACTTTACCTTTGGTTTTTCTATGGTTCGTAAATATTTAATTTTATATTCATAACCGGTTGTTTGTAATTCAGCCATTTTAGTTTTATTGATAAAATCAACGCTATTTCTAATAGGAAATAGTTTTGTTGGTTGGACAGTAACAGTGTCTTCAACCTTTCTTCCAACTAAGTTTTTCAAGATATCATAACTGCTTTTTGATAATCTACCCTCTCTAATTTGGTTCAATATTTTTGTATATACTTTATCAGTTTGTCGGAATATTTTTTTTAGTTGTATTGTATTTTCTTTATGAAATGTTGTTTCCCATTGTTCACTTTCAAAACAAAATCTCATTGTTTCTGGTTCATCTTTGTCTCCAATAGGAGGAAGTTGGTAAAAATCCCCTAAAAAGATAACTTGGATTCCTCCAAACGGCTTGTTATTTTTCCTTACAGCCTTTCCAATTGCATCTAACATGTCAAATAATTTTTGTGACATCATACTGATTTCATCAATCACCAATATATCTGCTTGTTTCCATATCTTTTTTTTGTAAAAATTTTTTTGTATTTTATCCACATAAAATGCAATTTCTCCATTTCCCAACCCGATTCCTGACCACGAATGAATGGTTTTTGCTTTACATTGTAGTAAAACTGCAGCGCATCCAGTGAGTGCGCATACTTGAATAGTCCTTCCTTTTGTTACAGCATCTTGTTGAATACGTTTAATTAGTGTTGATTTACCAGTTCCTCCTGGTCCAGTAATAAATATATTCTGTCGTTGAATATATTTATCAAATGCAAGTTGTTGTTCTTCAGATAAATCCATATATCTTTCTTTAAATTCATAAAGTTTATATTTTATAGTTCAATTTTAATTGCAATACCTATTTAAATAAAGTAATAACTCTTTCAAGTAAATACTCTAAAAATGATATTTTTTGTGGAATGCTATAAGGGTCATATAACTCATTCTCTTGATTTTTTGCCTCTTCATCCTCGCATTCTTCATCTTCTTCTTTGTCGTCTTCTTCTTCATCGTCTTCTTCGCCTTTTTCATCTTCTTCATCATCGTCTTCGTAAACATAATCTTCATCATTTAAATCATCATTCTCCTCTTCCTCTTCTTCCTCTTCTTCCTCTTCCTCTTCTTCTTCCTCTTCCTCTTCCTCTTCCTCTTCCTCTTCCTCTTCCTCTTCCTCTTCCTCTTCCTCTTCCTCTTCCTCTTCCTCTTCCTCCTCATTGTCATCGTAAACATAATCTTCATCTTCATTGTATCCACCCCACCCTTTAACATCATTCCATGATTCATGAATCAATGACTCGTCTACTAACTTATAAAGAATCGCGTGTTCACTTCTTTGATGATTTTTTGCAATAATTGCAATAGGAACTTCATTTTGATATTCGCGATGTAATTGATTAATTTCATTCATAGTCCAAGGTAATCTATGTCTCTTATATTGCAGCATATTGCTATTAATATATTTAACTATTTATCTTTAATATGATTTAATTACATTATAGCCGAGGTCTTCTGAGAAATCCTTCAAAAATGATTTGATTATTTGAAGAATCAAAAGATAATGAATTTTGAGATATATCAAATAGTTGTGAAGTGGTGGCAGGAGAAAATAAAGTTTGCAGTAAACTTTCGGTCAAGCTTGAAATTGGATGACTGCTTGGTATATTTCTCTCGGGAGGTAGTGGGATATTACTATCATCACTTTTGGACTCTTGAAGTTCTTCTTCCTCCTTTGTTTCTTCACTTGTACTTGCAGGTGTATGTAAAGAGCGAATATCATGTCTACAAACAGGACATCTCACATTAGTTTGTAACCAGGAATTTATGCCAGAACTAGTAAATATATGTCCACATGTTATCAACTGCGTCACAGTACTATCCTGTTGAAATACATCAAGAGTAACAGGGCAACTATTATTCAGAGGCTCACTAATTTGAGAGAATAAAACGTTCCGTGTTGCAGCGTTTCTTTGCGCATCTGTCGCGACAACCGGTACATTTTCATACAAGGGTTGTGTGTTATTTTGTCTTGAAGGATAATTAGTTTGAAAATAGTCAACTTCAAAAAAATAAGGAATATTTTCATTCCATCTATAACGTCTATTATTAATAGTTTGCGTTTGATTTGTTCTTTGTTGTTGTGGTTGTTGTTGTGGTTGTTGTTGTGGTTGTTGTGGTTGTTGTGGTTGTTGTGGTTGTTGTGATTGTTGTTGTTGCCGCGATTGATGTTGCCGTGGTTGTTGAGTTCGCAACTCCGATTGATTTTGCCTCTGGGTTTGATATTGCATCTGGCTTGCATATTGTTGTTGTCCACGATGATTTGTTGTCCTATTATGTTGTGTATGCAGTCCAGCAATCTGGTCTATTTTACATCGTATTTCATTTTGAAGCTCGTAAAGAGAATCAATTTGTCTGCTTGAATGATTATAGAAATTTATATATAAGTCTAATAAAAGTCGTTGATCATATGTCAATGAATATTCGTCACGAGTTCTGTTGTGTGACATGTTTATAATATATATTATTATAAATATGTTTAAATATATAATTACAATAATTAATAAGCATGAGTTTTGAAACATATCAAAATAAAGGATTAACTGGATTAGCAAATCTTGGAAATACGTGTTTTATTAATGCGTGTATTCAAATTTTATCCCACACATATGAGTTAAATCAGTTTTTGGATAATAAAACATATCAAAAAAAAATTAAAAATAATTATGAATCAGTTTTACTTGTAGAATGGGATAATTTAAGAACACTTATGTGGAGTGAAAACTGCATCGTCTCTCCCGGCAAGTTTATTAAAACTATTCAAAAAATCTCACAAGTTAAAAATATGGAATTATTTACTGGATATAGTCAAAATGATTTGCCTGAATTCTTACTATTTATTATTGACTGTTTTCACACTAGTTTATCGCGAGAGGTAAATATGACCATTAACGGGAATGCAGCAAATGAAACAGACCAAATGGCCATTAAATGCTTTGAAATGATTAAAAAAATGTATGCAAAAGAATATTCAGAGATATGGAATTTATTTTATGGAATTCATGTTTCACAAATTATTTCTATAGAAACCGGGAAAGTATTAAGCTCATCCCCAGAGCCTTATTTTATGATAAATTTATCATTACCAAGTGATAATCGTAGTCCTAGTTTAATTGATTGCCTAGATTTATACGTAAATGGTGAAATATTAGAGGGAGAGAATGCATGGTATAATGAAGAAACTAAAGAAAAACAAAATGTACAGAAAAAAATTATGTATTGGAGCATGCCAACTATTTTAGCCATAGATATTAAACGATTTAATCATAGAAATCAAAAAAATCAAGTTCTCGTCACCTTTCCGCTTACGGATTTAGATTTATCTAATTATATTGTTGGTTATAAAAAAGAGAGTTACATATATGATTTATATGGTATTTGCAATCATAGTGGTTCTGTAGAAGGTGGACATTACACTGCTTTTGTTAAAAATGCAAATGATAAATGGTATCATTTTAATGATACACATGTTAAAGAAATAGATGATTTGAGTGAATTAGTTACGCCAAAAGCATATTGCCTTTTTTACAGAAAAAAAACAATGCAATAATATATATGGAAGCCAGTACCTCTTCAACTATAGAACCTCAAAGTTTTTATAATTATATGAATAGTTTCTTTATGAATCCAAGTGCATTTATCATACTAGTATTAGTGGTTTGCGTATATTTAGTATTCTTTCTCTCTTTAGGAGGTTCTTCTGGAAGTAGCAATACGACGGATTCAGTGTCTAGTTCTTCTTCTAGTTCGTCATTTAATAAGATGAACAGTATTGTTATTATAACAATTGTAGGAATATTTCTTATATTATTATTATTTAATATTCTTCAATACTTTTTTAGTATAGATATTATTGCTTCTATACAGCATTTATTTCAACCTAATCCAGTATTGGATATTACAGTAAATCAAAATACATCCGATGTTGCACCTTCGCCAAATATTCCTGAGATTGGATTAAGACCACAAGTATTTAATATTCCAGGAAATACATATGGATATGAAGATGCAAAAACATTGTGCCAGGCGTATGGTTCACGTTTAGCAACATATGATGAAGTAGAAGACTCTTATAACAAAGGAGGCGAGTGGTGTAATTATGGATGGTCGGAAGGGCAAATGGCACTCTTTCCCACGCAGAAAAAAACATATGATAACTTACAAGCTATTCCTGGACACGAACACGATTGTGGAAGACCTGGTATTAATGGTGGTTATATTGCAAATCCTCGCGTTCAATTTGGTGTAAATTGCTATGGTTATAAACCTAAAATTAACTCGGAAGAGGAAGAAATGATGCAAAACACTAGTCCTTATCCAAAAACTGAAAAGGATATTCTCTTTGAAAAGCGAGTAGATTACTGGAAATCTAAATTGGATGAAATTTTAGTGTCACCATTTAATTATGATACTTGGAGCAAGATATAATTATACAATAGTTATAAAATAAAATTGATTGCAAATATTCACATATAAATAAATAGTATCAAAAGCTTAATTCGCACGGCCATCATGGAAGGCCAACAAGATTATGATTCTATTGGACTATTTGCGCTTTCTAGCTTAATGAACAATGAAGCCAAGGACCAGATAGAAGAATATGAATTTCACGAAGCAGAGAGAAACTTTTTGCAAGCAATTGCATTGAATAATGATGCAGCTATGATGAACTTAGCCGTATTTTATGAAGAAAATGATGGGGAACACGATGATATTGTGAAATACTATATGATGGCGATTACTGCCAGTCAATGCCCCATCTCTATGTATAATTTGGCAGACTACTATAAGAAAATTGGAGATATTGATAATATGAAAAAATTCTTTGCTATGGCAATTGATGAAGCCAAAGACATTGCGTCTATGCTTCATTTATCGTGTTATTATTATGATAATGGAGATTATGATAATATGAAAATGTATTTTATTATGGCACTACAAAATGCAGCGCCTGGGTTTCACTTTGAAAGGCGCTCAAAGGTTCTCGGACTAAACTTTAATCCATTTCTCATGCTAGATGCATTGAATTCTGTTACCGAAGTAGAATTACCAAATCTACAGATGCACAAACAAGAATTAATGAGTACAAATAAATTTATTATGATTTATCAGAATAAGGTATCTCTTTTTGAGAAACTTAACCATGTATTAGACTGTGGAATTTGCTATGAAGAAAAATTGAATATTGACCTAAGATGCGGACACTGTGTATGCACTGATTGTTATCAAAAATTGTACGCAAAAGTATGTCCATTCTGCAGACTATAAATTATTATTTGTCTTCTTCTTTCACTATTCTATGTTTTAATCAACTAATAAATTTTTATTTTTTTTTGTTTTTTTCTTATCTACTAATGGTTTTTGTTGTCTTGTTTTTTTCTTATTGATTGGGTTTACTTCTACCATACTGAGTAACTTTTCATAAATATCTGAGCTTATTATATCATCATTGTTAAGAATTCTTTTTTCTATAATATTATTACCACCAATCTGTTTATTTGGTACAAAGGCTAGACCAACTGGTGCAGCTAAATTTTTAAATAAGTTGGAAAAAGAACCACCTTTTTGTAATAAAGGTGATTCTCCTTTCTGTAATAAAATAGAGTCTATTGTATACCCAGCACTTTGAATATCTCCATTGTCTAATTTGTGAAATACTAGGTCATGTTCAGCAAACATCTACTGTACTATACTATATATATATTACAGTAATATATTACAAAAATAACCAAACAAAAATAAACAAAAATAAAAAATATAATTGAACAATATTCTCCTTAATAATTATATTTTTGTAAAAGTACTTTAAAGCATGTTAAATGATAATTATATCATATATTATACGTTACATAGATGACTACAAAATATCCTATTATTCTTTTCTTTAGATACGATACCTATTCACATATTGATTCATTCTTTGAGAAAAATAAAAATAATATTGAATTTTCTTATTCTATTACGAATAATGTAAATGAATTAAATCAGTTTTTTGATTCTAATTGTCATCTTTTATTTACATTTGGACCAAGTTTTATTGAATATCAGAAAGAAATTGAATATTATTTACCAATTCGCATGAAAAATAGAATTATTCATATAATAAATATATGTAATATCAATGAATTTAATAGGTTGGTAAATACATGTTATATAAACTATATTACATCTGATATAACCTTACAGCGTCCTATTTTTTCTTTATTTACAACATGTTATAAATCTTATGATAGAATTTTTAGAGCATATAATAGTATAAAAGAACAAAAATTAAGGGATTGGGAATGGGTTATTTTGGATGATTCGCCTGAAGAAGACCACTTTATATTTCTTACAAATATATTCAAAAAAGATAAACGAATACGTTTATATAAACGGAGTCAAAATAGTGGTAGCATCGGAAATGTTAAAAATGAAGCAGTCATGCTATGTCGTGGAAAATATGTATTAGAAATGGACCATGATGATGAGATTTTACCAGATACATTACTAGATGCAACCAACGCATTTGAAAAAAATCCTGATGTTGGATTTATCTATATGAACTTTGTAAATATATATGAAAATGGAGATAATTTTAGCTATGGGGATTTCTTTGGACTTGGATATAGTGGTTATTATTGTCAAAAATATAAAAATAAATGGGTTAATGTAGCGATAAGTCCGAATATTAATAATATATCATTAAGTCATATAGTTTCTGTGCCAAATCATCCGCGAATATGGCGCAAGAGTTCGTTAATGGATATGGGAAATTATTCTGAATATCTTCCAGTTTGCGATGATTATGAACTGATATTAAGAACTTCCGTAAATACAAAAATGGCAAAACTACCAAAACTTGGTTATATACAATATATGAATAATAATAACAATAATTTCTCTCTCATTCGCAATCAGGAAATCAATAGACTTTGTAGACCTTATCTATATCAACACTGTTTTGAGTCATATAAAATAAACGATGTAATGAAATCAATGGATGCATTTGAAGACCCTCGTTACGCAAGTTATTACACGCAGATATGGAAACGAAAAGATTATACTTATAAGTATTGTAACAAAATAATAAATCTTCAAAATAAAAAACAATACTGTATAATTGGTATTAATGCGTTTATACAAAATAAAATCCGCATCCAAGAATTGTATAGCGATTCAAGCAATGATTTTTTACTATTAGACAATGAGAATTCAATAGATATTTTGACCAAAGAATTGGATAATTCCGGATTAGATGGAATAAAGTGTTATTCAATGAAAGACAACACCAAAGAAGAATTAATTAAATATTTTCATTTAATCTACAAAAGTTGTAGTGATGTTGAAATAATAACATATTTAGAATCAAAAGAAAAATTAACAGAAGAATCAAAAGAAAAAATAACTATTATAACACCATGCATGCGGACCGAAAATCTTATAAAGTTAAAAGAGAGTATAGATTTTGATTATGTGAATGAATGGATTATTGTATACGATGGTAAACATGTAACTTCTATACCCAATAGCAATATATTCAATAATAATCCTAAAATAAAAGAATATATTTACAAAGGAGAAGGAATTAGTGGTAACCCACAACGCAACTTTGCATTAGAATTGATTGAAAATGAAAATACCTATATATACTTTCTAGATGATGATAATATTATACATCCAGATTTATATTCATTTCTAGACACTATCTCTATTGAAGATAGAAAAATGTATACATTTGACCAAGAAAGACCTGAAAATGTATTTCCATATACAAATCTTTTGCAAGGAAACAAAATTGAAGTATCACATATTGATACGGCAATGCTGTTAATCCATTATAAATTATGTAAACATTTAAAGTGGATTTATGATTGTTATAAAGCGGATGGATTTTATATCAAAGAATGCTATGAATTAAATAAAGAAAATTGGATTTATGTAAATAAAACGTTATCTTATTATAATAGATTACTCTGAAGTACGAAATGGAATTCGCTTAATTTCCTGTACTATCTTAGTCTCACGATGAGCTTTTAAATAATCTACTATTTGTTTTACTTGAGAAGGATTACGAATGATTTCACCCAAAGCTTTTTCTACATATTTAAATGTTAACGGAGACGCAATCTTAGTAGATGCAAATTTTAACTTACCGTCACTAATTTGAACTGTAGCATGATTTAGATTGTTTTCTTCAACATGAGCTGTAATATTTTCACACAGTGCATTTTTTTTATCTCGCAATTCGTGCAACCTTTCATTTAACAATTTAATTTGATTGTCAATTGAGACCCACTGTTGTATGTTTTGTTCAAAGCTCATACTAAAAATAAGGAAAATAAAGTTAATAATTAAGAAATAAAAATTAATTATTAAAAATATAATAGTAGATTGTAGTAAATTTAATGTCGCTAAAAACAATTTTATTTACAAATGCTAGAGATGAGGATAATATCATAGAATGGATAGCACATCATTTAATCATTGGGTTTGATATTATTTATATTTTTGATCATAAATCTATTATACCTATTAAAGAACTAACAAAGATATTTAAAAAAGGTGTAATAGTTGAAAGATATAATATTGATGGACCCATAAAGCTGCAGCTTATGGTAAAGGCCGCTAAAATTGCACAATCTGCCGGAGCTGATTGGATGTTGTATTTGGATGCAGACGAGTATTTAGTATTAAATAAATTTTCCAATGTCAAACAATTATTATACCAATTTCACCAAGCAGATTCTATTGCAATCAATTGGTTAATGTTTGGAACAAATCACCATAAATATATTCCTAAAAAAGGACTTCTTATTGAAAATTATACTTCTTCTGATTTAAAATTAGACAAACATGTGAAAAGTTTTGTTAGACCAAGCCAAGTAATTAAAGCGATTACTCCACACTATTTTGTTATTAAACAACCTAATAAAATGACATCCTTAAATGGGAAACAATGTACTTCTTTCAATGAATGGAATATCTCCTTTGAATTATCTCCAGCATTTATAGCTCATTATGTTTATCAATCTGAAGAAATGTATATGAAACGTAAAATTTTATTGCCAAGAGACGATAACTCTCAATTTAGACATATAGAACATGATATTCATCAAAAGCATAACGAATGTAATAATACACTAGTAAAGGACAAATATGCGAAATATATCCAACAATTATTGGATAAATTACAAAAAATATAAAAGAAATTATTTAAATTTAACTACAGTTTGGATTTTTACTTTTTACCGTGTTTGCGAGAGTAACGTTTACCGTACTGATTTTGTAAGCCCCAAAGTCCAAAAGGAACCAATGCTTGATTAATGACTTGCGCCCAATATCCACCTTTTTTTGAACGCGACTTGTGTCTACGTCTGCCACCTTGTTGAAGGACACCAGAAGAAGCAACAGATGGTGGTATCATACTATTTTGACCTTGTGCTCCTATTATTTCATTGCCATTAGGGGTTGAACCATTTCCAGTAAAGACTCTGTCCCATTGACTATCTCCACTACCGTTAACATAACTATTATAGCTAGTAGCACTGGTGTAAGGGGAAGCGTGACCTCCACGCATTTTTCTTCTTCTTCTTCCTGCAGCGGCAGAATAACGGCTTCTGGAACGAGCTGCTGCCATCATTTGCATTTTATTGCGTTTTGTCATTCTCATTCTTTTTCCACCCATTGGGTTTGTAGTAGGGCTGCTTGAACTTGAATATGAACTAGAGCTTGACGTTGAATCTGAATCCATTATATATTCACAATAGAAAAATAATTAAAATATTTTTGATAATATATTTTTATTACGCAATACTAATATTAACAGAATTAATATTGCTAAAATCATTATAAAAATTAAAAAGACGAATAAGATAGTAATATAAATATATGGAGTGATAATGTTAAAAATTAGTTCAATAATAGGGCTACAAAATGTTCTTAATTCTCCTTTAATATCTTCTCTTTTTAAAATATCTAAACATTGCTGAATAATAGGTTCTTTCATTTTTATATAGCTATAATATTTTGTAGTAATTTATTTCTTAATAATTAAAGATTATTTATTATTTTAAGATTGGTTTTACTTTTGCGTGTTAATATTCTTAAATTTTTCTTAACAACAAATAATGGATAATATTTTTCAACCAAATGAAACATTTGATTTTTCAATGCTTTCTCTCACGCATCCTACAGGGATTCAAGGTGGTGCATATTTTACTAAAATACAGGTGAATGGCAAGCCATTGTATATTGAAACGCCGAGGTCTTTAACAAAGCAAGCATTTGTTAAGCATGGCAAAAAATATTATTGTGATTTAATGTTTGATAATAGTAATCATGAGTTTATTCAATGGTTGGAGAACCTTGAGACAACATGTCAGAATCTTATTTATAAGAAAGCTGATACATGGTTTGAAAGTCAATTAGAATTGACTGATATAGAATCAGCGTTTACATCCCCCACGCGGATTTATAAATCAGGTAAAAACTATTTAGTAAGAGTCAATATTAAGATGAATTATGCAACAAATATGCCTTTAATAAAAATATTTAATGAAAATGAAATACCTCTAAACATTGAAGATGTAAAGCCGGAACACGGTATTATTTCTATATTAGAAGTTCAAGGTATTAAATTTACAAATAGAAACTTTCAGATAGAGCTTGATTTAAAGCAGGCTATGGTATTACACGATGAAAAGATATTTGAGAGTTGTATCATCAAGGCTGGATTCGCAAAATCAAAAAATAATGCAGATACAACTACAAATACAACTACAAATACAACTACAAATACAACTACAAATACAAATACAAATACAAATACAAATACAGATGTAGTTATAAGTATACCTTCTTTAGAAGAAGGAGTAAACATTTGTCCATCGCATTCAGAAAATATAGACATAGAGATTAATGAACCTGATGTAGCAGAAGCAGAAGAAACTCTAGAACAACAAGCTATTACTATAAATAAACCAGCGTTGAATAATCTAGAATTAGATAATCAACAATTAGATAATCAACAATTAGATAATCAACAATTAGATAATCAACAATTAGATAATCAACAATTAGATAATCAAAAAAATGATACATCAATTCTAGAAGAGATTCATTTAGTAGAATCTCCTGAAGAATTGACAGAAGTGAACTTTTCATTGTCTTTCCCAAATTTAGAAACAATGACTCTTAAAAAACCCAATCAAGTATATTATGAAATTTATAAAGTGGCTAGAAAAAAAGCGAAAGAAGCAAAACAACAAGCAATTATTGCATTTCTGGAAGCCAAGAATATTAAGACAACTTATATGCTGGAAGATTTAGATGATAGCGATGACAGCGATTTGGAGACTTTATCGGATACATAATAAATTATAAATTAATAAAATTTATTATAAGTTAATTTAGACAAAATTAGTTAAACCAAAAAATAGATTTAAAAATAAAATGCACGAATAGTTTTAGATTGAATTCTTTAGAATGAATAAACAATTAAACTGTATTGAAAAAAATATTTTATATTCTAATTTTATATAAATGAGTAGCACCCTAAAAAAGCTATGGTCGGATTATGGTATTGGCGCCTTAGTTGTCCTATTGATAGTTGCATATGGCGTCAGCGTCTTTGCAAAATATTTGAACTCTAAAAGCATGTATGGTTCTGAAAACATGTCATCTACACCCAATAAAGCGTACAAAGGACAAGGTCAAGGAACTGGAGCACCCAAGGGTTCATCAGGCCCTCAACCTTCTGAGCCTTTAGGGCAAAACGAAGTATTTGCTTCTGTAAATGGAATCCCCACACCCACACAAGGTATTCCCACATCCTGCTCCAACCCCAATATCCAAAATCCTTCTGATTTATTACCCAAAGACACCAATAGTCAATGGGCCCAGTTAAATCCTTCTGGTAAAGGTGAACTCGCCAATATTAACTTATTGAAGGCCGGTTATCATATTGGTATTGATACCATTGGTCAAACGCTGCGAAATGCCAACTTGCAAATTCGCTCAGAACCACCTAACCCTCAGTTATATGTTGGTCCTTGGAACTTGAGCACCATTGAGCCCGATTTCATGAGGCCCCCTCTTGAACTTGGTCAAGGAATCCAATAAAATCTAGATAATTAATAATAATTGTTCAATAAAAATAGTAAAATATATATAATAAGATTATTATATATGTTAAACGGTCTATGGAAAAGTGATATATTAGTATATGTTATCATTGGGTTTGTTTTATTAATATGTTTAAAAATTTATTCTGAATCAGAGTTGTTTAGTTTAAAATGCGTCATTTCCACAATAGATGGAAATAAATATTGCGTGAGAGATAGAACAAAAATTACCGAAGCAGCAGATTTACTAGCAACTGTTACAGGTAAATGTAAACAATTGGTTGATTATGTAGGAAAGAAATATCCAGACAATCCAGATGTTACCCGTCTTGTAAAAGGGTTTAATCCAACTAAAATAAGTGAGACTTTACCCACAAGTGAATTAACAGCTTACAGTGAAAATAAGGGTGAAAAAATTGCGTTTTGTTTGAATAAAACAAAAAATAGTAGCACTCTTATTGATATCAATACACTAACGTTTGTTTCTATTCATGAGTTATCGCATATTATGACAACATCTATAGGTCATAAGCAAGATTTTTGGCAACATTTTAAGTTTCTATTAGAAAATGCAAAAGAAGCGAATATTTATATTCCCGTTGATTATAAAAGTAAGCCTCAGGGTTATTGTGGGATGACCATCACAGATAACCCATATTATGACCTATAAATAGTATGACCTACAAATAGTATGACCTATAAATTATAAATTATTCAACTAGCTTAAATAATTTTTAACGATAATCTTTATGCAGTCACTACTGTTATTATTCTTATTCATATACAGTATTACTGGTTTGCAACCAAATCTAACAAAACCTCAATGGAGCCTCATTAAATCATTATTATCTCATGAAAAAACTACTCCACATATGAGAAAAAAACTAAATACTATCATATTTGATAAATATCGTGGATGGGCGAAATATAAAGCATATCAATATAAAAAACGCAACTTTTCATTGTGTAAAGATATTAAAATGACGGATTTTACATATTATGCTGAACTAGGATTATATAAATCAATTAGTAGTTATAATGCATCATATATATTTTATAAACATGCAGAACTATACATTTCTTACTATCTATATATTGGGTTGTCGGAACTTCATCCAGGTTCCAATCTTCCACATAGATACAGAGTTTCAAAAATTTGGAAGGAAAAAAATAAAAACTTGTATCATGCATTAATAAATCCTATTCTATTTGATACAATAAAAGAAGGTTTTATATATGACAACAACAATATTAAAAAAAATATAGAGAGTGAAATTTTTAAAGAAGACCTTTTTTTTAATATATGGCGTATTGTTTATATGCTAGACCCATTATCCTTTCATATTTTTACTTATAAATATGATTATCACCTTAAAAAAATGAGAACAAATAAACATGTTGCTGAATTGTTGTGTTATAGTTCAGAATATATTAGACAAAATTTAAAAAAAACTATTTATATTATTCAAAAAAAGTTAATAGAAAATATGAGAGAATATTAGTGACTAATAAAAATAGGTTGAAATATAGTAAATTATATAAATATTATTATTTACTATTATATAATGACAACAAGTAACTCTATTTATAAAATAAATCATTTAATTGATAAAGATATAATAAAGACAATTTATGTTTTTTTTGGAAATCATTTAGAAGTTAAAAATCCAACTGAGTTATTTAAACGTGAACCAAGAAATGCAGTATTCTCAAACAAAGAGACTGGTCAACCAATTTTTACCGAAGAAGAAATGCAAAAAATTTTAGACCCATTAAAGCCAATTGATGTAGTATTTTCAATGCAACAGATACACTTTGATGACTCTATTGGTACAATAAAATTAAAAATATTGTCCGAGTTTTCAAATGCTTTTTCATTAGAAGAAATTTATTTATTTTGTATAAAAGAAGAATCGTTTAACCCAACAAGTGTATATGAGACTCTTACACAAAATGGTCATTTGGAGATAACAAATATTAGATTAAAACAATTTTTACTGAATATTATTAGCTTATCAGATGGAAGCCCTACTAATTTTACCATTGAAGATAAAGAAAAGTACACATACGATGATATATTACAATTAAATTTAGTTCATAAAAAATTTTGGACTACAAAGGTTGTCGGTCAAAAAATTTTTATTGTTTCTAATGAATATCCATTTATATGCAATCCATTTGAAGTAACAGAATATGACCCTTTTATTGAAAAAGCCTCTAGAAAATCATTGAGTACATTAAATAATTATCTTTTATTAAATACTGGTATTATTCGGAATAATAATATATATCTTTGTACTGCTTCCAATGTTTTAACAAGAGCAAAAACAATGGGTATTTCAGAACAATATACAATTGATATTTATTATCCTTCTCTTAGAAAACAAAGTATACATTCTTATGATGAGTTAGAAGAAAATAAATTTGCACTTATTGAGAAAAATAAACCATTATTAAAACAGACTACATTTGATACGTTCCAATCAGTAGATTTACTTTATGATATCTATAAGTACAAAACCAATACATCAAAATATTCGTACAAAGAAAGAGGTATCAAATATATTAAATTTACAATTTTTCCTGAGTTTACTATGAATATTCCATTAGATGTAATTTTTAAAGTTATCCATGCAACAAATGAACATCCTATGATTAAATTTAATCCTGCGACAAAACAAGAAAATATTTACCGTCTTTATGCAGATAAAATATCAACAAATGGTAAAAAAATTCCATTTCTTTCAAAGGCGACTATTTTTAAATTGATGAGAGATATTGGGAAAACCAAGTCAGTAAGTGTCTATAGTAATGAAGTGCCAGGAATATCCTTATTAACATGTGATTTTGAATCATCTGGAGATATTACTATTACTTGTGATTGTGAAAAAATAATGAATCTTTCTGCAATTGAAACTATTATAAAAGAAACTGTCAACCCAATTATTCAAGAAGTAAAGGATTTTTTAGAACAAAGCGGATACAGTATTTCTCTTTTTAAGAATATATATGATAAAAATAATATTGTTAAACAAATTCATTATGAATCACTTATTGAAATAAATAAACCTATAAAAATAGATGATATATTAGGTTGTATTACAAGTGCATTTATTGTTGAAACAAAAAATGTTAAATCAAAAGAAGGTGCTCAGATGCGGTTTAAAAGAGTTGCAAATTTTAACAAAATGTCTAGTCAAGAAGCATTTATTATTGAACAAGCAAATCAAAAGGATGGATTAAAGGGAAATGAATTAGTATTGGCACTTATGGAGAATTATACAATGGCAGAAGGAGAAGCAATTACTTTAATACAAAAAATAGCAAGTGAAGTTCAAGTAGAGAGAGGTGTAAAAAAAACAGAAATTGAGATTAAGGTAAACCCTGGGTTTAAAACTACTATGAAATTAGATAGTATAAAAGGTCTATTGTCTATTTCTATAGAAAATATTAATGATATTTATTATCTTGATACAATACCTATTTATTTAGATTCATTGATACGATTAACTCAAGATAAAAAAAGTACAAGTATTTCATTAAAAACAATCAATAGTTTGTGTTCTCGTGATGAACAAGTTGAACTTATTATTGAAGATATTGTTGCACCGTCCGAATTGGCATTTCCAGACCAAGAAACACCCATCATCAATGAAGAAGAAGAAGATGTAAATTTTGATGATTTTAGTGAATATATTCAAGGGGTTGAAGAATTAAAAGAAAAAAAGTTTAAGAGTGCAATTGACCTTATATATGGAGATGATGATGAAGAAGATGAAGATAATAGCGGTGAGCAAAGTGAAGAAGATAAAAATAGTAGAGGCGGACAGCCATCTACTTCTTCTGGAGAAACACTCGTTAACTTAAAGTTACCATCAAGTGATTCAGAAGATAACAATAGTAATAATAGTTTATCTAGTTTTGGTAATTCATTGCCATCTTCAGATTCAGCGCCATCTTTAGATTTAACAACGAATAAAAAGGATAAAGACGTTAGCATAGAGAGAGAAGAAGAAGAGGAAGAAGAGGAAGAAAAAAAAGAAGAACAAGAAGAGGAACAAGAAGAAGAACAAGAAGAGGAACAAGAAGAAGAAAAAAAGAAAGAGGAAGAAGAGGATAACGCGGAGCAAAATGAAGAAGAAGAAGAAGAAGAGGAACAAGAAGAAGAGGAAGAAGAGGAGGAAGAGGAAGAAAAGAATACTGTGAAGGATATTGTTGGAATGCGTTTAAGAAACCCTTCTCCCTTTGCATCAACAATGTTTGACCGAGAGCCAATTTTATTCTTAAAGGAAGACAAGGGTAAATTTAATAGATATTCGCGCAGTTGTTCTTCTTCTGCAAAGAAACAGCCTGTTTTAATTACGGAAGAAGAAATGGAGGAAATAAAAAAAGAAGAATATGAAAAAATAGTTAAGAAGTATGGCAAAAAAAAGTTTCAGTCATTTCCAAAAGAACAGCAAGATGAGATTATTAAAAATGAAAGTTTTTTAAGACCCGAAGATGTTATTAAATATGGCTCAAATCCTGATAATAAGTATTATTATGTGTGTCCAAGATACTGGTGTTTAAAAACGAATAAACCAATTGACCCATCAGAAATGATTGATGTAAAGGATAAAAAGGGGAACATAGTAAAAAGACATCCAACATGTGGGGGCATCATTCCAAGTGAGCAAAAGGAAATAAAAAATGATGGAAATTACGTATATGAGTTTTTTAATAGTAAAGAACACGGTTCACAAGAAGATTATAAAAAACATTATCCTGGATTTTTAGATGCATCTGTACACCCAGATGGGTTATGTGTGCCTTGCTGTTTTACCAAATGGAATACTCCATCACAGATTGCAAGAAGAAGAGAGTGTTCTCAGGATACATCCAATGAAGAAGAACAAAAGACTGCTTCCGAACTTCTCTCGCCACAACAACGAGAGAAGATTGTTGAAAAGGATAATTACGTAAAAGGTCCAGAAAAGTTTCCACTGGAACCAGGTCGTTGGGGATATATTCCAGTCAGTATTCAAGATTTTTTTCAAGAAGTTAGTTCAGCATGCCAGATAAGCAAAACAAATGCAAATATTAAACCAAACCATGTTTGTTTATTGCGACATGGTGTAGAATTTAGTCCAAAACAGTCGTTTATTGCTTGTATGGCAGATGTTAAGTTTTACGGTGATTCAGGTGTAATTCCTACTATAAAAGAGACAAAACAAATAATTATAAAGGCAATAAATATAGACGACTATATAACTTATCAGAATGGAAATAATGTAATCAGTTTTTCACTTGATGTATCTGATAAAGAAATAAATATAAAAAAATATAAAGAATCAAATATCTATAAAAAAATATATGGAAATAAAAAGGTTGAACCAAGTCAGGACCAATATTTCAAGAAATTAGTTGGTTCATTTGAAAATTTTATTGCCTACCTAGAAAACGATAATGAAGTAATAGATTATACTTATTTATGGGATATATTATGTAGACCAAATCCTTTACTATTTGCACAGGGAATTAATTTAATTATTATGGAGATTGTTAACAATGATATAACAAATAATATTGAATTAATATGCCCAACAAATCATTATTCTAACGAATTTTATAATTCATCCAAACAATCAATTATGATTGTCAAACAAGGAGATTTATACGAGCCTATTTATGCGTATGAAAATAAAGTTAAAAAAATTAAAGTAGTCAAAACATTTAGCGAGCATAGTTTAACACTTCAACCAAATATACGTGCAATACTCAAGAAAATAATAAAGCCAGCGCTTCACGATATATGTAGTCCACTTGCAAGTATGCCGAGTATATACAACTACAAGCAACCTATTTTATTACCAACACTTATTTCCATATTACATAAGAAAAAGTATACTATTGTAAAACAAGTTTTAAATTATCAAAGCAAAGTAATTGGGTTATATATATCAAAAGGAGACACACATGGATATGTACCATGTTATCCATCATCTATGGAACCAACCTATCCCAATTTTACCTTTATGAATGATCATAGTTTATATAATGCTTATTCCAATACTATTTCTTTCTTAACGACGCTTCACAAAGAAAGCAAAGGCGTTATCCCTGTTCAACCAGCGTTTAAAATAATAGAAGATGAACATGTTGTAGGAATATTAACGGAATCTAATCAATTTATTCAACTTTCTGAGCCGTTTCCCATATCCAATGTCAAGGACTCTATACCATCTATGAATGATAATAATTATATTGTCAATAAGAATGACGTGCCTTTAGTTTCCAGTGAATTTGCCATTGCTACTTCACAAACAAATGATACAGAACGCACTTCTTATATTAAGCGCATTCAATTAGAAACAAATTTCTATAATGTATTCAGAAATACTGTTAGAATTTTATTGAATGATTATGAGAATATTAGACTTAGAGAAACTATAGAAGAAGAACTTAATAAACCTTATGTATTATATTCAGCAAAACTGCAGACTATCATTAAATATTTAAAAAAATTAGTAAAGGATACTATTATATTTTCAAATGACTATGATTATCAATTAATTAATACAGTATCAACATGTATAGTTTTACCAAAGGAAAAATGCAATGAAAGACAACCAGTTTGTGCGTTCGTTAAAGGACAGAAATGCAAAATAATTATTCCAAAAAATAATCTATTGACAGAAAAAGACGATAATGAATTGCTATATTTTGGAAAAATGTCAGACGAACTGATTCGTTATAGTAGAATTAAGTCATTCTTGTTTCAACCGCAGACATATCTCTCATTCGGCGCATTGGGGTATAATTTAAGAGAGAACGAACTACTTATTATTCAGTCTTTATTAACAAAGGAGTACTTTGAAGACCTTATACCAGATACAAAAAATAAATATGCAAAATATAATACATTTGATACTGCTGAACCTGACTTCAAAATATCACAAGTTTATGATAATACTATTTTAATAGACGAGACATCTAAATTGTACGAAACTCAGGAAAGAACCAATTGTTTTCCTGTAGAAACTAAAATATCGTCCAAAGTATGGAAAGATGCATTTCCATCTACATTTAATGAATTATATTATGAAGATGATGCAAATTGTGGATTTTACTTGATAATAGATATTATAGAAAAAAAAACGGGTGAAAAACTGAAATTAAATGAAGTGAAAGCCGAATTACTGGAAGAATACAGTGTTTACCTTCCAAAATATGGAAATCAAATTATAGATATTTTAATACTGGAAGGGAAAAAAACACAGGGAATACGAGTGAAACAAGAAACTATTTCATTCCAACATTTTATTTATATGGATGATTATTTTATTACAAATTTAGATATATGGATGATGATGAATCGCTATAATATTCCTTCAATATTGTTATCTACAAGAGCATTGTTACTATCAAATAAAAAAAACAATGCATTTGTATTTCATGGAACAAGAGGAAGTGAATTTGTATTTATTTTTAGTCCGGCATTAAGAAATGAACATATACCAAAATATAGTATTATTTCATCAAAATCTAGTACTTCTCCCTTTTTCAAATTAGATGTCATTCAAAATAAAGATTCTTCGGAGGAACTAGAATATTCAGTAGAGAACATGGTTTCTATAGAAACGTTCTTAAAAACATTTTCTAAACAAAATTTACTCAAAAAGAGCACAAAAAAACTTACGACATTTATAATTCAGGATGAACCAGAAGAAAAAAATGAAGAAAAAAATGAAGAAGCAAATGAAGAAGGTGTTTTTAAACTTAAGTCTGCCGTTGCAGATACTGCAAAAAAACAAAAAACATTTGTTGTAGTTAAAAAACCAAAACAAAGAAAGGGTAAAATACAATTTCAAATAGAAGAATAAGTAAAAATATAAATACTCTATTCATATTTAATAAATAATATTATTCTCTGAATAGTCAGAATACTCAGACACCGTATCTTCATCATCGTCATTATTACCATCATAACTAATACTATCGTAGTCTTGTTCTTCATTGTTGTTATTTACCATAAAATATGTCGCACCTGGCTTATTTTCTTTATAAAAATGAATATGCGCTTCATTAAAAGAACGCACCATTATTTTCTTATTTTCTATTGTTTTCTTTATTGTTATATACTTTCTTCCAAAAAAAGGGTTATAAATTGCAAATGCTTTTAATTTCATCTTTAGAAGATAATTTGACCCGCACTGTTTATAGGTTCCATTTGTTGCATATAGACTACTATAATATAATTGTAAATAAGGTCTAAATATAGAGACCAATTTTTCTCTCGGAAATTCGCTATCAATATGTATATTTTTTAACAACGGTTTAAATTCTTTCAGCATTGAAGTTACTCCTGGATATAAAATGTGAAAATGTGAATTATAAACATAGTTTTTAATAGATGTATTAATAATAATTGTTTCATAGTTATTACGAAAATCGTACCTATCAAATCCAGATTTCATATATCCATAAAATAATTCAGGAACTGTATGATTGCGATGTTTTATAAAAAAATATATGTTATAAAGGTCTAATTCTGTAAATGGAATATTATTATATGGATTTTTGCATATAATTGGGTCCGGAACAAAAGAAGCAGTATTTGATAAATTGCTATGAATAATATTGGTAAGGTCTTTTATTGTAAATAAATATTTTACTTTATCCTGATAAAGTGTAAATATATTTGGGTCTTTTTCCGATAATTCATTCATACATAAATCATAGTTCACCTTTACTTGTGCCTTTTTAATCTTGTAAATATGCGCTAGTCTTGAAAATGCATAATATATTTTTTGCACCTTTGAGAATATATTCAGGATTTCTTCAATTTGGTCGGATGTATTAAATATATTAGAGATTACTATCTTTAAATGTTTAAATTTTTGTTGAACAATACTACGTATATTAGTATGATAGTTATCAATATCTGTTTCATTAATGATATAATAATATAGTAAAAACTGCACTTTGTTGTTAAAAATTTTGGGTATTTTCCATAATTCATTTTTTTGTTTATTATTTTCCAAGAATATTACTTTTTCACCTTTATAATATTTTTGAAGAATTGTAAAAAAAGCTGTCATACATAATTATATTAAATTTCTATTTAATATAAATTCTATTTAATATAAATTCTATTTAATATAAATTCTATTCTTCTATCTAAAAACCTGGGTTGTAATCATTATCTCCGCCCAAGTCACTTGATTTGATGCTTGATACATTGTTTTGTATGACCAAGTTATTATTACTGCAAGCATCATCAGAATCTTCCATTCCACCCATCAATTTTTCTATTGTTTCATCATCAGCTTCTTTTTCATAGAGAACAGTTTCCTCTAATTTCTTCATTTCTTCCAAATCTAACACTACTTGGAATGCATTTGTACCAAATAAACCTTCTTGACCACACATTACATTTGCGGATATTCCACGCATTGGGTCAAGTTCCGCATGCCTCGCAGCTTTCAAGAACATCTCGGGTGTTTCCTCAAAGGATGCCTTGGCAATAGGACCAATATTATCATTATTTATTCCGTGTCTGAAAATGGAAATTAGTTTATTCGTAAATGTCATTCTATCACACAACATGCACAAATGATGATAGTTAATATAGGTACCGTCAAATTCTATGACTTCTGCCAACTCATTGTAAATAGTTTGTCTGGCAGCTTCAATACCGAATACATTATATACTTCAATAATATCATTACTAAATGTTCTTTTAGAATCAATGTAATCAAGTGCTAATATATCCAACATATTTGTTCCGATGGTATCCAATACCCAAATATCTTGTTTCTTATACACTCCATTTGTTTCTACTACATTATCCTTGATTTTTCTTAAAATAACCTTATTAATTTTTTTAATACCGCGAATTACAATATTCTGCATTAATTGTTCTTGAAAATTCTTTAATAAGTAGATTTGGTCTGACTGGTCTAATGGATTTACCTTTGTTTTCTTTGAATTTGCCTTTGCACTTTGTTTCAAAATATTATTCATGCGAATTCTGAAAATAAGTTTATCTGCATTAAAGTCTGAATAAATACATGAAATTTCATCACCATAACTATTCTTTAATACAAAATGAATATCATCCATAGTAAGATTTTTTTCTAACATGACTTCCGGATTAATTTCCATTCTAATAATCCACTTGGATTTTTCATTGGTATCTTCAGAAATAGATGTTTCCATACACTCGTCAATCATAGTTTCAAATCTTCTATATTGCTCCATGGTTGTTTTATCCATATCAATCAATGTATTCAAGTCATCTGGGTCAAAACAAATTTCAATGGACTTGACAATTTCTTGTAACTTGGTATGCTCCAACATATACATGATACTTTGCGCTTTTTCTCTGTCCTTTTCATCCTCCTCTTTTAAAAAGACAGTTAAAGATGGATTTTTTGGTTCCGCAGACAACGATAATATTTCTTCAATTCGCGGCACACCACGAGTAACATTAGATTTTGATGCAACGCCAGCAAAATGAAAGGTATTCAAAGTCATTTGAGTGGTTGGTTCTCCAATACTTTGTGCAGCAATCATTCCAACCATTTCGCCTGGTGCAACAATAGATTGCTTGTAAGAAAGTGTAACTGTCTCTAGAAGAAGGGCCAATGATGCTCTATTAAAACGTTTAACAATAAGCAAATCCTTTGGTGATAAATAATAGTAATATAGTGTCTTGAATAATTCCGTTGGAACGGCGCATCGGATTTTTTCTAAATGTTCATAATTTTCTTCAATCATTTGAAATGCTTCCAATGGAGTAATATCTACAATAGAATTGTTGTTCATATTCTGTTGACCAATAATATTATTGATTATGTAGGAAAATGCAACTGGACAGTTGACAACACTATCTCCTTTATTTTTGAAAACATTTTTAATAATTCTATCACGATTCTGTATCATCAAATCAGTGTACATCTTGCACTTTTCTTGGTTTTCTTTATTCTGCTTTTTAAGCCGACTCATTGTATTCTTCAAAAAGAACTGAGACAATAGTTTCATTTTACCTGCCTCGTCTGGTATGTTATAATGAGCATAAATATCCTGGATACTCATTGAAACTAGTGGCATCATTTGGTTTTCTACTTTGATGGGATCAATATTATCATCGCCATACGTAAATTCAACAATTTTTCCTTTATTGGTACGAACTGTCATGTCATAAGATACCATCAAATCTTCCAAACCTTTAATAAGACGTCGTTGAATATAACCAGTAGAACTAGTTTTTACAGCTGTATCAATAAGACCAATGCGACCACCCATGGCGTGAAAGAATAGTTCTTGAGGTGATAGTCCATTAATATAAGAACTCTCAACAAAACCGCGAGCACTTGGTGTATCATCATATTTTGTAAAATGTGGAAGAGTTCTATGGTCAAAACCATAAGGAATACGTTTGCCGTCCACGTTTTGTTGACCGAGGCAAGAAATCATAAAGGAAATATTCAAGTCACTGCCTTTTGAACCTGCATTCACCATGGTAACGAATCTATTATCCTTATTCAAACTTTTTAGACCAATTTTTCCAGATTCTGAAGTGGCTTGATTTAAAATATTGTTCACTTGTGTTTCAAATTCTTCTTCATTTGTCTTACCTGTATTATTTTCAAATACACCAATCTGTGTTTGGTCTATTAGATTTTTCACATCATTCTTTTTTTTATCAATGACTGAAATAATTTCTTGGTTTGTTTTATCATCAGAAAGTAAGTCGCTTATACCTACACTAAAAGAGCTCGTTTTCAAATACTCTGTAATAATATTCTGTAAATCATCAATAAAATTGGCAGAGGCCATATTACCATAATCATTGCAAACTCGGTGTATTAGACCTTTGGTTCCTGCCCCCAATACACTCTTCTCCATTTGTCCACGAATGTATTTTCCATTGTGTATTTCCAATACATTGTTAGAGTCGTGTGGATTTTCACTATCATTAAACAATTTTGTTTTGTACTTTAACGAGATAGGAGGTAGAATTTGAGATAAAATCTCAAAATTACTAATCATACCACCATCTTGTTTATTAATAAACAGTTCTTCGTTAACGCGTGGAAACATCATAAGTAAATTCATTGCTTCTCGTGGTTTAAAATGTATATTTTCTCGTGTAAAACGATAACATCCAAGCATAGAATCCTGAAAGATACCAATAATAGAAGAGTTATTTGCAGGACTAATAATTTGATAAGGTACAGCTGCAAGATTCAACAGTTCAGCATCTGACTCGGCGTCCTGTGGCATATGAAGGTTCATCTCATCACCATCAAAGTCGGCATTGTATGGTTTTGTTACTGCAACATTCATTCGGAATGTGTCACCAATCTTCATAACCTTTGCAATGTGACACATCATACTCATTCTATGAAGCGTGGGTTGACGGTTGAATAAAATGGGGTCACCATCCATCATGTGACGATGAACAATGTCGCCATTTTCTAAAACAATAGATTTTTTATCAATATATCTTAAAGTAATAGAATCACCATTTTTCTTTTCCAAAATTTTAGCTCCGGGCCATATCTCTGGGCCGTTCTGAACAAGCTTGGTTAGAAATGCACGATTTACGTTATTTACAACCACTGGTTTGGTAATATTTTTTGCAATTTTCATTGGTATACCTAATTCACGAATGGAAATATTTGGGTCAGCAGTAATCACCGAACGAGCACTAAAATCCACACGTTTTGCCATGAGATTTCCTCTCATTCTGCCACCCTTTCCATTTAATCTATCCTTGATAGATTTTAAAGGACGCCCAGAACGCTGTGCAACTGAAGCTACACCAGGAATTTTATTATCTACTTGTGTTGCAACATAATATTGCAAAACGGTTGTCCAGTCTTCAATAATATTGGCAGCAGCATTATTTTGAATCTTTTCTTGTAATGTTTTATTTGTTTTTATAATATTCACCAAAATATGACTGAGGTCATCTTCACTACGCTGTTGTGCATCGTGTTTCACAGATGGGCGAACTGCTGGTGGTGGCACAGCCATTACTTGACAAATCATCCAATCGGGACGCGCCCAAATTGGACTAAATCCCATAAAAGATACATCTTCATCTGATATTCTTTTAAATATTTTCAACACAATCTCAGGTATTAATTTAATAACAATATTTTGATTTTGACCTTGGCCTTGGCCTTGTTCATCTGAAGTTGATGATGATGCGTCGTTTTTCCATTCAGCGTAAATAGTCGCAAGGCCTTCTTTTCTAATTTTATTGGGCTGTAAACAACCACAACCGTCTTCAATATCTTCACCACATCGCTTAATCTTGCTTGCAATGGAAAATACATATTTCCATCTAGCATCTCCAGTGAGTTTTAACGCTTGCTTATATTTTTCTTTACTTATCAAGAGTTTGCTACACTTGAAACATGCACAACGCAATATTTTTAGAATGGTGCTTAAATACTGAATATAAAATACTGGCTTTGCTAGTTCAATATGTCCAAAATATCCAGGAGTTTGCATGTAATCTAACCCATCTGTTGGACAAATGAGTCCAGGTTCTAGAACACCCATTCTTGGGTCAAACAGCCCTCCTATAATTGGTTTATTGTTAACATAAGTGTCTCTGGTAGTAATTTCCGCAACAGACCCCTTGCGGATTTCTTCTGGAGATAAAATACTAAACTGAATCCCAATAATTTTAGAGGGATTCATATTAGTTGGCTTTGTACCTTTTGACATCTTCCTTATATTAACCAAATAATATTTAGATTGTTTATAATCAATTTTATTTAATTAAACATAAATCTTCGTCTAATTTTTGTATAAATATAGTTTCAGTATTACACAGAATTTTTCACGGTTACTAAAACTTATTACAATGAGATATAAGATATTACTTATAACTTTATAATTGGAAAGGTAATAAAGGATAATATGAGATTATATCCATATTATTATGAAGTTATCAAAGTTATCAAAGTTATCAAATTTATATATATTTACAATATTGGTTTCCAAATGTAATGCATCATTGCTACCTGCAAAAAAAATATCTAGAGATTGTAGACATTTTATTGGAGATACTATGGAGTGTGGAAAATTCGGTGTTGCGAATTTAGTAACTGGAAAAATAACATATGATTCTGCTCGGTCAGCAAGGGAAAATGAGAAAATATGCGGACAAGATACAACCCATTTTGAAGAGAAATATTTTAAAATAATTACAGTTCCTTATTATTTTTTTAAAGATAATGTATCACTCATTATACCAACTGGATTAATAATATCATCAACATATTTTTATTTATATACACTATTTCACACCTTCCCATAAATAAAATATAATATATATTATTCATTTTATGAGTATTTATTATATTATAGTATTCCCATTTATAATATAATAAAAATTGATTTGAATATAAAATAATAAATAAAATATAACGTAAGAATAAGAATGACACGCGATAACCAAAATAAGATTAGCAAGAAGGAACTAGTGAAGAAGAGCAAGAAGCGTGATGAGGTAGTTAGACGTAAGAAATCTAACGAACAATCAGACGATGACAGCCAAGAATACATTTCTTCGGATGATGATGAAGAAGAAATGGATATGGTAGAATATCGCAAGCTTCTTGGTAAACTATTTCCTTCAAAGCATATGGATAAAAAGATAAGCGCTGATAAAAATATTCAGAAACTAATTAAGAAAATGCAAGAAGATGAGGATGAGGAAGAAGAAGCTGAAATAAAGAGTTCTAAGAAAAATAAGGCTTCTAAAAAGAAGGTTTCAAAACGTATTGTAGAAGAAAGTGAAGAAGAAAGTGAAGAGGAAGAAGAAGAGGGTGAAGAAGAACCTGGTGCTGGTAAATTTAATATTATCTTTACTATTGGTCAACCTGGAAATGATGAAGACGAATGGGAGGATGAGGAGGATAGTGAATGGGAAGATGATGAAGATACAGAGGATGAAGATGAAAGTGTTTCGTCGGACGAAGATTCTGATGAGGATGATGCTGAGGAAGAAGATGATGAGGAAGAAGAGGAGGAGGAAGATGAGCCAAAGAATAAAAAAATTAGCAAGAAAAATAAAAAGGTGCATGAAGTAGGGAAAAAGAAGAAAGGAAAGAAAGAAAAACTTGAAAAAGTGGAAGAAGGAGAAGAAGGAGAAGATGAAGAAGGACAAGAAGAGAGTAAAGATGAAGAAGAACCAGAGGAAGAAGATGATGCTGCTGTTCTGCAACACTTGAAAGAGCTTCAAGGAAAGAAGAAGAGCAAGGCTATTGCGGAATGCATTAAGGTTTGTGAAGATAAAATTAAAGCAAAAACAAAGAAGGTGGAAAAAAAGATGAAGAAACAAAAGGCCAAGAATGGTCGCATCTTCAAGAAGATTATTCGTGATAAAAATACCATGAATGATTTTGCTTTCTTTGAAAAGTTGGACCATACTGAACAAGTTAAAATTATCAAAGAAGTACGAGAAGTCAATAAAATTACAAGAGTAGAAAAGCCTTATAGAATTACTCTGCTTGAATCTAGTATTCCAGCTCATTTCAAGGCAGCCGCTATGAAAAAGATTAGCTCATTGCGATATATGGAGCCTGGAAGCGGTGAGTTTTACAAAATTAAGAGCTGGGTTGATACATTCATGCGAATTCCGTTTAATAAGGTTGAAACGCTTCCAGTAAATATCTCAGACGGTATTGAAGCATGTCATGAATTTATGGCAAATGCTCAGGCAACTCTTGACGCAGCAGTCTATGGATTGAATGATGCAAAAATGCAAATCATGCAAATGCTCGGCCAACTAGTTACTAATCCAACCGCAATTGGTTCTGCCATTGCAATTAAAGGACCCATGGGTACTGGAAAGACCACATTGGTAAAGGAAGGTATTAGCAAAATCTTGAATAGACCCTTTGCATTTATTGCCCTCGGAGGTGCAACCGATAGTAGCTTTTTGGAAGGTCATTCTTATACATATGAAGGTAGTGTTTGGGGGAAAATTGTGCAAATTCTAATTGATAGCAAATGCATGAACCCAGTGATTTATTTTGACGAATTGGATAAGATTAGCGATACTCCCAAGGGTGAAGAGATTGCTGGAATTCTGACACATTTGACAGATACGTCGCAAAATAGTCAATTCCATGATAAATATTTTGCAGAGATTGACTTTGATTTGAGTAAGTGTTTGTTTATCTTCAGCTACAATGATGAGTCCAAGGTAAACCCAATTCTGCGCGATCGTATGTACAGAATTCAAACCAAGGGTTATGATAAGAAACAAAAGACAACAATTTCATGCGATTATTTACTACCTAAGATTCGCGAGCAGATTAAATTTCAAGAAGAAGATATTATTATTCCAACAGAGTCATTGCACTACATTATTGAGACACATTGCGAAACAGAAGATGGTGTTCGCAACTTGAAGCGTTGCTTAGAAATTATTTATACCAAGTTGAACTTGTATAGATTGATGAAGCCTGGTTCCAATCTATTTGAAGGTGAAATGTCTTTGACTGTATCGTTTCCGTTTACAGTAACAAAGGAGGTTGTAGATAAGTTAATTAAGAAAGAGAATGATATTAATATGTCTTTGAGGAGTATGTACGTTTAAAACCACTTTTCCGAAGTAGTTAGAACAAAATCCGGTTATAAAAATTTTTTTATTTTTGCTTCACTTTTGGAAAAAGTGAATTAAAACAATATAAAGTGTTTATGATAAGATATATATCTATCTTATGATGAACGACGATGCGTGCAGTACATTGGTTTCTATGAAGACCGCTCTTAGCAATTTTGAAAATTTTTTTCTCATAGAATGTGAAGACACAAATAATATTATTTGTCATATTCGTGCATTACAAGATGCTATTGATGCCAAGTTGAAGTCTGATTGCAACCATGAATATACTGAAGATATGATAGATATTTCACCGGAGAAGAGTGAAAAGATTACCTATTGCGAAAAGTGTTTCAGTTGTTTTTCTGGCAAGAACAAGAACCATGAAACGTAAAGTATTTTATTTTTGTTATTTTGTTAATTTTTTATTCAACGCATGTTTTTTCAAAATATCCTTGTTCATTTGTGCAATAAATGCATTTTTGTATTTTAGTGTTTGATTTGTATATAACTTTGCAATCATGTTCTCTGGGTGCAATGTCTCACAAATTAGATTGTTAACATTGATAATACTATGTTTTTCCATAACAATATTATATAATACTTGTCCACAATAGTCTACAGTGTTAACATTTGCAAATTTATTAATAAAACGACGAGCTTCAATCATATTACCGTTGCAATAGACTTTATGATCTTTACTCATAACTGTTTTTTTGCTTGGAACACCTAGTCCAAATGCGTCTTGTTCAAAACAAACAAGATATTCATCTAGTGTGGTTGTTTTTGTAATAGCAAGAATCTTTTCTTCACGGATGGTGTGTACTTCAGGGTCTATTTCGCTAATTGCAATAATGCCTTGGTCTGTTAGAATAGGGGTATCACCTAAAAAACAAATGGCTGAAATAGGATTCGGAACTGGATTTGGTTCTGGACTATACGCGCACGTGGATGAATTTATGGTAAGTGTTCCAGCTCCAGAACGTGTAAATGTTGCAGCACCTTGAGAATAAATATGTCCAGTAAAAGATATATCAGGTGCGGCGTCGCTTGTAGTTGTAAAATCCGCATCCGTTATAATTATTCCTGGAACACTTGAGTCTGTTGCGGTAAATCCACCATCTTTAACAAGCCAAAAAATATTGCAAGGCTTTGCTTCAGGTCCTGAACTTCCATCAGGTTTTAGTTTAAATATAGTACTTGTGAATGTTAATGCGTCTGTCGCGCTTACTCCGGAACTAGCTATAAAAAATTGCGCATTGCTATCCCCAGCAGCATCAAATGTTATAGTTTGACCTGTAAACGCAATATTAGCTCCTGCAGTACCTAAATAATTAACTCCTGGAGAAATGGTTAAATCACCACCACCAGTACCAATATTTATTCTTGGTAAAGTATCTGTTACTCCTATTATTTCTATTATCAAATTACTTAATTGAGATAGTGCAGATGTTGAAATTGTGTCATTAAATCCCGATGGATAACCCACTCCATTTAAAGATGTGTAGTCACCACTTGAACCGTAATAATATCCGTTATCTACGTCAATTACACCCGTAGAATTTAGAGCACCACTTGCCAAAACTCCAAACTGAGATAAGTTTGAATAGGCAGAACTTGTTAAATCAATATAGCTCATAATTATACTATACAATATTATTATATTATTATTTTTTCATAAAAATAATAATCTACTAAATACTCTACTATTTATTTAATACTCAGAATAAGGAACATTGTTTCCGCCGCGGTTAATCAAATAGTTATATTGGTCTACTGTCATGCATGCACATCCTGTTGAATTACTAAAAGAATTTGGGCAACATTCTGGCTTAAATGGGGTATTGGCAAACATTAGCAACTCACCCTCTGGTAATGGTATTGGTTGTGCTTGTCTATTCAAAATTTCTTGGACACCAGGTCCACCACTTGTTCCCTTTTTATAAGAAAGGTCGGGTGAGAACCACGATGATGTATTTGGTGGGTCATCGGCCGTTACGCTAAATTTTGATGATTCACCATTATTGATATTTGCAGGAGTAAATCCTTCCTTATGGTTAATACCAATCATAGGAATATCTTGCTTGTTTGTTTCATAATTCAATGTTTTTTTATTTAATAGTTCATTGTATGCATTACTCATATTATTAATTGCCTCCTTAGCATTCACTGTTGAGCAGGAACACAAAACATGACCCCACATAATCCAAAATAATATAACAACAAGTATTAGTATTTCAACCCTACATTTCATGCCAAATGCTGATATTTCCATATTATACATATTTCATAGATAATAATTTTTTACGATACTTATCTAAAAGTAGTTCTATATTTGAATTATAATGAAAGAATTTGATTCCCTGCACATAAAATATTTCTTCTTGCGTTATTAAATGAAATAATTTTTTTTCGGTGTTTATTTCTTTTTGTGATTCTTTCTGCAATTTCTCTGGTTCTTTTTCTTGAGTCGGTTGTTTCTGTTTATAAAAGATTTCTTCTAAATTTTTATCACATATATGTAAATTTACATCTCCATCAAACTTACACCCATTTCCTAAATCAAAATGAAATAAATTATTAGTTTTTTTACAATTATCTATTTCTACGACTCCAATTACTTGTATACTATTCTCCAATATATCTCCTACTTGAATATCTTTTATAAAAACTGTGGAGCCGTCATTCATAAATAATCTTGTAGAACCGCAAAATCCACTATCAAATAAAGTATGCATATCATATACTTTAAACTCACTATTCAGGCCACATAATTCATATTTTGCTCTTTCGTCTATTTCGTCCCAGTCTAAATATTCCATATTGTCAATCTGTATTTTTTTTGAACTTGTATTTATACAATATAAATAAGGACTAGTATAGTGATTTATGAAAATTGTATCGGGATGCTTACAAACCGGAATCCAAGAACCATTATATAATACTTTGTGTTCTGGTGTAACTAGAGTTCCTTTCAATACACATATTTCATCTTGTTTATTTGCGTTTAATTTCATTTTTGCAGTGACAGTATTATTACCATCTAATATATCCCCTACTTCTATATCTGATATTTTTTTATACGTTCCATCCTTCATAAGAAGCTGTGTATTTGGGTCAAAACAAACATTTGGTGTTGCAGGAACGCCTGGTATGGATAAGTTTGTTTGAATATGAAGAACATCCACCATAAATGCAATAATAATCGCCAATGGAATGGATATAGAAATAAATATAGCCGTCATAGAAGCTGCAACTGGCCAAGTAAAAGGCACGATCCACATAGAGACAATAAGTGCCGCCAGAACAATTAATATAATAACAATAAATTGAACAATTGCACCAAGCATTGCTTTCAACGCATAATAAGTACCTAAGCTGGTATATAATCCAGCTGTTAAGATGCCTTTTACTTTTTCCATGGAATCCTTGAAAGAAATGAGAATCTGTTGAATGGGTACCATAATATTTGCTAGTCTACCCATAATTTCGGTAGCAATATTGGTTGCACTTGACCTTATAGAGGACAACATAATGCGAATATTCTGAATAGTCGCGGCAATTGCCTGGAATACTTCAGTAACAGCCATTGTCATATAGGTGATTGGTTGAACTGCCTCACCTGTAACACCAACTAAGATATTTTGCATACAATTTTGAAAATTTTGTCCAGTAAATTCTACAATCGTCATATTGGGGGGTTTGTTAATGAGTCCAGCAAAGGGTATAACTTGTGGTTTACATCTCTGATTTGGCCAGTCGTCCTTAATAGGCTGTATATTTCGCATTACCATAATATAAGAAACCGCCACAAATAAGAGTATACACAAAATAATAAGCATGCATACAGAACCACCATATTGGTCAAAATAAGTCAATTTATCATACATACCTTTTATAGTTTTTGAGCTTTCTGAAATAGTATTCATATATAGTAACTATATATATATGAATAATAATTTCTCTCCATTACAATACTATTACATTTTAATGACATCGTCTTCCCAATCCCAAAATAAATAGTTTTCAATTTGAATTTTATGGTCATCTGTAATAAAAGAACAAAACCATGGTGCACATTCTTCTGTTTTAATAGCATCTGGATGATTCTTTACTTCTATAAATTTATTTTCTTTTTCATAAAAAATCATATGTGTTCCAGTAACAAGAATTTCTTGTCCATTTTCGGTAATTAATTTATAATATACTTCATAGAATTTATTATCTACTTTCATGATAACATCAATTCTGCTATTATTCTCCAAACAATCTCCTAAATTCAATTCGCTCATTTTTATACTTTTTCCATTGGATAATTTAACACGAGTATCAGGGTGAAAACACATTCCTCCCAATGCTTTCACCATTTGTCCGGGTGGTCCGTTCCATGTACTTTGCATTGTTTTTACACTGCCATCTATCATATACATAAGAGTTACCATAATTCCGATTATTTTTCCCACTAAATCTTTAATTCCAATTGTTATTTTTTGAAATTCAATGATTAAATTCAAGAAGACACCAAATATATTTTGAAAAACGCTCGTAACCATGGACCTCATACTACTTATCATGGTTCGCATTAAATTTAGTGAATCTGTAAATTCACCTCCCATGGAAGATAGAACATTCAAGATATAATTAATGGGTTGCAATAAGTATCCCATAAAATTTGTTTGCATAGATTGAATACAAAATGTAAAATCTTTTTGTATATTATCTGATAATGGCATAAATATCGGGTTGCATCTATATTTTGGCCAATCCTTTTTAATTTCAGATATTGCACTAAAATAAAACATGATGAATATTTGTGCAATAAATCCAATTTGTACATAGATAAAATTAAACCAATCAAGTCCCTTGGGCATAACTTATATTATTGTGATATAATTATTGCAATATTGTAATTTATTATGCTTCTATTAAAATATTTTAATTTAAATATTTTCTACTTAAATATTTTATACTTAAATATTAATATCTATGACTACAATCGTTACGGCTTTTCTATTTACAAACAATCAAAATAAGGGTCTTCACAGAAACATAGATTCATATATGGAACATGGTAAAAAACTATTATTATCAGACAAAAATATGGTTATTTTTATGGAAGAAGATATATATAATCAGTACTACAAGGATATTCAATTTGATGAAAATAAGAGATTTTATTTTATTAAAAGAGAAAACCTTTATCTATATGATTATTATGAACAACTTGAAAATTTTAATATTATAACAGACAATCCAGGAAAGGATACAATTGATTTTATTTTTGTACAATGCCACAAAACAGAATGGGTTAAAGAAGCGATTGAAAAGAATCCATTTAATAGTGAACAATTTGTCTGGGTTGACTTTTGTATTTATCACGTTATCCGCAATGATGAAATCTTTTATTCTTGTATTAATGAAATAACTGAGAAAAAACACGAGAATTGTATTAGAATTGCGACAGGTATTGCTAATGCAGGTATTGATATTTATAGACAAATTAAATGGTCATTTTTAGGAGGAATATTTGGCGGGGATAAAGATACATTATTATTTTTTGCTGAAAAAATGAAAGAAAAATGTATTTCTATTATTACTACACATAAAACTATTATGTGGGAAATAAATATTTGGTATCTACTTCACGAAGACAATCCAACTTTATTTTCAGGTTATATAGCTGGTCACAACGCGAGTATGATGCAACTATATTAGTTTCTTATTTCTTATTTTTTCTGCGAGATTTACCACCACTTAAACAAGGCCATCTAAGGAGTGTAGCTCCTCCGTATTTTTTTCGGTGAGTTACTTTTCTTTTGCTTCGTTTCATTTTGTTACTTTTAATTTTGTTGTGCTTTGTTTTTCTTTTTCCACCCTTTGGAATAGGAACTAATGTTACTTTACTATCAAGTGCACTTTGTGCCTGATTATTTAATGTTATTTTTGAAGTATTCGTTATTTGAGAACCTAAACCTTGTGATGTGCCTCCTGCAGGATCATGCAATCCATTCATTGGAACGGGTGGTACTTGTACCATATTTGTGGCACCTCCTTTTTTAGTGCGTCTTTGCCCTCCTTGCACTTTACCTAGCTTTGCTAGATTTTCATTATTTTGTTGCATAGATAACATAGCTGATTCACGCGGAGTTGCCGCAATTGTACCAGTTGCTTTAAATGGTGTTAAACCTGTCATATAAATTATATAAATATAATAAATAATAATAATAGTTTAAAAATAATAAAAATCTAATAGTATATTGACAGAATGGACCCAAACGCAAGACTTCAATTACAGAAAATGGTAAAAGCTAATAATGTAGAGGACCAGACAGAATTAATACGTGAGCTTAAACACAGTTATTTATTACAGGATGATATAAATAATTTGATAAAAATTAAAGCATCGCATAAAGGTGACACTGAAAAGATACATAAGCAGGGAATGGAAGAATGTTCTTTTCTATTTACTTACTACACAGATATTTATAATAAAGTGAGAAAGGATGAGATAAATTTATCTATTTTAAACAGATTTTTGAATGTATTGAGACAAATAGAAGATGGGCTTATTGACCAACATGACGGTTCTTATATGGTTGGGCAATTGTTAAAAGAGTTGTATGTAGATAGTGCATTAAAAAAAGCAGGAAAATTAGATGAACAATATAAAAAAGAAAAAGTTGAAGAAAAAAAATTGGGTATAAATATATCATGGAAGCAGTTCAAAAATGCATAAAATACATTAAATATATATAATATTAGTAATATAATATATCTTTATTTTTTTGAATAATCTATTTGGTAAAAATAAAATCCATTTTTTGTTGCATCTTCTTTACTCATTCTTTGTTCGCTTATTTTAAGTTTACTCTTATTACTTTTATATTTTTCTTTGTCACTGTCTAGCAAAATTTTATATTCTGGTTTATTAAATAATGCAGATAATACAATTTCTTCGGGAAAAACTGAAAAAAATGGCCATCCAAGTTCCACCATTTCGTAATATTCTTTAACTATATTTTTAATAACAGTAGAAGCAAAATTTAGACCAAATACAATAGTTTCAATATAATAAGTATCAAAATGCATAGCTACCCCCGTTACTTCATTTAGTAATTGTACTGTTTTATCAAATGCCATTACTTTATAGTTATTGTCTTCATTTATGGATGAGATTAATGTATCCTGTTCATATAGAATATCAAATAAAGGTTGTGGATTATTTGCTGCAATACAAACTGCGTCAACCCAAATAATCTTATCAAACCCTTTTTTATGAGCTTCTAACATCGTAAATATCTTAAAACAATATGGAACACCTGCATATTTTATCTCCACACCTGAAGGGTTTGGAAATCCACCAGTGATTAAATATACATAACCGTTGTATCCATTTTCAATAAGTGAACTCACTATTTTTTTCTGCGCCAAATGTCTACTATTATCTGTTTCGTTGCCTCTTTGATTTTGTGTTAATGCCGTACAAGAAACGATACAGTTTTTTCCATTTCCCCCGTTTCCAATTTTATATAAATTTTTAGTTGGTAATAAATTATTAGATACATCAATTATTTTTTGTTTAAATCCCCTACTTATTCTTCTTTGAAATTCGGATAAATCTATAAATCTATTATCGTGTGAATATAAAGACTCTACGATAGAATCTACATTTTTTTTCTCAAGTTCTTCTTGTATTTTTTGATATTCTTCAATTGAATACTCTTCTTTATCTTCAATATTAATAATAAATGGATTCTGTGTTATATTATTTGAAGATAATATGGGGTATTTTGAAAACATTCAATTAATATAAAAAATTGTTATATATGTTTATATTATTTTTCCGTAAAGAATATTTTTTAAACCAACGTAATTAGGCGCATTGATAAACTATTTAGATATAATTTATAATAGTAATTATATCTAAATAAATGTCAAACACACTAGTCATTGTTGAGTCGCCTGCCAAATGTAAAAAAATAGAATCATATCTGGGTCCTGGTTATAAGTGCATTGCTAGTTTTGGACACATACGACAACTATCTTCTTTGAAAAATATAGATATTCATAACAATTTTCAACCCACTTTTGAATTGATTGACGACAAGAAAAAAATAATGCATGTTGATTTTTTAAGAAAAGAAATTGCATTATCAGAGGATATTATTTTAGCTACTGATGATGACAGAGAAGGTGAAGCAATTGCATGGCATATTTGTGATTTATTTGGGCTTCCTATAGACTCAACAAAACGAATTGTTTTCCATGAAATAACAGAGAATGCAATACAGTCTGCAGTGCGATATCCAAGAAAAATTGATATGAACAAGGTTCATTCACAACAAGCAAGACAAATATTAGATTTGCTTGTCGGATTTACAGTTACACCTATGTTATGGAAATATATCTCTCAAACATCGGAACATAGTTTAAGTTCTGGTAGGTGTCAAACTCCAGCATTGCGCATAATTTATGATAACCAGGTAGAGATAAATAATGCACCTCAGCAAAAGGTATATAATACTATAGGTTATTTTACAACAAAATGCATACCATTTGAATTAAATAAACAGTTTGAAAATGAGATTGAAGTAACTGAATTCTTAGAAGAAAGTGCAAATTTTCAACATATATATACACGAAGCTCTGTTGAATGTGTACTAAAACAACCGCCCGAACCATTAACAACATCGCGAATACAACAAGTTGCTAGTAATGAAATGCATATATCACCTAAGGAAACAATGAAACTATGTCAAACATTATACGAAGCAGGATATATTACTTATATGAGAACAGATAGTAAAAAATATAGTGATGAATTCATAGAAACCGCAAAAAAATATATTACTCAACAGTATAATCACGATAAATACATTCATCCATATGTACACTTGTTATCTAATAAAGAAGCCAATAATATAGAGGAAAAAAAGGAAAAAAAGGAAATAAAGAAAAAAAATAATTTGGTTAGTCAAAATGCTCATGAAGCAATACGTCCCACTAATATTATAATGAAAACTATACCGGATAATATGAAACCAAGAGAGAAAAGATTATACCAAATTATTTGGCAAACAACAATAGAAAGTTGCATGGCACCAGCTGAATATCTTACATTTAAAAATAAAATTTCAACTTATATAAATAATGTTTACTATTCTTCTTCAAGCGAACTGCCTCATTTCTTAGGATGGAAGATTATTAATCATAAAAATAATTCAGAAAAGGAAAAAGAATATCATTATTTTCAACAACTTAAGTCTAATCGCGACGTTGAATATGTAAAGATAATATCAAAATGCATTTTAAAGAATCAGAAACAACATTATACAGAAGCAAAACTAGTTCAGCTATTAGAAGAATATGGAATTGGTAGACCTTCTACTTTTTCTTCATTGGTAGAAAAAGTACAAGAACGGGGTTATGTAAAAAAACAAGATATTGAAGGAAAATCAATCGCGTGTCTAGATTTTGAGTTAGACGAAGACACTATTACAAAAATAAATATAGTAAAAGATTTTGGAGCTGAAAAAAATAAACTAGTTATACAACCTCTTGGTATATTGGCGATTGAGTTTCTGAACACACATTTTGACTCTATTTTTAATTATGATTATACAAAAAATATGGAGAATGAATTGGATAAAGTTTGCAAAGATGAAGTAATATGGCATGAAGTTTGTCGTACATGTTTTTATGAAGTAAATCAACTATGCCAAACATTACAAGAGGGACAGCATGAGAAATATAGTGTCAAAATTGATAATGCGCATACTTATATGATGGGCAAATATGGACCAGTTATAAAGTATGTTGGCATGGATTCTAATAACACTAATAAGAATATTGTAACATTTTTACCGGCAAAGACTGATGGGGTTGACTTAAAAAAGTTAGAACAGGGATTATATACTGTGGATGAATTAATTTTGGAAAAAAGTATAAATCAAGTAGAATTGGGTCAATATAGGGGATTTCCTTTGCTATTAAAAAAAGGAAAATATGGATTATATGCTACGTGGGGAAATAATTCAAAATCGCTTCAAACCTTAGGTAATAGACCGCTCGTTAATATTACATTGGAGGAAGTACTAGATATTATAGAAACTTCATCTTCAACTAGTGTCATTTCAGCTCCTGGAATTATTCGCATTATATCCAATGATATTAGTATTAGACAAGGTAAATATGGTGATTATATTTTCTATAAAACAAAAAAAATGACAAAACCACTATTTCTAAAATTAGATGGATTTAAAGAAGACTATAAAATATGTAATAAAGAATGTTTTATTAGCTGGTTTTCAAAGGAACACATTGCTCTATGAATACTCGCCTGGAACCATAAGATTTGAAATTTTTCTATTTTGCTGAGGTCTAAATATTACAAATTCTAACATAATAGAATAATCAAACTTGTTAAATTGAACTAATAAACCATTATGATAACGTATTTTAATTTTTAATTTACTTATTCTCTCTGCAGGTGGGTTATAAACCTTCATAGGAGATGCATCATTATCAAACCACTGAGCAACAGGTGTTGTAGTTACAGCGATTTTTGCGAATGCAGATTTTACTACAGCTGCAGTTCCATTTGTAGTGGTTGTGAAATTATTTACAGCATACGGTAATGTTTCATCAATACTATTCATTCCATCAATTTCAATATAAAAATAGGCATACCCCATTAAGTTTATTTTATATGGTGCTTCCAAATAATACACTGGAATACTTGAACTTGTTCCAAGGTAAGCTTCGTCTGGCAAAAGCCAAAATCCATTATCACCAGGGGAAACATTTCCATAAAAGAATCTTGGATATGAACCATTAATAGAAGGCGTTGTTGTACCCGGACATCTTGTAAATCCTAAATACGCAGGTAATCCCCAATTTGTAAAACATGGATACTGTTGTCTAAAACAAATAGCATTCGTTAAAACAGAATTTAAATAGACGGATGAATCATTTGAAATAATAAAATCTGAACTTTTATTGCCAAACCACAACTTTTGACCGACTTCATTATATACTACAACAAATTGATTGTATCCAGTTTTAGAAAACTCTTCTACTAAATCGGGATGATTTTTTTGAAGATAATTTTGAACAATAATAGATACTGTATTGTTCATTCTATTTGTTAACTCTGTAGCAATTTGAAATGGATTATAAAATCCTTCTCCAATAATAGAAATAAAAGGATTGCCTATATATGCGAATAATGCATCCGAAACTGCTATCATGAGTGGGTCTGTTATATAATAATCAGTAGGATTGTATGGTTTTGTTATTTCAAATACAATAGAAATATTATTTTGTTCCAATGAAAATACATTATAATTTGCTGGAAATGTCCAGCTATCTAATCTTACTGCTTGTACATTGCAATAATCTTGCGGTAATTCTATCTCAAATTCAGATGAATTTGGATACTTTAGTATATTTCTATCCTCTGAATGAATTGATACAAATTGTCTATCATACATGTATTCATTTGCATTGGGTATTAATGGATGATTTGTTGAAGTATTAAATCTACTCATTTATAATATGTATATAATGTATAATAATATTTTTTTAACTATTGTTTCATTTAATTAAATAGTATTATTTAATTAAACAATAAGTAGATTTTATAAAATATAATTTAGATATAGAATATAAATTTATATAAATTTAAAGTATGCCAGATAGCACAGTCTTTGTTCTAGTAACAGATAAAAAATATTTTAATAAAGCCATCGTAACAATACAGGATTTAAAATATGTTGGAAAATGGAATGGTGATATTGTATTAATTACAATTGATTTTTATTTAGATATATCATTTAAAACAGAATTTAACATTATTGAGATGAAATTTCCTGAAATAGATAAAACAAATCTACTTGAAAAGATAGGACCGCAAGGATTTTCAAACAGCGATAAGAGAGAAATTCATAAATTAAATCAATGGGAAAAATTACACGTATTTGATGATGTATTTATGAAATGGGACCGCGTTGTATTTTTAGATGCAGGATTGCGTGTATTAGATAATGTTTCCTACTTATTGGAATTAAATTACAAAAACAAAATTTTAGCACCAAATGATGCAGCGCCTAATTTTGAACCAAATAAAATTTTTAAATATCAAATAAGTTATGATAATATGAATTTAGTGGAATTAGTAAAAGCAGATTTTGGAGAAAGTATATTTGATTCGCAGCATATGTTAAATTGTATGTGGGTTTATGACACAAATATTCTGCATACCTGCAATAAAAAACAACTTATTGATGCAATGAATACATATACTTTATGCCGGAATAATGAAATGACTCTTATGAATTTATTGTTTCATTTTAAATATCATTTGTGGGTACCATTTCCAGAAAAAACTTCCAATAATAAATATTTATTTGAATGGTGTGAATCAAATCATTCATTTCATACAACTTGGAAAGACTATTGTTTTATCAAATACTCCATTAGCTTAACACTTAATGAAACACCTTATGAGGTCTCTTGCATAGTTCCAGAAGGTCTGTAATAAGACAGATTGTTTTCTATATATACATGATTGATATTTGGTAAACCAAATACTCTATGACAAAAAACACAATCCTCTTTTCTTTTATAACATTCTTCTTCTGGAAATAATACTTGTTCAAATATTTCTCTCTTTACCGTTATTTGAGAATGATGAATTTTATTATCAGAGTTATTATGAAAATTAATATGTCTAATACAACCAGAAGAACATTGTGTCAGTGTGTTTACTTTCATATCAACGCTTTCATATAATTCTGTTATTTTTAATTTATTTATAGGGTCTTGCATAAAATAATTATGAAATACAATATCACTGCTATTTTCTTTTATAACCTTTTTTATAAATTCAATTCTTTGTTTATGCATAATATCATCTGCATCAATAAAATTAATATAATCCATATCTTTTAAATTAGCCACAGCAATATTTCTGTTTTGTGCTGCATTTTTTTTTTCGTGAGTTGTAATCACTTCTATTGGAAACCTGTAGTTTTTTTGCAAAGAAAAATCGCTTGTTGACGAACAACTCACAACTACTTTATCAGGTAATAGTGTTTGTGACTCTATAGAATCTAATAAATCATATAACATATCAACATGTCCTATGTAACATGGTACAGCTACACCGATTTTCATAATCAAGCAATAATATAAATATTGTTATTATTTTTAAATGATAACTATGAATATAATATTAAAATAACTATTAATAATATATATAAATGACAAGTAATTCAAATAATGCAAATTATGGAGGTAGGCAACCAAATACCTCAGCATATGTAAAATCTTTCAACTATGGACGAATTACCGATGCGTGGTACTATAGTAATACTACAAATACTACAAGTGATACTAATCTATTATTGTTACCAAGCAATTCAACTGCTACAGTTACTATCCCAGGCAATTTAGTTGTAGAAGGTTCCATTAATATTCCATCTGATGTACACTTGAAAAGAAACATTCAATTGTTATCGTTAGACTCTTGTGATAAAATACTTTCTCTTAACCCAGTGTCATATCGTTATATTGATGACCAAAAAGACAAATTGCATTTTGGGATGATTGCGCAAGAGGTTGAAACTCTATATCCTAATTTAGTAAATACTATTTCCACTGAAGTTAATAATACCACTGTTTCTATGAAAGCTATAAATTATATTGAAATAATACCAATTTTATTAGTGAAGATTAAAGACCTTCAGTCTCAAATTGATGTATTAAATACTAAGATTGTTGAGAAATAATTGTATATTGTATTTATAAGAGATATGGCGATACCATGGTATTCAACTATCTATAGTTCATTTCTATTTGCTGGTATTATTATTATTATTTGTACCATTGGAACTCCAAATTCTTCTAGTGTAATAGGAACTATTGTTGGTTATTCTTTCATTATAACAGGCATTTTATTACTTACAGGGTATTTAATGAATAATATGACTGCCTCTTCAATATTATCTAAAATTGTAACAGTGGGGCCATTTCTTGTACTCCTTGGAATTCTTATATACATGATTTATTTACTGAGTGTTTTTTTTAATCGCATTGTAAATGGTCAAGTGTCTGGTGGATATTACCATTTTATGAATATATTTGTAATCTTGCTCATGCTGATATTTTACATATTTTATAATGGAACCCAAGATACATTGTTTAAAAACTCTGGAGTATTAAGTAAAGTAACTGGAATGACTTTATATTTGCTAGAAGTAATTAATATTATTGTTATTATTACTTTAGCCATTATACTACAATATTTTTCTACAGATGGATAAATTAACTTTAGATGCAAGTGATAGTAGAAACTAATTTATCAAAATTCAAATTATTTATTATTAATCTTTACAAATTTATACGTTATTCCATAATAATAATCAGTTTCCCAAATACCTGATATTTTTAACATAAATAAATTATTTGTTTTATCTATTGTTTCAGAAAAAAATTTTATATTTCCACTTCTAAGTTGTTCAACTATTTTATATTGAGGAATCTTATTTTTAATGGTAACATTCTTCAGCAATGTTTCTTCTATATCTTTAATGTTATCAATCATAGATTTATGATTAACCGGATTATAAGTACATTTATATTTATTATAATACTTGTCAACAATAACATCATTAAATGATAAAAATAAGCTTATTCCACTCATTACAAATAAAGGTGTTGAGTAAAGTATTCTTATAAAATAACCTTCATTCATTACATTATTTTTTATTGGGTCACAAAAATATACAAAATTCTTGTTATATTTATCTATATATTCTACTATATTCATGAGGTATGTTAATGTTATTCATATAAGTATATATGTATTTAAGCTTTTCTGCATAAAAGAACAATGATACAAAATAGTTATAAGGTATATAAACAAATAAAGAATCTTACATTTGTTTATATAATGAAATTTTACGAAACTCATTTTGAAGATTACTTAATTGCAAATCAATCTATAGATTTACATCCAAAATTGAATAAAATATATAGTAAATTTCCAAAAAATATTCATAGTCTTAAAAATATTTTATTCTATGGTCCACCTGGAAGCGGAAAATATACACAAGTATTAAAATGTATAAAAAAATATAGTCCAAGCGAATTAAAATATGAAAAAAAAATAAGTATTACCTACAATAAACAACCATATTTTTTTAAAATAAGTGATATTCACTATGAAATTGATATGGCACTTTTGGGATGCAATTCTAAGTTATTGTGGCATGATATTTACTTACAATTAATTGACATTATTTCTGCGAAAACGGATAAATGTGGGATTATTTTATGTAAAAATTTTCATGAAATACACAGTGAATTGCTTGAAAACTTTTATAGTTATATGCAACAGAACCATTCCATCTCTATAGATTTAATATTTATGATTCTTACTGAGAAAATAAGTTTTATTCCAGATAATATATTACATTGCTGTGAAGTAATACCGATATCACGACCAACAAAAACGTTATATAATAAATGTGTTCGCAGTAAAATTCAAAATACAGTGTTATTAGAAAACATTACAAATATAAAAAGTATACATCAGTCATCTGATGCATTAATTATTCCACATAAAATTATTTGTGATAAAATAATTTATTCTATTATCACAATTGAAAATATACATTTTATATCCTTTCGCGACTTAATTTACGATTTATTTATATATAATTTAGATATTACAGAATGTATCTGGTATATTGTATCCACTCTTATCTCTCAAGGAAAAATTAAGGGGAACCATACCTCTAATTTATTTATAAAAATTTATAAATTTCTTCAGTATTATAATAATAATTACAGACCAATTTATCATGTTGAATATTTACTATTTTATATTGCGAGTATCATTCATAATTTTTGAAGTGCTAGTTCAATAATATTATAATAACTATTATAATAAATAATACGACCGTGCATTTACTTAGATAAATTATAAGTATTTGTTATAATAAATACTAGTATATGCAATTGTCAGAAGCTTTATTACTATTAGAAATAGATAATTTATCAAGCATATCGCATGCTTCTATTAAAAAGAAATACCATAAGTTAGCTCTTCGCAATCATCCAGATAAAAATGGTAATACACTTCAATCAAAGGAAACGTTTCAAAGAATCAGTGAAGCTTATCAAGTTATAACGAGAGAAATTAGTAAAACAGATTTACAAGAAGTAAGTGATATAAATTTGGATTCAACTACAAATTGTAGTAAAAATACAGATTATAGTGAGATACTAACCATGTTTATTGGTGAATTTGTTAAAGGAAAATATAATGATTATATTTCAACCATCATACAGGATATTGTGGGTGGTTGCAAAGAAATAACATTTACTCTATTTGAAAAGATGAACAAAGAACAGTCTTTATCTATTTACCAATTTATTATTAAGTATAAGTATATATTACATATTTCAGAAGAAACTATTGATAAGGTTAAAAATATTATTCTTGAAAAGTTTAAGGAAATGCAAATATATATTTTAAATCCAAGCATACATGATTTATTTCAAAACAATGTCTATAAATTGGATATTGAAGGGAAAATTTATTTTGTACCGTTATGGCATAGCGAACTCTACTTTGATTCAGATATTATAGTGAAATGTAATCCAGAATTACCAGAAAATATTACTATTGATGAAGATAATAATCTTATTGTTCAGATAAGGGTTTCATTTACTTCTTCTCTCTTGCAACAAAATGTGTATAGTGTAAAGGTAGATGAACTTACCTATGATATTCCATTGAACAAGTTACACATAGTACCCTTTCAGTCGTATATTTTTAAACATCAAGGTATTTCTAAAATTGTAGAACAAGATATCTACAATGTAGAAGAAAAGGCTGATGTCATTATAAATATTATCTTTGAATAATATAATTAACACATTGTTTATGACAACTGCAGGGGTGTTTAATAATATGCCTCCTAGAATATCTGAATTATTGAATACTTCAAATACATCAGCTGCACATGAAACTCGTGGGCTTCGTGAAGGGTTTGACAGGAGAATAAATGAACTATTTGGTTATTTTTTTCCAAGAATACCAGAACCTCAACGCGAGGTTCCTGCAACTAGTTCAGGATGTTGGGTAATACAAGGACATGGAGATGATCAAGATATCGGTTCAAGAAAAACAATATTAAGAGCCATGCTAGAAAATTATCCACATTTAACGGATAAAGAAGCTGGATTAGTAGATTACATTAATAATCACGTAAAAATGTGTATTGCAATGGGCCTTCCAGGACCCTCTGCACCTATGGAAGGGCAACAAGAAGGCGGAGAATGGGATGGTTATACTTCATCTGAGATAGATATTCAATTAGTAAGAAGATGTTTTGAATTATTTGAAGTATATGTTCAAGATAATGACATTACAGTAAACCTAACTGTATTAACTATTTTACATACGATTATAAGACATCAATTGCGCGCAAATTTTGAAGCAATATGGGGTGACTACAATGGAAGATCTAGACCTCCACTTTGGATGCGGCCTTTCTATGCTCTTATGGCAATAGATGAAATATGGGTTCAAAAAGTGTTTGTTGCCAAATCTACTTTCTTTACTCACGCATCAACAGACCGCCTTTTATATCTGAGAGACGACGACCCTGAATTAAGAGTTCACGAAGGTATACATTTAATAGATATGCGAAATAATATGGGCCAACTTTTGCTCGGGCTCATTAAAAATTCAGAAGGAAACAGAGGTCTAGATATAGATATAGATAATATAGCATTTCCAGAAGTAAGACAACGTTTAACTGATTATTTTCATCTTTTATATCCGGGTATAAAAAGGAGTGAAGAAGCCGACCACCCTGAGTTATTATCACTTAATGCCATTCTTGATAAGATACAACATAGATCAGAGCCATTTGTTATGTTAAGTGATATTATTTTATTAGCTTATATATTACAGATTGATTTTTTACAGTTATATGATCCAACATGCAGACCTATTGCTGATTATACAGAAGAGGTAAGACTGGAAACTCGCAGTGGTACAAATTATGGTAAAAGTATGACTCCTCAACAATGGTATTCTCTAGAAACATATCCAAGCGCGCCACCACCTGCGGGTGGTAGAAAAAAAAGTGTAAAAAGAAAAAATAAAAAAACATATACACGGAAGCGTAAAAATAAAGTATTTGTATAATATAATATAGATTCAATAATATGCCATCACAGTATGCAACTATTATAAATCAAAATAATATTAAACATTTTATTCTTAACGTAAATAGGCCATCTAATATTCCTGACACAATCGTTACAGATAGTGGTTTAGAAGTAGATATTCAACATTCAATCCATTCTATTCATAAAGAGGCGTTTGTCATGACAAGAAAATTCGCTGAAGAGTCAGGGTTGTTATACAGAGGGTTTCCTTCAGAGACAGAAAGAATATCAACTATACTTTTCTTGAAATATAGAAAAAACTGCAAATGGATTGAAAATTTAACTTATTATGCAATGACTTATGGAGAATATGTAGACAGTGGAGATGATATAGATACATCAGAGAGATTGCAACATGTTCGGGATAAAATTAGACATACTTTATTAGAATTTATCTGTTATAACAAACCGTCTCTTTGCGTAAGAAATAGTCAACACACCGCAACTACAATATCAACCAATGCATCTACTCCTCTGCCTAGAAGCATTGGTGGAGGCATAAAAAATAACAAAAAATACAAAACACGTAGAGTCAAAAAATCTAATAAGAAAAAAAGTTATAGAAAAATAGGAAAGAAATAAATAAAAAATTTTTTATATTTTTATTTATTTTAAATACTGAACTGTTTATTAATTTACAATTTATCTTTGTTTATATTGCTTTATGCTTCTCCAGCAACCTTCTTCTTGACAACCTTCTTGACAACCTTCTTCGGTTCTTCTGCAACTGCTACCGCTACCGGAGGAACCACAGCTGGGACTTCAACTTGGACTTGAGGAGCAGGAGCAACTTCCTCGTCGCCCTCCTCTTCATCTGAATCTGCGACTGTAGTATTCACAACTGCATCGTCCTCGTCCAAATCAACTGGGGGTTGAGATTTCAACTTTGCCTTATCGGATGGCTTCAACTTAATCAAGCACTCATCCAACAAGGATGGTTTGGGTCGCTGAACCACTGCCTGCGCCAACTTCCACGTAACACCAAACTTTCCATTAGCAAACCACAAACCTCCACATTGCATGATAACCGCAACATTGGTTCCCTTCTTAAGGAAATCAAGTGGCGTTACACCAGCTGCTCCAGGAAAGAGCTTTTCTCCATCCTCGTCGCAAACTAAGCACTTCCATACACCCTCCCAAATAGTTAACTTCACTCGCAAAGTTGGCGCACGAGTTGTATCTGGATTTCCAGTAAACTTATCCTTACCATACTTCAACATGGGTGTGAAGAGTGCCTCAATGACATCTGGGCTAGAATGAGTCTTCCCGAACCAATCCTTAGAGTATGTCAATGCGTCCGCCTTAATTTTTTCTTCAAACTCTTGCATATTCTTCAAAAATGCACTACAATCTTCAGTGGCATACTCACCACTAGGAAATTGCAATGCCATTTCAAATCGCCCATTTCCTTCATATTCCGAAGCACCCCATGTCAACATCAGTGGTGTACTAATTCTAACTCCTGACTTTGTCGCAGGATAAGTAATATTAATACTCTTTCCACCCGAGGCGTTTGCCTTGGGTGGAGCATATTGAATCAACTGTGCATTAAATTGGGTTCCATCAACGATTGTGTCGGCCATTCTGACTGTGATACAATACATTACTGTATTACCTTTAAATCAATTTTTTTTATAATGTAAAATTATTAATAAAATAATATATTTATTGCTTGGTACATGGTAACACAACTGATTTTTAATATTATTGGTGTAAAACGGTTCAAAAAGATTTCTATGGGATATATATAAACTTAGTACAATGAATAATGAATTATATAATAAAAAAATTCAAAAACCATTACCAAGTTCTTTTTACATAGATGAGTATATGAATCATATTTATGAAAGTTGTGAAAAAAATATGCCAACAAGTTCAAAAAAGGTGGATAAAATAACTAATGATGAATTATGCATTCCAACTATTGAGAATATAGCAGTTTTATTTAATAATAATTATAATGTGCAACAACTAAAATTATTTGCAAAACATTATAAATTAAAGGTATCTGGAAACAAGAGAGAATTAGTATGTCGTATTTATAATTATTTAACATTGTCAAACATTGCTATTAAAATTCAAAAAATATTTAGAGGATTTTTACAAAAAAAATGTAATCAATTACATGGCCCTGCTTTTTTTAACAGGTCATTGTGCACAAATGATTCAGATTTTTTAACAGGTGACTCTATGATATCTTTACATCATTCACAGTTTTTTAGTTATCAAGATGCCGACAATTTTATATATGGATTTGATATTATTTCTCTCTATAACTTGATAAAAAAATCAGACAAAACAGTCAAGAATCCATATAATAGAAATCAGATTTCAAAGCAAGTAATTAAAACCTTAAGGACTTTAATAAGAATTAGCAGAATCTTAAAAATAGATATAGATATTGATATTCAAGAAACAGTTGTATCTTATGAAAAAACACTAGAATTAAAAATCTTGGATATATTTCAACATATTAATGCTTTAGGGAATTATAGCGAACCTGTGTGGTTTACTTCCTTGTCAAGAAATCAAATGATTAAGTTTATGAGAGAACTAATAGATATTTGGTCCTATAGAGCGCAATTATCCAATGAAGTGAAAAGAAATATTTGTCCACCGAATGGTGACCCATTTAGAAATATTAATTTTGCTTATTTGCATAATGAAGAAAGTATAGATAATATTAAAAAATCAATTTTGGTAGTATTGGAGAAAATGGTAAATACTGGAGTTAATAATGACAGTAAAACTTTAGGTGCATATTATGTTCTTAGTGCATTAACTTTAGTAAATGATGCGGCAGCAACAGCTCTTCCTTGGTTGTTTCATTCAGTTTCTCATGCGTAAAATATTAAGATGACATACAATCACAAAATAATATATATTTTGCGTTAAATCACTTAAAAAGTAAGTGTCTAGGTATAGTATAATATGGCAAGAACCAGTAAAGCTTCCAAGTCTTCCGACGCTTCCGTTGTTGAGAATGTTGTTTCCGCCCCCGTGGCCGAGAAGGCTCCCAAGGTCAAGAAGACCAAGGAGCCTATTGTCCCCGTTATGGCTGCCGATACTCCTGTAGTAGATGCAGCTGCTGCTGCTCCTGCCGAGGGAGAGTCTCTTGAGGCTTCTATTATGGAGCAATCTACTGAATTTAATGCTAAGATTCAACAGCTTTGTTCGGTTGTTTCTTCCTTGAAGTCAGAGTTCAAGTCTCTTGAGAAGAAGTGGCAACGTGAGCTTCGCGCTGCGCAAAAGCAAAGCTCAAAGCGCAAGCGAAAGTCAGGAAACCGCGCCCCAAGTGGTTTTGTGAAGCCCACGCGCATCAGTGATGAGCTTGCGTCTTTTCTTGGAAAGGACAAGGGAACCGAGATGGCGCGCACTGCAGTTACTCGTGATATTAATACATACATTCGCACAAACAATCTCCAAGATAAGGAGAATGGTCGCAAGATTAATCCCGATGCCAAGCTTGCATCATTGTTGAAGCTTGAGAAGACGGATGTCCTCACCTACTTTAATCTTCAACGATTTATGAGCCCTCACTTTGCTAAGTCAGTCAAGGCTGAGGCTGTTGCAACTGCTTAAATAAATAATAACCTTTATTATTATATAAAAATCTAGAATAAAAATATATAAATTTTATATGATTTATATATTTTAAAAACTTTTCTTAACATCAAACATTGTATAAATATGTTGCAATTCTGATATATCGTAATAATTTTGTTTTTGTCTATCAAGCCATGTATAAAAATCTATTTTTGGTCTTGTTCTTTTATATTTTTTAAAAAGAGATATAGTGTGATATAAATCTTGACACGATGTAAGCCGTTCTTTTTTATTATAATCAGTGCCAGATAAAATACACACCTGACGAAATTCTTTTTGAGTCATTTGCAAATCCTGTAATATATGCGTCATTGTATACAAAACAACATTATGTTGATTTAGATTTAAATACCGCAATACTCTAGGACATCCATAAACAAACATATCCATATCTTCGCTCAAACACGCCCATGCCTTTTTTTCAACAGCTAGTAGTGCACAAAGCCCGTCCGCTTCTCCTGGCGCAACATAATAAGTAACTCCATAATTATTTAGCAATTCTTTAACATTTTCTACATTTTGTTTAGTAACATGAATAAATTTTTTTTGCAATTCATTCATTGCATTGTTTATTTCTTGCTTTTCAGCGTCATCAACAAAACCAGCCCCAAGACGAGCATGTAACATATGAAACTCGTTTTCTGCAATCTTTTTATCTTCTCTGCGTTGTTTTAATAGTTCTTTTTTTTCAGCAGGCGGTTTTCCGTCAAAGATGAAGATTGGAACAATATTGTACAGTTTAAACATAGACAACATAATATTCATATTTTCCATTAATTTACCTTCTTCTGAATACTTATATAAATATATACTTGCATCTATTACGATTGTCTTTCCATTTAATTTTGACAGTGAAACTGTTTGAATAGATGAAGAACAATTTTCCTTCAAAAACTTATTTAAACATCTTATTCCCATACTCTGTTTGTTCTATAGTTTAATAGTATACTATATTATTCATTAAGAGAATCAATTTTCTTTTTCATGTGTTAATTGTTGTATATAATTGGGATAAATATCCCAGAATATATGCCAAACCCATTCTAAAAATCTACCAATAAAATAATTTGAGTACTCCGTTATTATAATCCAGTTGTATAGTTTTATATAAAATTTTCTAGGTAAATTTCTTATTAAACTTTTATGTACTAAAAATTGCGCCGAACCATTATATCCATATATAAAATCATTATTATTCGGTACTTTAGAAATTGGAATATAATCCTCAATATATTCATTATACCATAACATAAATTTATTATATAATTCATCTCCTTCAATTGTTTTTATTAAATCTGGGATGTTCCAAAAATTACAATCATTAATATTATAATATAGTTTATTACTCAAACATGCTTCATTATATTTTTCAATAATTGAACCAGAATGATGCCAACTATATTCTTCATCATGAATAAAAAATGTAAAATCAGTCAAGTTATCATAATAATCTATAATATATTTTAGATATACAGATGCTTCATTACCTTTATTTAATGGAACATTTAATGGATTAGATGGTCGTTCTTTATCGTAAATCATTACATTTATATTTTTACCATTATTTATATTATATGCAAAATCTACATTTTTATTGTATCTTGATACAACAATATTAGTAATAGATGCTTCCATGTATAAAACTTATATAAATAAATAATCTAAATAACGTATTTCAAATATAATAACTCTTATATTTTAATTATGTGCAGATATAAAAGAAAATTGATGTAAAATTAATGTAATAAAACAGTAGTTATACTATAGTTATAATGAGGACACGAAGTATTACTCGTATGATGGAAGAAATGGACAAGGAATATAAATATCCTATAAACCATGTATATATTCATGGTTATGAGTATGAAGTAAATATAGATTTTGATGGTGCAAGTAGCGCTTGGCGAGCAAATAAACAATCTCTTGGGAATGGTTCATTTAAATATATATGTGAAGCGAAAACAAAACAGAATGAGAACTGTAAAAAACGCCCTATGAAAGGGTCATGTTTTTGTAATATTCACCAAGATAATTAACCACGTTATTACAATACAATACAATACAATACCAATTATAAATAAAATTGAAATAAAACGTTCTACCATATTTATAATATTTAATGGCATAGCATGTTAGATGAAGATTTAATTGATGAGATAGGTGAATATTTAGGCTTTGTAATGTGGAGTAAAAGGGATAAATCAAAACATTATGATTTTCCAAATGCAAGGGAAGAAGAAACATGCATTCCAGGCGATCAATTTGTAGAAGGTAGTATAGTTATATACAATACAATCGCATTATTAGTGTATAAAAATGTAGGCTGTTTCCATACATTTAAATCTTTGTATACATTAAATTTATCAACAATAAAACCTACAAAAAACTCAAAAAATCAAACACTATTATCACAGGAATTACTTATTAAAATTAAAATGAGTCTAAAATAACGAGTCCAAAATAATGACTCGTTGAACTGAAGGATATAGTTAATATTTTTTAATGTTATTATAATATATGAGCGGTCATGCGGGGTTTGGTGATATGCAAAGTCATTCATATATGTATCCTTCAGAGGAAGAAAAGGAAACCGATTTTGTTGATTTAGAAAGTGGTGAGAAAGAGGGAGCAAAACAACAAAGAAAACAAGAGGTTCGCGAAAAACAGGTTGCTATAGAAGAAGAGCACAAAAGATTGACAAACATATTTAATACAAATGCAGAAAATGATAAAAAAAGAAGAGAAGCATTTGTTCAGTATTTAAAAGATAACCAACCTCAGTCAGATGAACCGAGAGAATATACTGGTCGGAGACGAAATATTCAAACTGGATTTCCTCATCCATATAGAGAACCAAATAGCGAGCTCTCTGAACAACGTGTGTATTTATACCCTTCTAATGTTAATCCATTAATACCATTTGACACTACAACATTTCAAGCGCCCGATGCAGCGACAGTTCAAGGAATTGGTGCATTGGAGCCAGGCGAAGAAAATGACTGGGACCAGTTTGTTCCCCTGGATTCTGGAGGAAAAAGAAGAAAAAATAAAGGGATAAAGAAATCTAGAAAATCCAAGAAATCTAGAAAATCCAAGAAATCTAGAAAATCCAAGAAAACTAGAAAATCCAAGAAAACTAGAAAATCAAAAAAATCCAAGAAATAAAATGATACAAATATTTTCATTTAAAGTTTTAATTTACCCTAATTCACATATAGTCATTCGCATATTGTTTAATATATATTCTATCCTCTTATCCGGGGTTTTAGCTTTATTTTTTCCTTTTTTAAGAGAATGATAAAAGGATTGCATGCAGTCTACGGAGGTTAACATAGCTTTTGTTTTGTAATTTTTTTCTATGAATTTACAAAATGCTCCTATATTAGATGTTGTTTTTTTAAATTGTAATAATGATAAATTATTTTTGTCACACCAAGTCATAAATCCCTGTACATTATTCATCAAAATTGTCGTTATAATATAATATGCCAGAATATTGGAGTCTTCCTTATAAAGAGCTTCTCTCATCCATTGTGAGTGAGATGTAGTAGAATATAAATCTTTATAAGTTAATCCCATAAATTCCAAAGTTTTTATCATTTGAAAAAACTTGTACGTTCTCTCAAAATTTATAAAAAATTCCCAGTTAGATAAAAATTCGTCTAGTCCAGAATCCTTTTCTTTTCCAATTTTCAAAGAATAATAGCTACAAAAAACAGCATTCATAATTTCAGCCCAACATTCAGTATACGCTTCAAATAAATTTACTTTAGAATTTACTTTAAAGATAGACAACATATGTTGCGTACATTCTTGTATATTCATATCTGAAAAATCCAACGCAAAGTTATGAAAACTCTCATGCATTAGTACTTTAAGCCACTCTTCTTCTCTGAAGACAACAATTTCTGAATCTATTGGGCAAGTATAGGTAAAAGCGGTGTTTACATTATTCTGATTTAAAATATGAATATTACTTGAAGGTAACTGTTTTTTTAAAGATGTAAAATATAAGAATATCGCTAGTTTCTTGGAACATTTTTTAGATGCGTATTCATTGATGATATATAACCAAACTAATATCTTTTCAATATAATCATTGTACAATTCAATCTGATATTCTGGTTCGGGGTGTTCTACAATAAAATGAATGATAACCTCTCTATCAAAGAGAGAAAAAGTATACGATAATGCGTATAACATAGAAGTATTTATATGCTCTCTTATTTCCTTTGGAAAATCATCCTGATTAAATGAACTAGGCCTCGGTATTTGAGAGACTGTATGAATTTTTGTAATAGATAACTTGTAAAACCTGTCACCTAGTTTACTTTTCTGAGATGCAATAAACGCATCTGCTCTTTTAATATCAAAATATAGCTTCTTAAGAAGCTGGTCTGTTTTTTTAGTTTGTTCCGAATGATATATACATTTTTTTTCCAAGAAGAATGACATTAATAATTCACTTGTTTTAGTTAACTTCATTCGTATATAGTATATTTATACTTATTTATTTGATATTTTTATATTATAAATATATATAATAATGGAGTGGTCAACAATTTTTATTATCATACTTATCGTTATTTTAATTATTGTATTTTCAAGTCATATTGTTGTTGTAAATCGCAATCATTATACACCTAATCCAATCCCAGTACCTTATCCTGTTCCATATCCAACCCCAGTTACACCAGTTTATAAACCAATGGTTGGTGGATGTGCCGGAACGCAATTTGGATGTTGTCCCAATTCAAGTGATCCTAAAGTGAATGCTGCAGGTACAAATTGTTACCATTAATAGAAATAAATAACAATAATAAAGTAATTGTATATTTATTATTGTTCTAATATCATTCTATAATTTTGTCATTGTTTAGAGATTTCCTCTGCGTATCTTATCTCGCACTTGTAACAAATGTTCTGCCAACTCTGGTTCTTTAGCTTTTTCATAATGCAATAATTTAGCATTTCTTGTGTTCATCAAAACTTCTTTCATTTTATCAATTTGTGTAAACTTCGCGCAAATAGCATCATATAGTTCTTTTTCTTTTCGTTTTCCATAAAATGTCGGGTCTATTTTCACCTCAGCTGGGCGCACTAATTTACCTTTATATTTTCCGGAAGAACTTGCTGCTGCCTTTGCCATTTCGGGATTTTTAGATAATTCCGTACCAGACTCTACCGAAAAAGAGAGATAAAATTCAGGGTTTGTCTCTTTAAACTTAGAACCCTGATAATAATGTTCTACACTATTCCAGCGATGTCCATCCAAAATAAATGTCCTATCCGGCTCCACCCAAAAATCATCAAGTTTGCGTCGCCAATCCTTAATGGCATGTAAATCAGAAAATTGTCTAATCGCATCCTTCGTAATAGATTCCCCAGAGCCTTTTCCAGGTAATCTCTCATTAGATGATTTATCATAAAACTGAAGCACAACAGATTCCTCATAAAGCCCTCTTATTTTTGCTTCTGATAATTCTTCAAATTTACAAACGGTTGCTTTAAGACCATGTTGTTCTTTAAATCTTAAAAAATCAGGTATGATTATAAATGGTCCTGAATTTTTTTCCACACATTTATCTACAACCAATTCTTTTATACTAAATGGTAGTTCTGTAAATGTAAATAAATATTTCTTCTTATAAGTAATTAATTTATAATGATAACCAAGAAAGTCTACCATAATATAATAATCTGGTGTAAATTCTCTTCTTGATTCCAAGATTGCATCATTTAATTGTCCGCAATTAAGAACATTTCCAATATCATTTGCTTTAAATGCTTCACTTGATAATAATATAAATTTTATATTCAATAATCGCTCCATAGTAGAAACTGCCCATGTATCAGCCCAAAACTTGCATGTTTGAATAATAGCTTGTAATTTCGTAAGTGTATCCACATTCTTCATAAATCTATACTCTTCTAATATTACCTTACTGACTTCCTTTTCACGTAAAATACGGTCTCTTTGAGCTTTTAATTTTTTTGCAGCTTCAGTAAATTGCTTTTTTTGACTTCTATCTAATGTTTCATTATATAATGTTTTGTATTTATTATACTCAATTTCAAGTTCTTTTGCATCCTTTTCATCTTTTACAATTGCATTATGATACATATCATAATGTCCTTTGTAATTCATAAAAAGTTCTTGTGTTACCTCATTTGCCAACTTTTTACGTAATTTTGCAACAGTTGTTACCTGGCCTAGTTGTGAAAATGCATCTCTAATAGCCGCAAAAAAACAATCACCACCACCTTCATTATCAATAATATCATATTTTTTATTCTTCATAAACTTTTGAATCCATGGGTCGGAAGTTTCTTGTTTATATTTTCCTTTTAAATCTGCTGCATCTTTTTTTGTTTCTTCTTTTAACTCTGGTACAATTGGAATCACGCCTTCCGTCTGTGTAAATATATCTTGCCTTATTTTGGGTATTTTTGGTAATTCAAAAGCGTCTACTTCTTCCGTTGATGTCTTTTTTTTTCCCTTTTTATTTTTTTTATCCATTTCATCTGTTTTATCCTCCTCGCTTTCTTCATCCTCATCTTCATCCTCATCCTCTTCATTTTCCTCTTCCTCTTCATCTACATCTTTACCTTTTTCTTCGCTTTTTCCATCAGCTTCACTCTCAGGAACAAGCCTCATGTTTTCCAACATATGTTTTGTGACAAATCTATATATCAATGGGTCATCCAACTTTTCAACCTCCAAGTTCCCCTCTTCATCCATATAATTCAAGACATCTGTAGTAAATAACTCATATACACCAATTTGTATAACTTTATTATTTGTCTTTACTAAATAAACTGGAAAATATGTAATATTCTTATCTTCAAAGTTTCTTTTTGCGTGTCCCACTGCAATGATAATTGGGACTTCTTTCACGTCTATTTCATATAAATTTGCTTCCTTTTTAAAATCATCCGGGTCAACACTCTTTAATTCCGGATAACTAACTGCCTTATCTAATTTTGATAACACCATTCTCTTATAGTTTATACATATAAATAATTTACTATTTAATTATTTTTATCCCAAATAACAAATTTTTTCATTATTTTATCTCTTTTAAGTTCATTTATATAATACCATAGTTCTTTACGTTTCATACACGTTACTATATTTTTTTCATTATTTTCAAACAAAATAATTTCCTCTATGATTTCTTGTTTTTTCATTTTACTAACACAGAGCCCATAATATTCACATATTACTAATAACTGCTTTACACTATAATTATCTTCATAATCTTTCATCATAAAAAAAATAGTATCAACATCATTATTATTCGGCATAGATATAGACGTTTCTTCTAATTCATTTTGCAATGTCGCAAGATCAATATATTGTTCTCGTTGCAAATCACCCTCATCAACAAAGTATGTAATATTTTCTTTATTTTCCATAATATGTTATTACTATAATATACTATGTAATTAGTTTTATATAGAAAAATATATAATTTTTTTATTATTTATTCTTATTATTATTTAAATAGTATATAACTATATATATTAAAATGAGGATATATTATGGTAATACTAATCAATCAATTGAGATTACGAGTATTTGTATAGAATAATTAACAAATAATAATATTATTACAATTCCTCACGGAGATTTAAATCGGGCATATTATTTTACAGACCCATTCCTTGGTATAAAAAAACAAATTATTATTAAGCACAATGATATTATGACTGAATATGATGAGTTTCAACAAATAAAGATAAACGTATCAAATAATACAGTAACTACATTTATTGATACAAGTAATTCACTAACAAATGAAACTATTAATAATAAAATTAAAGATATACATTCTACATTAAAAATAAATTATGGTAGTTTAGATGAAGAACTCCCTGAACAAAAAATGGCAGTTAGATATTTAACTGGAAAAGAAAAAGTTTTAGAAATTGGTGGAAATATTGGACGAAGTTCCTTAGTAATTGCACGTATTTTAGATGATTGCAAAAATTTACTAACAATGGAATGTGATGAAATTATTGCAAAACAATTAACAGAAAATAGAGACTTAAATAATTTAAATTTTAATATAGAAAATTCTGCACTATCAAATAGAAAACTAATTCAAAAACAATGGTTAATAATACCAAGTGATATATTACTACCTGAACATAAATGGGTTAATACTATCACATTAGAAAATTTGATAAATAAATATGGTATTGTATTTGATACATTAATATTAGATTGTGAAGGCGCTTTTTATTATATTTTAATGGACATGCCTGAAATATTAAATAATATTAAATTAATCATTATGGAGAATGACTATTGTCATGTATCATACAAAATTTATATTGATACAGTATTAACCAAAAATAATTTTTATAGAGATTATTTTGAAAAATTAGGTTCTGGAGCTCCATGTGATAATAATTTTTTTGAAGTGTGGAAAAAAATATAATTTAAATACAATATAATAATTCTTTTATTAAGATTTAATATTTTAAAGTAAAGCTGGCAGCGTTACTACAATATTTCTTCTTTAGAACAACTATCATAATGTATAAAGTTATGTCTACCATTTAAAATTGATGACCATAAAATTGTATGTTCATAGTAACGGTTATCATCGGAAAGTTCAACCGTATCAGAGACTTTTCTTAATGATGTATGCAATTTTTTTACTAATTCTGGAGATATAACTTGTATACTGTTGGAAAATAATGTATATTTAATAAATGATTTGTCTTTATAAAATATAAAAACAAATTTAATGCGATTTATAGTATCTGAGATTTCATCCTGAAAAGTATCCATAAAACTACCCATCATTAAAATTAACTTGTCCTTTGTAATAAGCTCGTATGTCATATCTTATCTTCTTATTTAATATTTTGATTTAATTGCTGTTTAATAAATCAATTTTTTTACATTTCAATTAAATCCATAAATTTAAAGATTGATTTACTTGATAAACTGGGATATGTCTTTGCTTTACTATGAGCCAACATTCTTACAATATTGGAAAATGTCTCACCATTGAACAACCGTTCTTGACATTCATCAAACTTTTGCTTATTATATGAATATAATATAGATATATTTTCTGCAATCTCATCTACCTCATTCTTTCTATTTTCCTCCTTGATAAAAGAGAGTAGACTAGTAAGTAAATTAAAAACCATACCTTGCAGGGTTTCTTCACTAATTATCTTATTACTTGTAAGATTTACGAAAAACAAACTTAGAGCTTTTCTGCGTTCATTATTACTATTAATCTTGCAAAATGCATCATAATCCTTCTCAGGATCAACATATTCAATGCATGTAAACAATTCCATAAAGGTCTCCAAATTTTTATGAAAGACCACATTCATAATTTCAAACTGTTTAATAAGCATGCAATATAAATCAGCATACAGTCTTGAAAATAAACGGTTGTTTGATGCAACTTCAAAAATTGAATTACCTACACGCAACATATCTACTTCACTAGTCTCTTCTTGAATTAACTGATTTAATATATCCAATATTTGTCCACTTGCCTCTGAAAATGTTTTATCTGACATTTTATTCAACCAAAATCGGATAGTATCTATATGAGCATCAACACCCTCACGTTGCTCAATTTTAGTTGTTTGAAAAGTGCGTATTGTTTCCCAATCTGAATCATTAACAATCTCCGTAGCCTTATGTCTTCTTTTTTTCTTCATTTCCATACTATTATCATTCTCAGATACACTTCTTAAAGTATGTTCTCTTTTTTGAAAGGTTGGAGTCTTTACATAAGTTGGAGACCCCACTTGTTGAGATAATTCATTTATTATTTTGAGTGTAGCTTCGGGAAGGGCTATATCAAACCCCTTAAAAGTAATATCCACAAAATCGTTTAGACTATATCTCAATGACATGGTCATAATTACATATTACTTTGCGATTGCATTTATATCAATTTTTTTATATATCTTTATCAATTGATTTGATATCATAAAAAAATTGATATAATATTAAATTTGCTTAAATAGTTCAACAGTATATACAGTATTATGTCGCTTGAAAAAGAAGAAACTAACGCAATGAGTAACACCGAAGAGGAGGATACATATGACTCTTCTTATGAAATAACACAATGGGATGATTTGGACATTAAACCCGACCTGCTGAGAGGTATTTATTCATATGGGTTTGAAGCACCCAGTCCAATTCAGAAGAAAGCAATTAAACCCATTTTACTTAAAAAAGATATTATCGCGCAAGCGCAATCTGGTACAGGTAAGACTGCTACCTTTACTATTGGTGCTCTTTCTCATGTGAATACAGATGAACATACGACACAGGTCTTATGTTTATCTCCTACGCGTGAATTGAGCACACAAACTGCTAATGTTATGCGTGGAATTGGTTCCATGATGAAGAATCTTCAAGTGCAGGTTTTGGTAGGTGGTTCTTCTATTGATGAAGATATTGCTGCATTAAAGTCTAACGTTCCACACGTTATTGTTGGCTGCCCGGGTCGCGTATATGATATGATGCGCAGAAATCATATTATTTCAAAGAATATTAAGCTTGTCATTCTAGATGAAGCGGATGAAATGTTGTCTAGCGGGTTTAAAGAGCAGGTGTATAATATATTTCAACATTTCAATGCCAATATTCAAGTGGCTTTATTTAGTGCAACACTGCCGCCGCATATCAGCGCAATTACTAGTAAATTTATGAGGGACCCTGTAAAAATTCAAGTAAAGACGGAACAGTTAACATTAGAAGGTATCGCGCAGTATTTTGTAGCAGTGGAAGATGACCGTCAAAAATATGCAACATTGAAGGACTTGTATAGTTTTATGGCTGTATCTCAATGCATTATTTATGCAAATAGTGTGAAGCGCGTTACCGCTTTATACGATGCTATGTTGGAAGATGGCTTCCCAGTTTGTCGTATCCATAGTGGAATGGACAAGTCAGAACGTGACAAGGCTTTTTCGGAATTTAGGATTGGAGCATATCGGGTCCTTATTTCATCCAATGTGACTGCACGAGGTATTGATATTCAACAAGTAAGCGTTGTCATTAATTTTGATGTACCCAAGTGTGTTCACACGTATTTGCACCGAATTGGTCGTAGTGGTCGCTGGGGGAGAAAGGGTGTTGGAATCAATTTGATTACACGTCGGGACGTATCCAAGCTTAAGGAGATTGAAGGTCATTATTCTACACAAATTAACGAACTGCCTTCTGGTTTTGATAGTTTAGTGAAGTAAAAAATAGTATATTTATTTAGTCTTAGAATAATTTTTTTTAGTAGTTCTTTTACCACTTCTTTTAGTAGTTCTTTTACCACTTCCTTTAGTATTTCTTCTACCACTTCTTTTACCACTTCTTTTTTTATGCAACATTTTTTTAGGTAAGTTACCTTTACCACCAAACCCCCATTCTCCTTGCGATTCCATTTCTTTATTTACTACTGGATACCTTTCTGAAAATGAATCAGATTGTTGATCAGGAGGAGTAGTATTAAAAATTTGTATACAATAAGGATCTTGCGATGTGGAGGTAATCATCTCAAAACAAGTATCACCTAAACCGAGTCTTTTAATGTACATTTGTAACAAAGCATTTCCACCATTCTTATAATTACCTGTATATCTACCTAGATCTTTTGTGTCTTCTTCTATAAAATGCGACATATCTTCTACACCTAATTCTTGCATTAGTAATTCTTTTAGTTTTAATCCATTTCTAACCATTCTTTTATCTAAATCGTTCATTCCATCAACATCAACAAATTTATAACTTGATTCTCTAAGTTTATATATATAATCCGGACCTAAATATTTATTCTTTCTTTTCTCTCTATATGTTTCGCGAGTTAAAAACGGGTCATTCCAATTTCTTAAACCAACAATCTTTTTTCCCTTGTCGGGTATAGTTCGTTCTACACTATTATAACGAATTAGGCACTGGTCAAGATAATTATCATGTTCATCTCGCGAGGTTGGCCGTTTATAAACTTCATCTACTATTTTTAATTCGTTAAATTTTCTTTTTCTATCCTGTGTTGAGCATGTCATCCCCCCAGAAGTTTGATTTGCAAAATTTCCAAAATCTATTATGCATGCGCGCGGTATATTATTTTCATCTGTATAAGCTAACACATTCCCTGAATGCAAATCATTATGTCTTATTCCGGTTGAAGAACATTTGTCTATTTCTATAAGAGCATACGATTTATATTGTAAATAACTATCAAAATCCTCTTGACTTCCAAATCGGTCTTCCCTGACGTCTCTTTCACGCATACATGGAAATGTTGCAAATTCTCTTGAATCAGGAATAAATTCCATTAAAATACAACCAATCTTGTAATTCGTGTAAGATCTCGGGACTCGTCCTTTCGCTCCTTCATGATAGTCAATAAATAACTGAGTTAAAAACTTTTCCATAATAGCCTCACTTCTGTTGTCTGGTTCATAATGAAGAGTGTTCTTAAAAACATCTTTATTATCATAATTTACTAAAAATGATGAAATAATATTAGGAGTAACCGCTTTCATTTGAAAATCCATCATAAACGTTGATATAAACGCAATTTTTTGTAAAGTAATTTCTTGCTCCCAGTCATGAATATATGAAATAACCTTTTTGTCAAGACCAAAATTGTCCCTTCCAAATTCTAATTGATGATAACTATTATAATGAGTAACACCTTCCCTTGGAGCGACACTATCTAATGGGATAAGTTTTAATACCAATTCTGTAACTGGCACGACATCTATTCTATTTTCGCTTATATTATAATATATTTTTAGGTAAGGACAACCCCCAAAATATCCATTATATGTGAGTAAAAATACAACAGCATTTGAACTATTAGTTGATAATTTTTTTGCTATACTATGTTCAAAAAAGTATAATAATGCGTCTCTCTCGCTAAAAGTATCTCTTCTATACACTCCGCTCATTAATATATATATATATATATATTTAGATAATTTATATATAGATACTCGCGTATAATTAGAAAAAAATAAACTCTATATTTGATATAAATCATATGTCCATATCCAATATAGAAAAGATAAACAATACATTCAATCTTCCCATTTTTTATAATGAAGATAAAATGTCGTTGAGCAAAAATATTGTTCAAGATTTAGAACTCATTAAAACAATAGAACCATCGGAATGTATACCATTATATCATTATGCTTTTCAACCAAAAACGTTATTCGGAAAAAAAGTCATTGAGCAAGTTGCAAATTATTATACTACTGACAAGGAGTTTTTAAAAGATACCCAAACTCTCCTTACCAACTTTGTTCCTTTACCTTTAAAAAACGAATACCAATGCGATATTATGCAAATATGGGACGAAATTAAGAATGATACGGGATTTAGAGAGAAATACCACTACATAGACTGGCCTATGTGGGAATACCTGAACAAATCCGATATTTTTCTGCAATTAATGAGTGTTTATAACTTGGCTGCGCCCGTTGTTTCCTTATTTATTCCCGTCATTATTCTCATTATCCCATTTTTTGTTATCCAAATGAAAGGTTTGCACATTACATTTCATGATTATATTGAAGTCCTGAAAGAAATTGCTGCGAATCATGCCATTGGAAAACTGTTTACAAAATTTCATAGTGTAAAATTAGATGAAAAAATATATATACTATTGTCAGCAGCATTTTATCTATTTTCTATTTATCAAAATGTGTTAACATGCTTGCGATTTCATCAAAATATGGTAAAAATTCATCAGTATTTAGAGCAGATTAAAAACTATATCTCCAATACAGAGCAACAGATGCAAAATTTACTATGTTATACAAGCAAACTATCCTCATATAAACAATTTAACAATGTTCTGCAAGAAAAATTGCATGTATTGTATCAGTTTAAAAAGAAACTAGATATCATATCTGCTTATAAGTTTTCTTATAAAAAAGTGGGAGAATTCGGTCATGTGTTAAAACAATTCTACGACCTATATAATGACGAGCAGTATAATGAATCCTTCCTATATTCTTTTGGATTCCATGGTTACATTGATATAATAGAAGGACTGCATACAAATATTAAAGAAAACCATATTTGTTTAGCTAAATTTACAAGTGGTAAGAAAGCAAAACATGGAAAAAAGAAAGATATTACATCTTTTAAAAAGGCATATTATCCAACATTAATTCATAACCAGCCCATTAAAAACTCCATCACATTTGATAAAAATATGGTAGTAACTGGACCAAATGCTTCAGGCAAAACAACTACCTTAAAAACAACTCTCGTTAATATTATCATAACACAGCAATTTGGATGCGGGTTTTATAAAGATGCAACCATTGAACCATACAAACACATTCATTGCTATTTAAACATACCTGACACATCGGGTAGAGATAGCTTGTTTCAAGCAGAGGCTAGAAGATGCAAAGAAATAATAGATTGTATTGAAAAACATTCCCTTAAAGAGAGACATTTTTGTGTTTTTGATGAATTATATTCAGGAACAAATCCAGATGAAGCGGTTTCTAGCGCGCATGCATTCATGAAATATATCATGAAACATAAAAATGTAGACTGTTTTTTAACAACACATTTCTTTGATTTATGTGAAAAATTAGGCGAACGGCAAGATATTAAAAACTTCCATATGGAGACGATAAAACAGAATGATTCTTTTATATACACTTATTTATTGAAGGAAGGAATATCAAAAGTTAGAGGCGGAGTAAAGGTTCTTCTTGATATGAAATACCCTCAAGAAATTATTGATGATTCTATGAAAAAATAATTTTATATTTATAATAATTCGTTCCCTTAAAAATATAAATATATATACTGTTGTTAATAATGGCTCTATCAGATATCTTTACAATGCCCTTCTTTTTTTCCCTAGGAATTACTTTACTAATTGTTGGTCTTTTAGGTATGTATTTTATTCAAAAATTTCAAGAACAAAATCATAAAATTGCGTCCATGTTAGGTCTTGTCTCAACCATGGCAGAAGAACTAAATTTTATCCGAGGTCGTCTACAATATGGCGTGCAGCAAGGTGGAACTAATAACCCGATTACTGTTGTTGAAAATAATGCATCCATGGTAAATTTAATCCCTGTTTCAGATGGTGAAGATGATGATGAAGATGATGAAGATGATGACGAAGACGATGAAGATGACGACGATGATGACGATGATAATGAAGATGAACCAGAAAATACAATTATTGAACTTTCTAACCAAAGTGTGAAAGTAATTAATTTTGGCGAAGTGTTTGATTCTGCTTTAGAGAATCACAATATTGAATCTCTTAATGAAGAAGATGATGTTGAAGAGGACAATAATAATAATGAAGATGACGATAATGAAGACGCAGATGATGATGAAGACGAGGAGGATGATAATGATGAAGAAGATTATAATGATGAAGACGATGACGATGATATTGACAATACTAATATTCAACTACTTGAAATGGATGTTCTAGAAGAATTTCAAGAAGAAGAAGAACAAGAAAAATCTTTAGATGTATCCCAACCCGTAGTAAAAAGTATTAATATAGTTACTTTAGAAGAATCCATGATTGATTACAAGAAAATGTCCTTGCAAAAACTCAAAAGTATAGCAGTTAGTAAAGGACTTATCCAAGAATCATCCAAAGCAACTAAAAATGCTATTCTTAAATTGTTAGGAGTTGAATAATTTTATATAAGTATAATATAACTAACATGTCTTGGGCAACCTGTTATAGTGGTTCTAATAATATTCATTTTGATTTTCCTCCTATTATGGCGGATGGTAGAAACTATGCCAGCTGGCAACCTGAAGCGGTTGTCAACGACCGAATTCGCCAACAAGAAAACATTAAAACTAGTTGGCAATATAGACAATATTTAATCAACAATGCTAGCACTATTATGAAAATCAATAACCAAGAAGCTTGCACTGAACTTGGCTTACCCAGTCATTTTTCAACAAATGCAACCCCATCATCTAATGTACCATTTACATTCAGAACCACATATGATACTGAAAAGCCCGGTTTTGGTTACAATACTAGCAATTTAAAGCAACCCTATTTAACTAGAGAACAGTTACAGGCGCGAATGGTTGCACCAATTATTAATACTAACCAATAAACTGTAACGAATAAGCTATAACGAATAAACTTCAACAAATAAGCTATAATCAATAAATATAATAATACAATATATAGAATGTATTATTATATTTTGGGTTTAACCTTTCTTAAATCATTAAATCCTTATTTTCGCAAACATATTTTGAATATTTTAGAAAGCCATGAGTTACTCTTTATTAATACATTAATAATATCATTTATAGTATTAAGCATTTTTATTTATAAATGTCTTTTTGGTAATACATTTTATAAATCACTTGAAAAATATAAAAGGTTAACTTTTGGACATTATTCGTGTATATTAATGATTTGTATATTTACCGTATTATCCACATTATTTGTTTATGAACTTGATAAAAATTTTAATACACCCTTTTTAAATTCAATCTTTATCAAGGTTGCAACTATTTTGTTTGTATTCCTTGCTGGAGTTTTTTTATTTGAAGAGAAATATACAATGAAACAAATAATTGGGCTTTTCTTGACTATCTTTGGAGTATATCTAATTACACAAAATAAATAATATACGTATTTTTCAATAATATCCTATACTATGAAGATATTAAGTATAGATGTAGGGATAAAAAATCTGGCCTTTTGTTTATTTTCTTCAAACGACAATGAATACAATATTGTAAAATGGGATAGTATTAACCTTGCTCAACAAATTGAAACAAGGTGTTGCGAAAGGGAAAAGTTTAAGGATTGCAACAAACCAGCAAAATTTACAAAAAACGGCAAATGCTATTGTTTAAAGCATAGTAAAAAGCAGCCTTTTTTGGTACCATCATCTGATTTTAAAAGCAGCTTTATTAACAAACAAAAAATTAAAGGATTATATGATATTGCAGATAAATACAAAATACCATATGAAACACCTATTAAAAAGGTTGACTTAATAGAGTGCATCAATCATTATGTATTTAATACATGTTTTGAGCAAATTACACCTACAAATGCATCAGCTATTGATTTAATCACTATAGGTAAAAATATGAAAACAAAACTAGACACTATCCTTTATGACCACATTGATACAATTACACATGTTATTATAGAAAATCAGATAAGCCCTATAGCAAATCGTATGAAAACTGTCCAGGGTATGATTGCACAATATTTTATTATGAAAAATAGTGATGTATGCATTGAGTTTATATCTGCTGCCAATAAACTTAAAAATAGTGACACTGGGCCTAATTCCAATGTCAAGACAAGTTACAGCGAGAGAAAAAAGCAAGGAATACAGCAATGTTTAGAAATAATCAACACTAAACAACAATATTCTTCATGGGAAACATTTTTTAAAAGTCACTCAAAGAAGGACGATTTAGCTGATTCATTTTTACAGGGTATTTGGTTTATATCAAGTAAAGTTAAATAAATGTATTTTCTTGTGGTTCTTGCATTTTGTTATTTATATATTTGCAATTATATCAAAATATATAATTATAAATTCGTAATACTTAAAATTATTTGTTCTATTTAAATCATAATGGATAGTGAAATTATTGATATATCTACAATGAATTTCAGCGAATCATCGCCTGGGTTAATGAAATCTTCAAACTTCGGTTCAGGCATTGAGTTACTAATGAATGATAAAAAGAAAGAAGGAGGGAACTCATCCAACGAAAATATTCATTTAGATGATTTGAATAACCTAGAAAATGAGTTGAATGAATTAGTAGACGATTTTCCAAGTCGCAACTTATACGAAGGCAAATCGGATATGTTTAGCAAAAGTGCATCTTTTAGTTATGATGAAAAACCAAGCGTTAGATTTGATGACGCAGGGGGTCCCACTATAGGGCAAGCCACTGCGGCAGATGGTTCACAAGAATCAAAAACATGGGATGGGTTTGCAAAGTTCAATAATGTTCCAATCAATCCTGATAAACAAATGCCGTCACAACCACAAATGACAAAGGAAGAATTATTAAGAGAGAAGTTCAAGTATTTAAGAAAGTTGGAGACCTTAGAGAGCAAGGGCGTGAACCTTACCAAAAAATACACAATGGAGTCTCCTCTCGCGGAAATGCAAGGAGAATATGAAATGATAATGGAAGAAAAGACAAAACAAAACTCTGTCAAGTTTCAAGGAAATATGTTGATGGCTTGCATTAATGGTATTGAATTTTTAAACAATCGCTTTGACCCGTTTGACGTTAAATTAGATGGCTGGAGCGAGCAAGTGAATGAAAATATGACTGATTATGATGATGTATTTGGTGAATTATATGAAAAATATAAGAGCAAGGCATCCATGGCACCTGAATTAAAGTTGCTCTTTCAATTGGGTGGTAGTGCCATGATGGTTCACATGACAAATACCATGTTTAAATCAGCCATGCCAGGTATGGACGATATTTTACGTCAAAACCCTGACTTGATGCGTCAATTCCAAACGGCTGCAGTGAACTCCATGGGGCAAAGCAGTCCTGGTTTTTCAGGGTTTATGAATAATATGATGAACTCTGAACCTCAAGTTTCTATGAGTGGTCCACCTCCGCCTCCTATGGCCACGCAGGGTATGAATGCTCCTTCAAGCCGACCTGGAAATAATAATAGCTTCTCAAGTAGACCAGACCTTAGCAGTGGAATGGGACGCAATGATGGCATCAATATAAGGGAGTCATTTGCCGGAGCAACGGATGGAGATAGAAGCTCGCGAAGAACCCGCCCTGAAATGAAAGGGCCTGCTGATATTTCCGATATCTTATCTGGATTAAAAACTAAAACGATTAATATCCAAGAGTCAGCTGCGCCTCAAAAGGCGAATGCAAATGTGAATGTAGGTAATGATGACAGTAGCACAATTAGTATCTCTGAATTAAAGGAGTTGCAGGCGGAGGGAAATATGCCCAAACGCAGCAAACGACGACAAAAATCTGATAGAAATACGGTAAGTTTGGATATTTAATTAATAAAATAATTTTAATTACTGTATAAACTATATAAATAGTAGATGGAAATCTAACTAAAGTAATTATGTCACGCATTGCATTAATTACAGGTATTACTGGTCAAGACGGTTCTTATTTAGCAGAATTCTTATTAGAGAAGGGATATCATGTATGGGGTATTATCCGTAGGTCATCTAATATAAATACATCAAGAATTGAACATATATTTGATAAAATAATATTAAAATACGGAGATTTATCAGATGGTGTAAACTTATTGAATATTTTGAATGAAATAAAACAAACGTATCAAAATAATGATATTCAACAACTTGAAATCTACAATCTAGCAGCAATGAGTCATGTAAAAGTATCTTTTGATATGCCTGAATACACAGGCGACATAGATGGGTTAGGAGTATTACGATTATTAGAAGCAACGCGCAACTGCGGAATCCCTTTGGAAAAAATTCGTTTTTACCAAGCATCTACTTCTGAATTATATGGAAAGGTTCTTGAAATACCACAAAAAGAAACAACTCCCTTTTATCCAAGATCACCTTATGGAGTTGCAAAACTTTACGGGTATTGGATTGTAAAGAACTACAGAGAATCTTATGGAATGTTTGCATGTTCAGGTATTCTTTTTAACCATGAGAGCCCTAGACGTGGTCATAATTTTGTTACTAGAAAAATAACAATGGGTCTAAATAAAATTTTAAATGGTACATCTGATAAACTGGTTTTAGGTAATATTAATGCAATGCGAGACTGGGGGCATGCAAAGGACTATGTTGAAGGTATGTGGTTGATTCTTCAAAATAATACACCGGATGATTATGTATTATCCACTAATGAGTATCATAGTGTTAGAGAATTTATTGAAAAATCGTTTCTTATAAAAGGTATTGAAATAAAATGGAAAGGAAGTGGTATTGATGAGATTGGATATGATTCAAAAACAAATAAAGAACTTATTTTTATTTCCGAGAAATATTTTAGACCAGCTGAAGTAGATGAATTATTAGGCGATTCTACAAAAGCTCAAACCGAGCTAGGATGGATGCGCAAGTATTCGTTTGATGATTTGGTTAAAGAGATGGTAGATGCTGACTGTTTATAATAATTTTACACTAGAAATAGAATATTAATATTAAAAATAGAATATAAAAATAGAATATAGGTTAAATTTAATAAGAATAAAAATAAATAATATAAACTATAGGATTATATTATATATTTACATGTTACATGAAAATGGCCTTTTTATCTTTCGCAGAGATTTCCGGTTAGTAGATAACCATGGTTTGCATTATATGCATTCAAAATGCAAACATATATTTACTATCTTTATTTTTACCCCAGAACAGGTTTCAAAGGCCAATGACTATAAATCTAATAATGCTGTGCAGTTTATGATTGAAAGCTTGCAAGACCTTTCAACTGAAATTCACAAACATGGTGGTCAACTTCATTGTTTCTATGGTAAAAATCAAAAGGTTATTGCAGATTGTATTCATGCATGGAACATTGACTATATATGTTTCAATAAAGATTATACCCCTTATGCTATAGAAAGAGATACACATATACTTGATCTTTGCAAAAAGCAAATAATTTCTTGCGATATTATTCCAGATTATTATTTGCACGAGCCTGGAACCATTGTAAGTGGTGGGGGTACTCCTTATAAAAAATTTACCCCATTTTATCATGCATGTTTAACTAAAAAGATTCAACCGCCTACAACGATTGAACGAATAAAATTTAAGGCATCCTCTGCACATGTGCCAAATACTATTTCTCTTGCGAGTGCACTCACAAAATTTACCAAATCTAATTCAGAGATTCTTGTACATGGTGGAAGAACTAATGCAATTCGGGTTCTCAAAGAAGCAATGAAAACACAAAAACATTACTCCAAAACACATAATGAACTAGATAAACCCACGACACAGATGTCTGCATACATTAAATTCGGATGTATAAGCATTCGGGAAATGTATAAAGCATTTAGAAATAACCATGACCTTGTAAGACAATTGATATGGCGTGATTTTTATATGAATATCTTATATTCATTTCCATATGTTCTTGGAAAACCAATGAAACCGAGTTATTCCAAAATAAAATGGCATCATAATGCTTCTTGGTTTAAAGCATGGACTACTGGGTTAACCGGATTTCCAGTTGTAGATGCAGGTATGAGACAATTGAATCATACTGGATACATGCACAATAGAGCAAGACTGGTTGTTGCATCCTTCTTAACAAAAACTTTATTAATAGATTGGAGAGAAGGGGAGAAATATTTTGCTATAAAACTAACCGATTATGACCCAGCAAGCAACAATGGTAACTGGCAATGGATTGCTTCTAGTGGAGCTGATTCCCAACCCTATTTTCGCATATTTAATCCATGGGCGCAATCAAACGATTTAGACCCAGATGCAAGTTATATTAAACAATGGATACCAGAATTAAAAGATATTCCAGCAAAAAATATTCATTCATGGAATGAGACATGGAAAGAATATAAGGACGTTCATTACCCCAAACCTATTTGCGATTATCAAATACAAAAAGAAAAAGCACTAGCCATGTTTAGAAAAATATATTAATATAACCGTAATTATTTAATAATAATTTTATACTATTCTAATAATGGACTACGAATCAAATGAAGAAAAGTTATTATTTGATAAACATCATATAAAAATGGTAAAAACGGAAGATAAAAAATATAAAATAGAGTTTGAACTAATAAACCAATTAATATTACTTGAACCTATTATTGATTTCAATCTCATCAAACTTATATATGAAATTAACAAGGACGCTATTTTTACTGATATGAATATAGAATTACTTTCGGAAAATCATGCAACTATTTACATAAAAATGTTTCATTTTTTTGCAGACTTTGGAATCAAACAGAAATATATACATATAGATTCACATATCAGTAAATTTGAAAATACTATTACATTTCATGCAACCGGTATTAATTCCAAAAAAGTATCATGTGAGTTATTACCATTGTCTTCTATTACAGCGGTATGTAACATTATTAACCCTCATAAGGTTGGTTTCACAATTTCTTTTTGTTTTGACAATACGTTTGAGGTGTCCGAGGTCATTGAAAAAATGGTTATTACACTTTTTTGTAAAATTATACAAAGAACAAAGCAATGTATTGAAAAAATGACATTATATATAATATAAATACAAATAGATATAATATATAATGAAACATATCCTGGTTTTATCTTTCTTGTCAAACGTTTTTTTTATGGTAGATATATTTTTTTTGTTTCTATATGAATATCTATGTTTTTTAATGAGTCGGAAATATAGTCAATGTATTTATCATATTTCTCATGGTTTAGCTAAAAGAAATATTTTATATGTTAAACTATTTCAGGCAATTTCTTTAAATAATCAATTTATTGATGAAGAAATAAATAATCAATTACTGCAATATACGGATTCTGCACCTTATTCTGTTGATGATGTAAACTGTGAGTTAATTATTCAAGTTATGCAACAATATAACTTAAAAAGCAAGGAATTATTTTTAAAACCGATTAATTCTGGCATGATATCCTTGGTTTATAAAGTTTTAAATGATAAGAATGAGAACATTATCCTTAAGGTAAAAAGACATAATATTGATACTACATTAAACAACGCATTAGAAAGGTTACAATTCTTTGTTTATATTCTTTCATGTATACCCTATTTTAATACATTCAATATACCATCTACTATTAACAAAAATATTTTGCTCTTGAGAGAACAGTTGGACTTTACAAAAGAAGTTAAAAATACACTAGAGATTTCAAATTTATGCAAAGATATTCATTATATAAAGATTCCTCGTATTTATGAAGAAGTTACAAAAGAGTATCCCGATATTATTATGATGGAATATATAGATGGCCAACACATTTTACAAGTAAATAAAAAAGACTATGAGATATATGCCAAATTGGTTTTAAAGTACGGATTTGTTTCGTTGATGTATCATGGTGTAACTCACGGCGACTTACATTCAGGTAATATATTGTTCATTAAAAATGAAAAAAAAAATGATAGCGATACTACACTAGAGTATCAGATTGGACTAATTGATTTTGGAATTATTATTAAAATAAACAAACAAATGACAGAAATGTTTTTAGACGCAATATCGGACGTTTTTTCTGAATCAGGACGTGTTACTGGTATTAAATTATTACCCTATATGATTTCTAATTTTGATACTTTACCAAATCACAATAAACAGCATGTATATGATGAGATCGGAGAAATAATTGATAAAGTAATAACATCATCAAAAGAAGCAAATCAGCTTAAAATATATGAATTTTTTCATAAATTTAATACATATCTAAGCAATGAAGATTTTAAAAAATATGATATCAGTGTATCAGACGACTTTATAAAACTACAAATGGGCTTAGCGATGTCTCATGGAGTTAGTATGCATCTATGTAATGAAGATTATATGATTTTTGCAAATAAAGTTATTTGCGAATTGTTTCATATGGACCTACTATATTGTTTATAAAAATTCTTATTGTTGTAGAAAATAATTTAAACCTAATATTATAAAATATTTTATATGTTTACATTTTTAGAGAGAAAAAAAATAGATTTCTATGGATTTAATTTATCATGTCTACAAAAATCTAATGGCAAAGGATACATAGCCACTATTCGTCAATGTATCAACTCAGGAGATTGTGGAGTAAAGTTAATTGAACCTGCTAAAGATGCAGATAAAAGTGAATGGGATGCTTATAGAACTGCTACTAGTCTAGCTTATCCGCAGACTATTAATAAAACATTTTACTTAGATTTAAATAACAACTTTGATGTTATAATAGCGCGAGAATTATTTGAAACCAATATACCCGTCTATTCTTCTTTTTCCAAAGGCATTGAAGATTGTAGATTGATTGACGAAAAATCTTTACTATGTGTTTGTTTGTCTAGTAATCCTAATTGGAAATCTGAAATGTGTTATGCTGAATTTGAAGAGAATAAGATAAAACGTTTACAACAATTATATATAGAAGAAGAACAATACTCAAAAAATGAGAAAAATTGGTTATTTCTTAAAAAACAAGATGACAACCATATTATTTGTTTATATCATTACAATCCGTTAAAGGTTATTTCTGTAAATATTCACACAGGAAAATCAAAGGTTATAAAAGAATATACTATTAAAGATAAGAAATTAACTTCACATGGAGGAGCTTGCGTGTATTTGGATAAAATAAATAAATATTTAGTTACAATACGCAATGTTTCTTACGGAAAATTTTTTGGAAATCAATTTTTATTATTGAATGATTTATTTGAATTAGAGGGAATAAGTGAGGTATTTAATTTTCCGAACTGCGAAGGGTTATATCAAATGTGTATGTCTCTAATAATTAATAAGAATGATAAAAATCAAGAAGTTGTACATGCATTTGTTGGTGTAGATAATCGCACATGTTTTATTTATGAGGGCTTGTTAGATGATATTTTAACAAATTGTAGACATGTTACAATAGCATAACTTATTATTTGAAAAATATGTTTATATTTTTTCTTTATCAATTACCACCTCTTTTGCAACATTTCTAATAATTTTATTGTATTTTTTCAAATCTGATTCTGTAGATGAACCACCCATGGATTCATGAAGAATATGAACATAATCCATGTGTTTTTTTGTTTCAGTATCCTCTGATGTAGGATTTTCTTTCACCCATGTGGGAATCTGTTTGATATTTTTGTTTGCAATATAATTGATTGCTTGTTTTATTTTCATATTTTCACTATTTTCTTTTTCCCATGCATCTTTATCTTTAATATACAATGTCTCCCGCTTTAAATCGCTGCAATGAATAGGTCGTTTGAAAATATCAAGTTCTTTTAATCCACGTATGAAAATTTTACTGATTCCTTCAGTATAACCCAATTTACCCATCATATCCAAGTCGCTTAACTGCAATTTTATGGTATTTACAAATTCCATAATATTGAGTGCATCTTTACACTGTTCATTTAAAAAGAAATTCAAATTAAAGTTATTTGTAGTATTGTTTGTTGTATTATTTGTTACCTTGTCATCTCTTGCAATCTCTAATATTTTTTTGTTCTGGTCCATAATTAAATCTTTGAACTCCTGGTTCTGTTTAATCAATTCCATATTTTGGTTTAATAAAATTGATACAATATTATTGGAAGATGACGTATTATCGTGTAATAAATTTGTTTGCATTGAACATTTTTTTTTGTGATTGCATAAGCTGGACATGTGTTTATAACTTTTTCCACATGGACACTGGAAATTACTATCGGCGGCGTTTTTTGTTAGTCTGGCGTTAGGATTTGTTAGTATTTTATGTTTACGTGTCAATAAATGACGATTAAAATCACTTTCTTTGCAGCATCCAAAGTCACATTCTTTGCAAATAAATTTGAAGGCGTTTTCTGGCGTTTTTTTATTAGGATTCATTAGTATAATAGACTAATAGAAAAAACGCCTAAATTCTTTTTGCAAAAATAGTTAAAAATTATGCTAACAAAATTAGAATTATTTTTTCTGTGGCCCAAACCATGGAGACCATAAGGGACAAAATTTGATGCATTTGTCGTAAAATCCTCGCCCTATTGAAAAATGGACATTTATTTTTGTCCATTTTCATGATCCAGGGTACTTTGCCAACTTTTAAATTTCTTCCCCCGGAGGTTCTTTAAGTTACTTTTAATATATATTATTTATGGCATCTACACAGATTAGGACTCCTTCTGATTAGTTATATTCTTATCTGGTTGATATTAAAATTGAAATAATAATATATGATTGTTAATAAAGTAACAATTACTATGCAATCTTTTACGGAAACGATACAATCTGAAAATCCTGAATCTATTCTATTTATAGATGGAAGCTACTTTTGCTTTCATAGATATCATTCTATCTTACGATGGTGGAGAAGTGCTTACCCAGAGACAATTCTAGAAGACCCCTTTAAAAATGAGATGTTTGTACAAAAGTTTAAGAAGACGTTTATAGAAACAGTCAGCAAGTTGACTAAGCAACTACAATTGAAGAACCACAAACCGTTCATGATTGTGGGAAAAGATTGCAAGAGAGAGAATATTTGGAGAAATAGTTTATACCCTTCTTATAAAGGAACTCGTGTAAAAGATGATGATTTTATGGGAGGCCCTTTCTTTAAAATGGTATACGATGAAGGTTTGTTTCAATTGGGAGGAGTTAGAGCTATTTTAAAACATCCGCAGTTGGAAGCGGATGACTGCATAGCATTATCTGTGATGCATATTCTCAAGGCAATACCCGATACTAAGATTAATATTATCACAAGTGATAAGGACTATTTACAATTAGCTGGACCCAGGGTCAATATATTCAATTTGGCGTACAAAAATATCACGGAGAATACGTTGGGTGGAAGCGCCGCAGCAGACCTATTTTGTAAAATTGTAATGGGTGATACTAGTGATAATATTAGTTCAGTTTTACGTAAGTGTGGACCAAAGACTGCTTTAAAATGTTATCAAGATAGAGAATATTTTAAGGAACGAATGAAGGCTGAAAATGCATACGATAAATATGAATTAAACCAGAATATTATTGATTTTACACGTATACCATCAAATCTTGTGGATGAATTTATGCAAGATTACGCTTGTATAAATGCTTAGTAATAAATAAACGCTTAAAATTAATATAACCGTCTTGTTCGGTTATCATATTGATAAGGAGTTCTATAGTTTTTTCTAGTGTAGTCATTTTCTCTATCATACCGAGTTCTATCATCATACCGAGTTCTATCATCGTACCGGCTTCTATCATCATACCGATTTCTATCATCATAACGATTTCTATCATCATACCGGCTTCTATCATCATAACGATTTCTATCATCGTACCGACTCCTATCATCATATCTATGCACATCATAACGTTCATCTCCTTTTTTATCTTTATCTTTATCTTTATCATCGTATTTAACAGAAGAGGGTGCAATAATATTACTCTGGTTGAACTCCATGGGTTGATAAGCGAGACCAAACATATCAGCATATGCCTGGCGTATCTTTTCATATTGTAAATGACAAGCAATCACTGGTTGTTTATGTAACGGTATGGATTCGCCTGGATATAACTCAAGGTCAATAATTATATAATAACTTAATTTGGATTCTGCTTGTTGTAAAATAGGTCTTCTAGTATCCATATATCTATTTCTTCCAGAAAAACGAAGACCTTGACCACCAATTTGCTGTTGTTCCGTTGAAGAAAATGGAATCTTTGTTTCACTACCACTTGAAAGTGTATTGACAGAACCCAAATTTCCGAATGATGCTTTTTTAACTTTAAAATCCCCCTTTGATGGTTGTACTGATGACGATGTACTGGGTCTTGGAATTGAACCATTAGCTTGTGCATCCATTTGTTGAAAATATGCACGAAAGTTATCATTATGATAAAACCATGTTGCTTGTCTTGCCTGTGGTCTTATATATTTCCATTGAGTTTTATAGACCAAGTATTTCAAATAATCAGGTATTTCATCAAATGTATACATTATTTGTTCCAATGAGTTACAATACATAATCTCATAATGTTGTACACCTTCATCATTGCTAGTCAATAATATAAATGCAAAACGCTGATAGTCGTTTGCAAGTTGCATCTGAGGTTCATCATATATTGTTGAAAAAACCCGATATATTCCTGAAGTATCCATTATTACTTCATTACGAACCGCTTCCATTCCATTATACATAACATTGTCCAACCCCTTTATAGTATAAGTAATAGGTGACCCTTTATTGTTGATATAACTTATAACTATACCTTGCATTTGTTGTAGAGAAGATGACTCTGGTTTAAATGTTACGTGAAATCCAGCGGGAATACCTGCATTATTATCGGGTAATGTAGTATCAATTACAATAAATTTAACACCAAAAATACCTTCAAGAACTTTGAGGGAAGTCTCGTCACCCCAAAACCGATTATTTTGTCGTATAATGTTTCTTATTGCTGGTATATCAAATGGAATCAATTGATTTTTTTTTGGGTCAGTGTCAATTAAAAAACTATATAGACGTCTTACTGGGTCATCTGCCTGTTGATTAATAATATCAAAATTTACAGCGTTTTCGTACCATTGTGCTATAATACCATCTGAAATTCCATCAATCGGGTCGGCCACAGCTCTTCTTAGAGAAGGGTTTGAGTAAAATCCATTATTGGAAAATTTATTATCTGTAGTTTGGTTATGTAAAATTAAATACATGTTAAATATATCAGATATTGCATAAAATAAACAATCACCCCCACCAGCGTTATCAATGACTATCCAATCTTCAATGATATCGTTTACATTTGAAGGTACAATTACAGCATTATCGCGATTCCCGTCAATAAATAAATACTCAATATTAGATTGTAGATTTATTGTATTATCGTTATCATAATTATTTGATAGTTTATGTATAAATGCATCTTTAATTTGTTCTCCAACTGTTAAAGGTGGTTTTGTAGAGCCAGAACCATAGCTAGAGCTAGAGCCACTTGTAGAACTGGGTCCGCTTTTTTTTTGTTCACTACTATTCATAATCCAGCTGTCATCATCGTCATCTATGTCCGCAACAATATTTACACAGGTATGTTTTATTCCTAGACTAGAAATATGTGGAATCAAAATATCAACTGCTTGATTGTATTTTCTCCTAAGAGTGCTCATTGTACCTCTTAATTGTTGTAAATTATTATTATTTGTAGCATTTTGTGTTTCATTTAGACGTAAATTTTCTTCAGAATTTTCAGCCTCTCTCCTACCCCAAAATAAATAATTGGGTATATACTGAATAAAATTAGGAGGAGACTTGAGAATATCACGATAACAGTGTCGCAATCTAGTATATTTTTTCTTTGCAATATTAAATATATTTTGTTTTGTGGAAATAAGTGATATATGTCTGGAATATTTTATTGCGGAAATGCGAGAATATATGGTAATCAAATCATAGCATAATCCTAATGCATTTTGTAAGCGCAAATAATCGTTGTATTGTTTTTTATATGCGGTTGATTCCTTTGTATCAAACATAATAATGGTTTGCTTTTGCAAAGGTTTATTAAGTGTTGAAAGATTCGTTAAAAATGCTGTTCGCTGATTTTCACTGTAAGTTTGATTATATTGTTCTAATAAATTTCTTGCAATACCTATTTTACCATCACTCACCTTCTCTCCCTCAGTGTTACCTATAAGATATGATTTAATATTGTCCAAAAAAATACTGGTATTTCCATATAAAATTTTCCACATTTCCAAGTCTACTTCTTGGTTCAAACTTAATAAAACAAATATGTAAATATCAAATTGATATTTATCAATGCGCAATAACATTGGAAATTCATAGAATATTCTTAATAATTCTGCATAATTTTTTGGCTGTTCTTTGATTATTCTTATATGATTTTCCACCATGGGAACTAATTTTTTGAGATAATTAATCCGTATTGACATAGTTGAATTACTATCTAGTTCACTATCATTTAAGATTTTTTTATAACTTTGCATATCAAGTTTGATAATATTTAACGCTAATATATTTTGATGCTCTTTATCAGTATTGTGTGATTTATAATAAGCTTCTTTTACAGTATATAATTGAGAATAAAATGAATAAATAGCCCTTATATATTCCAACTGATAATGTATTTTATTTATCAATAGTTTTATAGCATATAACAGTGCATTCAGAAATTGTATTCTATATGTTTCAAATGATATAATAACTTGGGTTATAGTTTGTTTTTTAGCAGAATCTGCAATAAGTCTATCAAATGGCATATCTTTTTTATAAGTTGAAAGAAGCTCATTAATTTTATCAATCATACCGTCATATTTTAATTTATTTCTAAAAATATTAGCGGTTTGTCCAGCTGGCGTTGTTGATAAACTGGTTGCACTTGAACTCGCTGTGCTTGGACTCGCTCCACTTGAACTCGCTCCACTTGAACTCGCTGTACTTGGACTCGCTCCACTTGAACTCGCTGTATTAGGGCTAACAGATAAATTAGTAGTGTTACTACCAAAAATACCAATAGAAGTATCAAATTGTTCCTTTGATTTGTTATATAGTGTACCTTTTTTAACTATATTTTCATAAAGTGGAAGTAACACTTTGGAATTTAATTGAATATCTTTTGAATAATTCCTATCAATAGAATAAAGAATAGTCAATGAAACTGGGTCACTTGATAAATTCGCGTCGGTATCAAAATTAAGTATATTTTGCTCTACTATTTTTTTAGTCACTAAGTTGCGCGCAATTTTTGGTATTTCCTTTCCCCACGATTTAATTGAACTTTCTTCCCCAGGTATTTTTACACTATCCAATCCTCTAGCACTATCCGACCTATATGTATCAATAAATTTACTCATGTCAGTTGAGACAGCAAACCCTTTTACTGCACGGGAATGTTCCCGTTTAAATTTCTTTAATTCGTCGTTTGCAAGTTTTTGTTGAAATAAAATTGGTGATTGTGAATTATAAAGCCCCTGCCCATAAATTGTTCTTGAAATATGACGTTCAAAGTCTTTTGTATCTACTTGCCAATCTCCATTTACCCAATCATGTGAAAAAATAGTATACGGTTTTCCTTTTATATAAAATAAAGTACCTTTTTTGAATAACGTATTAAGCGTTACTTGAATATTACGATCAATGGTTCCATTCTCCGTGGCTTCTTCTAAAGTTTGCGGTTTTTGAGGAGAATTCACAATATTACGATTGATTAAACTAGTAAAATCTCCTTTACTAAAAAATTGTGTAAATATTTCGGATTTTGGATACTGTTGTGGTATATTATTAACTACGCTCTCGTTTAATTTGATAAGTGGATTAAAATAAACGGTATGCCCCCTTATATTTGGTACAGTCATATCGGGTTCATATTTAATTTTAGAGTATCCCCGAATTCTTGTGTTAATGAATATTGTTAATGAATTTGGAAATGACATTCTTATAATAAAGAAAGAATATTAAAATGGTATTATATTCTTACTTATAGTTTGTTTAGTTTGGTTTTTTATAGCTTTTCCTTAAAAGCCGAATAGAGTTGTTGTTGTTTTATCTTCTGTTTTTCCCTTTTTGATTTCTCCAAAATGGCTATTGCGGAATTCAACTCTTCATCGCTAACTTGTCCATCATTATTTGTATCTTCAGCCGTTTCCAATTTAGTTAAAACTCTATAATGATGAGGAACCACACAAAATGAACTTTCTTCATTAAATAAATGGTCAGATAGAATAACAAATATAGCAGTTAACCCAAGCGCAGCATATATATCACGAGTACCCATCCAGGCCATTGCGAATACTAGTATTTGTTTGCTGATAGACATTTTTAAGTATTCTTCAGTTGATTTGCTAAATTGAATAGTAATAAATTTAGACCCAATGTTAAGTAATATCATAACACAACCTGCAAAAAACTTGCTACTATTTAAATAAGAAATATGATTGTGTAAATAATTAAATATGTTCATAAATATAGTTGATTGTGGAAAACTATATTGTTTATTCATATCTTTTGCTGATGAATTCTTTGTCATATAATTAAATAATATTAAAACTTTTTGAATATTATTAAAGCGTCTACAAAAGACTATTCTTTTTTAGAATATACTGAATGTTATTATAAAGCATATTCCATTTTTTGGAAAAATAATTTTGAATATCTCTAACGCGAGGTTTATAGAATCTATTGATAATAGGAACAAATGATTCCTTCTTGTTATGTAGAGAAAGAACGACACACATCATTACACTTACAGATACAATTATAAAAATAGATAGCATTTGATGTTGCTTCATATACTAGTGTTACATAAGAATTATGATAAAGTAATTTGTTTTACAATTTATTTAATAAATCATTGTTCCACTCAATGTGTTATGCCTTAAATTCATAAACGGCTCCACTTTACTATTTTTAACAGGTGTATAGGGTATTGATTTGGAGCTTTTAGATGCAATTTGTTTTTGCGCATTCAACTTTAAATTAACCATATCTGCTTGTTTTTCTACCGGTTTTGTAGTAACCACTGGTTTTACAGCACTCGTTGCAGGTGCAGCAAATTTATTTGTTACTAAGGCTTTATCGCCAACTTGCGCAGGATTAGATTTCGTTGGTTTTCCAATATCAGTAGTGTCTGTTTTAGGACAATCAGTTCCAGAACAGGAGCTAGAGCTAGAACCAGAACCAGAAGATTCCTTTCCAGTAAATCCTTCGTTTCCAGTTTTGAATAAATCAATATACAATGCAAGAGTAACAATAGTTGCTGTTAATCCAAGAACAATATTATAATTTGTCAAAAGAATAACTATAATTAAAATAAATAATTTTCCTAAAACGGTATTGAATGGTTTTTTAAATATTTCAGGGTATTGTGCAATGAGAATAATTAAAAATACAAAAAAAAGTCCCAAAATATTATGACTTTTTACTTCATAAAATTTTTCAGGTATAATATTGTTAAATATATCGCTAGTATTTTTCATTTATTAATAGATAATATTTTATTTTTATGACTAGATGATTATACAAAATGCAATTAGAAAGAATTTCAGTGTGTTTCTTAAATTATTATCTTATTTTTTAATAAGAGAATGTCTTTAGCAATGTATGCTGCACCATTTGATAATGAAAATACTCAAATAAATGATAAAGATAATGATGGCCACATAGCAAGAAAAAGAATGGCAAATAATAGAACGCAAAAACGTGTTCCTAAAGAAAATCAATATTCAGAAAAAGTAAACTCGGTTCTACAAAGTATCAGTAATTTACCTGAACAATCTGATTCTGGTTTTAATTCTGATTCTACGGGACTAGCTGATTTTCATCCAATTCCACCACCCATGTCTGTTGGAGTTGAACAAACAAAATTAAGAGAAGGTCAATCTGCAACACCAACTGCAACACCAACTGCAATGTCAGAGAATAAAGAGGAAAATTATACCAGATTTATGCCAAATTATGACAAAATGTATAAGACTAGTGCAACCAATATGCCTTATTATTCGGGCTATAATTACCAACAAGGCATGAATAACTCAACTCCTGCTATGCAAATGCAAAGTGAGAATAGTGTTTTACTAGATAAATTGAACTATATGATACATCTTTTAGAAGAACAGCAGGATGAAAAGACAAACAATGTAACAGAAGAAGTTATATTATATTGTTTTTTAGGAATCTTTATTATTTTTGTAGCAGACTCATTTGTTCGTGTTGGAAAATATGTGCGATAAAATTTGTCTTCTATTCTTGTATCTTTTTCATTTCATTTCAAACATCAATTTGGAATGAAAGTTATTATAATGGAACCACAACCTTTTTCATTAGTGGTGAGCCTTCCATTCTATCTTTAGATGGAGCACCCATAGATTTAAAGAATTTCTTATAATTTTTTATAACATAGTCAACCGATTGGTCTTTCGCTTTTGGATATAAGTATATTTCATAAGAATCCTGAGATAAATTGCTTGATAATACTGCTGTTATATCAGAATTAGAATCAAACTCATTGAATAAAATTGTTGATTTTTCTGTATTTGGATTGGGTAAATTAACGTATTTATGTTTACCATTTTTGTATACAAGAACAACATAATCACCACTAGCTAAACCTCGCCAAAATTTTTCAAGAGGTTTATTTTTACCCCAAACAGAGTCGGTATCTTTCCACATTTCTAAAACTCTTTTAGATGGTTTATAATTCAGTTTTTTAGTTTTATTATTTCTTGTTTTATTATTTCTTGTTTTTATTGGCATGCTTCACTTTATAATAGACAAAGAAGAATAGATGCCGAAAATAAGTAAAATATAAAAATATTTAAATACAATATTATTAGAAGTATATACCAGAAATGGGTTCAAATGCTTTAGGTAAAGTCAGCCCAATGCCAGCTACTGCTATCGGGTCAAACGTATCTAGTCAAATTTGTCAATTACCAGGAAACGCGACAGCAATTGGGTCAAATGCTTCCGCACAAATCTGTCAATTTCCTAGAAATGCTACAGCCATTGGGTCAAATGCTTTGGGTCAAGTCTGTCAATTTCCAGAAAACGCGAGAGCTATTGGAAAAACAACAACATCTAATTTAAAATAAATGTTTTTTTGGGTGAAAATGTGGGATATGCAAAATTATAGAAAAAATAAGCAGTTGGGCTTTGAATGCACGGCTTTACACTTTTTAATAAACTGGTAACAATGATATCATTGTGTGATATATTCTCTATTATGGAAAATCCAAAATGTTCTTTTTCCGCAATCACCCACAATGCATTATTATACCCATATATAAAGAGGTCTTCATCAACATTACCACATATAGAAGCAATGCAGCTTACTGCTTCACAATCATTCTTGATAAATGTACATACTTTTCTAAAAAAATATGCACATCTAACTTCATTATCTTCTACCATCATAAAAACAAATATATTCTTAGTATTTATTAGTTCCAGTAGATTTGATAATTCAGGTTGAATACAAATATCAAAAGTTTTATTCAATTCATATTCTTTCATAAAATCAAATAATATATGTATATTTGATTTTCCACATTCAACTATAGAAGTCCCACCTTGCAAACTCGCCAGTTTTGTTATTCTATTCATAAAAAACCCATAGGTAGTGTAGACACATAATGGCACAATTCCAGTCAACTTATCTTCTCTCTTGAACAAGGAAACGCTAATGTTGCGGTTATGATGTCTTTGTTGGTAATGATGTGTTTGAATTATCTGGGGAGCAATCCCTTTTTGACGATACAATGTGTCCACACATAAATGGTCAACATAATATGTATCAAATAACATGGGAGAACTTCTATTATAGATGGCAACATGAAGGGGGCGCGAACTCATAATTCCCACCAACCGTTTTTCTGGTATCGTAGTGCCTTTTTTTAAGTCAATAAGGAGTTCATCTTCAAAATAAAAAGAGAGAAAGCTTAAATCGTTATGTCCTTCAAAGTAAGGCATGATATTATTCTTTTTGGGTGTATGACAGTTTTCATTATTTCGCAAGTAATGTTTGCAAAGAAATCTTACAAATTTTTTAATATATAATTCGCCAACTTTATCGTATTTTATGGTTTCAATATTATTCATGTTACAATACTTATTTTTTTCCGGAAGGTTGGGTTGAATAATTCCCGGAGGAAAGAAGTAGTATCCAATATCATAAACGTGAAATACTGGTTGAAGTGTCCAAAACCGAAAGGTAAGTTTGATATAAGCTGCAATACAGATAAAGATTATTACAATAAAGAATACTATATATAAAAGGAGTGTTGTATACATAGTATGAATCAATAATTTAAATCAACGGTTTAAAACGATTTATGCTAACCCAACTTCAATTTAGGCTGGTTTTTGAAAAATATACAAATATTGATATTCATAACCGACCTTTATTAAATCTACCTTTCCAAAAATGATAAATCCTGCATCCTTTGCTAGGTCTAATATATCTGCTTCTGATTCCATATACATCTGATGCTCTTGTTTTCTAAAAACCTTTCCAGTTTCTTTATTTTGAAACTTTTCAACAAATTTAGCTGTATTATTTGTATTGTCTAAATCAAAGTTGGCACTATATTTAAAATCTTCAAAGGTAACATTGCTTTTTGTAATGCGTTCTTTTGCATATCGTTGTGGAGTTAACATGAGCAAAGGATTTGCAGGAGGTAAAATAGGGTCAAATTGGTCTCGGTTCACAACATGAACAACTAAACTTCCACCTGGCATTAACCAATTCATACAATTATTAAAAAATTGCTTTTTATCTTTGATGTAATATAGTGTAAAATATAAACATAATATGTGTGTAAAGCTGCTAGGTTGAAACATCATTGCATTTAAAATATCTCCATGTTCAAAGTCGTAGTCTGGATAATTTTCCTTGGCCTTTTTAATCATTGGAAATGACGCATCAACACCTATGGCCTTATAACCTTTTTTATTTAGACTGTGAACATGATGGCCTGTACCCGAACCAATATCTAATATGATGCTTTCTTGTGTGGGTTTTGTTTTATTAATAATTTCACCTATTTCATAGTCATCTTTTAATGTACTAAATACTAATTGGTCATAAATATCACTATAAAAATCATCATATACCTCTGGGCCTGTTTTATACAAAAATTGTTCGTTTTGTTCAAACCCTTCTTTATGTTTGATATTAGCTGTTTTGAATATAGCAATAGCAATTAATAAAAGTATTACAAAAAACAAAACCTTTCCCCAGGTGGATGACTTTTTATATATAATAGAAACAGATTTCAATGGTTTTAAAATAGAAGCAAACATAAATTCTTTCTATATGTACTATTGTTATTTTTTTTGTTTCATTGTAGTTTATAAATGTCAGATATTGAAATCAATGATATGAGAGAACAGAAAGAATTCAAAGGAATAACCTTTTCTGGTTTCAAAAAATCGGATGCAAAAAAAGAATTACTAAATAATTTATCAAAATCAAAAATAGAGCAAGCGTGTTACTGGAGTGCCGAATTTATTTGTGCAGGGCATTATTCAGATTTGTGGGAAATTGTATTGTATTTTTATAGCAAGTATATTCATTTAGGGAATCCTAAACTCGCTATATATGTTGCTTTAAAGATTAAAAGCTTTAAGGAAATTATTACAACCGGTTATAGCGGACATGAAATAAAATTAAGAAATAATGAAAGAATAAGAAAACTGTTCTGCGAAATGATATGCATTTTATGTCGTGCAAAAAGAAAACATAGTTTTGATGAAATCAAAATTAAAAAAGAAGACTTTGATATGACCTTTATGACGGGTAAATTAAAAGCATCAAATGCACAATATGCTGCAAATGTTATTCTCTCGGGGGACCCCAAGGAACTTTATATCGCAATCAATGAATTTTGCTATTCTATTTCAAAAGACTGCAAAAATTGCATTGATGCGTGTTACTGGATAGAATGGATATCTGAGTTTGAATCTATTTGTAAATTGAAAAAAGAACCATGTAAGTGCGAGAGAAGATGCGATATTCCAGTTCACACTCGGGACCAATTAGACGTAGTTTGGATAGTATGGGATGCAATTTTAAAAGAATCTGAGAATCATCACGCATTGATTAAAAAGATAATTCAAAGCTTGCTAACCTTGTTTACATTAAAGTACACAAATACGTGTTTTAAAAAAAGAAAATTTGTATTGTATTATGCTGCTGCATTACTTACTGAAAGTGTTAATCTTGAAGAAGATTTATTGAAAGATAAAGATGATGTTATGGTTATCATTAGTAAAGTTGACACTATTTATAAACAGATTAAAAAGAATGAAAAATCACCTAATACAGATTACTTGTTTACAAATGCCAATAAAAGTAATTTAGATAAGACAATTGCAAAATTAGAAACTATGAATCATTTTGGCGAGACATTTATTCCTAGGCTATAAATATGGTATCTCTTGACTATAGGTATGCAAATATTATATCACACTATAATATATGCATACAACTAGACGACGAGTATCAAAGAACAGTAAAACACGCAAGCAAAAAAGCAAAGCTTCTCCTCTTAGCTCGTTTGAACAAGAAGTGGTTGTAAAATTTCTAGAAATGTTAAACACAATTAAGCTATATCATTGGAAAACGCATAGTTATGCTACACATAAAGCAACTGATAAATTGGGTTCAGAACTTCAGGATAATGTGGATTCCTTTGTAGAAGTATTATTGGGAAAACGCGGTGACAGAGTGAATCTTACAAAGATAAAACATATTACATTAAAAGATTTTGACTCAGTGGGAAAGTTTAAGAGAGAAATTATTAGATATAAAGAATATTTGGTTGGATTAGATAACTGCAAAGCCTTAAAGACTATGTCTAATAGCGATCTATATAACATTCGCGATGAAATGTTATCAAACTTGAATCAATTTTTGTATTTATTGACGTTCAAGTGAGAATAAGTAGAAAGGAGAAATTATATCTGTTTCACAGTTATAATAAAAATTTAATATATTTATTTTTATTATAATGGATAGACTATCAACATCTACACCAGCATTAACCCAAAGTCAAAGTTCCTTTTTACCAAGTTCCCTTTCATCAATAACCACTACGGGGGCAAGTACAACAACTGGTCCAACCTTTTTAAATCTTTCCTTGACAACCTGGATTATTATTATTTTAGTCCTTGCTATTTTAGGAATTAATATTTTTGCTTATTTGGCAAAAGGAACGCAAACATTTGCATCGTTCTTTTCGCCCATTTTTCAGAAAATAACATATTTGTTTGGAAATTCTTTAGGAAATGTTACAAAACAAGTAACAGATACAGCTGCGACTGGAACAACTGCTGGTGTGGATATTATAGCTGGCACGATTGACAGTGGTGTAGATGTAACATCACAAATTATTAGCGGAGCACCAGCTTCTTCGTCTATTGTTGGAAGCCAAAAAACAAGTACAAATAATACAATTCCAACAAATCAAAATGACTCGTTAACCCAAACACTGAATCAAGCACAAAAAATGAATCCAACAACCCAAGGAAACTCGGGTTCTAGTTCAAGTTCTAGTTCTAGTTCAACTTCTAATTTTTCAGCGGATGATGCAACCAGCGCGATTCAATCTAGCAAAACTTCTAGCAAATCAGGTTGGTGCTATATTGGAGAAGATAGAGGGTTTCGTAGTTGTATACAAGTAGGTGAAAATGACCATTGCATGTCAGGTGATATATTTCCAAGCCAAGACATTTGTGTGAATCCTACTTTAAGGCAATAGTGTAAATATTACGAGTCCATATTTATCATCAGATTGTGGAGAAGCATAAACGCATGAAAATACCTGGGCGTCGTCCATCCATGAATAATTTCCACTTGCACATGGGTCGGACCGGAACTTGCCAATATAGCGATGCTCTCCGAATCCTCTTTCTATCCAGGGAATTCGGTGTTCCTTGTATTCCGTGGGAAACATGGAATGAATATGCCATTCTCCTATGCTGCTCTTTAAATGACAAGTCTCGCACGATTTTACTAGTAATGACTGTAAGCGATTTGAATCTTTTATCCAAAAGTCTAGCATCACAGAGAATTCCGAATAATTGAAGAAATCAATTTCTTCTGTACAACGTGTTGCTGACATGGTTTATGAGTTTATCTTTGTTATTATAATTTACTTGGAATCAATTTTAAAATAAAGGTTTATAATGGATTGTAAATCCATATTTCATTGGGATACCAAACACCATCCGCATGTGTTATTCCCTCGCCAAGTTGAAGTTTTTTTAATATATCATTATTGACAACAGCTTCTTTATCTGGAAATCTTATAGCAAGTATATCTTTATTCGGATTATTTTGAATATCCTCAAGTAATGTAGTCATTTGTTTAGTTTCAGATAATCCTATTCCTAAAAATATCATTCTGCTATCATACTCATTCCATTGTGCAATATACTGTTGATACCCCTCATCAGATTTTTCAAAAAAATAACGAACAAGCATAATCATTTTTTATAAAATTATTACAGAAAATAACTTTATATTAGAGTTTTACTCGTTTTTTAACAGTTTTATTTTGTTTTTTTAATTTCATAGATTTTCCACCTTTTCTTCTGCGCATAAATCTATATCTGTTTTTATATAACATTCCAAGGAAAATGAAAATCGGAACTATTACTCCATAGAAATACATTTCTGATTCAGAAAGTGGCATTTCATTTTCTTTCAATCGTGCCTTTTCTAACTCTTTTTGTTGTTCTTGTTCTGCAATAAAAGTTGAGGCTGAAAAAGACGTTGGTTTATGCGTAACACCATAGACTTGATTGTTTGGAATGACTTTTTGTTGAACTTCTCTAAATTGCCTTTCATCTTCAGCCTTCTTTTTCTCGTAAGCCTTTTTTCTATTTTCAGCTCGTTTTTTATTTCTTTTTTGTGCCATTCTTCCCGATAGCATTCCCATACTCATAGAACCTCCAGCTTGTTTCAATTGCGGACGTGAATTTATTATATATATAAAATCATTTATTAAATTACTAATATGCCCTTGCTGTTTCTGTACAGTTCTTGCAACTTCATTGTAATACCTTATTATTTCAGATAATTCCTCAGGAGAAGATTCTGCTATCCAATCTACGGCATTCTCCATATCTTCAACTAAGTCATCAACCATTTCGTGCAGTTCTATAGTTGAATCTATACTTGAATCTGTTGTGTTACTGAAATTTGAAGCTAAAGCTAGTTCTGAAGTCATATATATATTTATTATATTATATTATATTTTTCATTTTACAATACTAATATCTAATAATTTAAATCGCAGGTTATACTATTTAATTTTGATTTACTATTTGATTTGCAAAGTTATTTGTGGGTACAATAGAGTTTCCTGAAAAAATAAGTTTTTCTCCTTGAGGCCATTTATTTCCTCCCGCTGAAAAGACACGTCTTACTCTGGGATAGTAAGTTGGTAATCCATCATTATAACATAAGAAGATTACAGGCCCCGGAACATCCGAATCAGTAGTAGGATAGCAAAACTGACTTGCAGTTTCACTATAAATCTCTCCGGTACAAATATTTTCACTAATATTGCATATGAGTGTACCACCGTCGGGAATAACTGTTGGTGCTGGTTCAACTGCTGGATTTACAAGAGGTAAGAGTGGTGCGGAACTTGAACCCGACGGTGGTACTGGAGGTGGAATAATGGGTGGTGACCCGGGACCGATATTACCGTTTGTATTGATTGGGGGTAGCACTGAATTTGGCGGAATAACTGGTGCAGTACAGGTTAATGGAAGACCTGTTGGTAAAAGCGTACTCGCATCTATTCTTGTATAGTTTGCGCGTCTTAAACTGTTTGTATTTGGATTCGTATAAATTTGACTTTGAGTAGCCCATGTAGTTGTGCGATTCACCCACGCACCTTTTGCAATCTGAGAATATCGTTGCATTTTTGTAATATTTGCACTATTTTTTTTGTATTGCAACACGTTTCCTTTTTTCAGAACTGCCAGTTTATAGGCTCCTGCAGCATTATTTGGTACATCCACGTTAGAATAAGCACAAGGATTTTCAAACCGACTCCATTCTCTCGGTGGTATAGGATTATAATTTGGTGATAAGCAAGACATGCTTTATTTTATATAGTTATATATAAATTATAATATAATCTTTGTTAATTTTTCGTACGAGTATTGTATGATTTTACACATTCTTATGATAGTAAGTAATTTACTAGCAAAAATAAACATATTACATTTTTCTTTATTCACTGTTTTCAATTGTTGTTTCATATTAGCAAAGTACTCTTGTACAGTCATAGTATCAGTAATGTCAAAAAAAATTCCTGAATTAAATGATTCTAATATACTCTCTAATTCAGATAAAGCAGCTGGGTCACTCACTATTTTTTCACGCTGCAAAATCAATGCACGCTGTTATAAATTCATTTGCATTTCTCGCAAGAATTTGAATATTTCTAACTTTTTCTGCTTCATAGTTTGTTGCATAATATCCTTTTGAATTGTACCAAGATTCTCCAGTAGCTAATATATCCAATAATGATAGTGGAATTGAAACAGCGCATGCTCTAATAGTGGAACCATCCTCTAAATTTATTTGCATTGCACCTAATTCATGTGCCAATAATTGTATCTTTTCTAATGTACTTGAACCCGTAATAATACATTTGGATAAAAGATGAATAGATATACTTTTTGGTATTCTTTTGTACTCTTCTGGCGAAATGGCCACATTAATAGAATTGTCTTTATATAATATTGTAAATGAAACACAAAGATTTTTATAATCGGTTTCACCTTTATTATACACATCAAATGATGTCATACTTGGTGTAAATGCGAGAGTGAACTTTTCTTCAGGAAAAATTTCTTTTATTTTTCTTTCTATAAATTCAGCATTTCCGCCTCTTTGCGTTTTACATCCTCTTTTATATTTATATTTACGGTGGCGTCGTTGAGTGAGCCTATTTAGACGCCTATACTTTATACTCTTTTTGTATTTTCTGCTTCTAAACATTGTTTATAATATAATAATACTAAAGATATTTTGAAAAAAGGTAATACATATATAATTTAACTTAAATATATTTAACTGCGTGTCCCCATAGGGTTAAATTGGTCCCCAGCTCCCGCAAAGAACCATCGTACAGACAAGTAATTTGGATTCTTCATACTCATAGCACTAGAACCAACCATCTTTGTATTCGGACCATTTTTTGCCAAGTTGTAAATAGCGGTTGTTCCTAAGGCATAATCATAATACCATAAATTGGAGATATACCCGGAAAATCCACCGTTCATGGCAACATACACATCGCCATAGTTTTGCTTTGGAACACCTGTCAATTGTAAACTCTTTGTAATCGTTCCATTAATATATACGTCCAATGTAGTATTTTTGCAACGAATAATAACATTCACCCATTTATTTAAAGGAATATCGCGAATAGTGACTTCTTCATTAATATTATTGTATGTATTCATAATAACTGTAAGTGCATTTGTATTGGGTTCAATATAGAGTCCAGGTGCATTGTTTGGAAAGTTGAGCCCAGTTTCAGGGACTGTGTCTGCATTTCCTTTGCTAAAAATGTGACGATATTGGGAAGAAGGCGTATCATCAATAAAGACCCAGACAGACCATGTAAATTCAATTCCGTCTGGCCCATTGACTGAGCGATTAATTGTCTTGGCTCCAGATGTAGTAGGGTCTTGAGGAATGATAATTGTTTGTTTTGCATCAACCATACCATTAATAAGCTTTGGTGAACTGGATGGGCCAAATAACCAAGCTAAAATAGAAATAGAGAATTGTAATATAATAACAAATGCAATGATAACAATGAGTAGAAAAGAGACTCTGGCAATAATACTACTTGAATTCATATAATCTTTGATGCCACTCCCTCTACCAGTGCTAACTCTTTGTGAAGTATTAATATCCATATATATATATTATTATAGATAAGAAAATATATATATTTTTGTTTATAATTTATTCAGTTTAAATAGTAAAGCTTCCTGTTTCCGTTCCATTATTAGAAAATTCAACTTTAACCTGATAATTTCCAAATAGATTAGATAACCAAGTAGTTCCATAACCCTTTTTATAGATATTCCATGCAGTTTGTGGGTCTGTGGAATTTGGATAATATTGGAATTTTGCTGTCCATCCGGAAAACCCACCCAAAGGTGTCACGTATACATCAGCATCTTGATTAATCTTTGCAACACCAGGCAAGACACAGGTTTTTACTAACTTTCCATCTAAATATAAATCTAATGTTCTTCCATACACACTTACTAACAAGTTTACCCATTTTTGTATAGGAACGTTGCTGACATTGCATGTATGGACTACTGAACCACTTTCATTTGTGGTGTCTTCACTTGTTAATGCTGAAGCAGTTCCAGGGTAACATGTCAATGCAACCGATAAATTGTTTTCAATTGCTCCTAAAACAACAGCTGGACAAGGATCGCTTTGGACAATGCTTTGAACGGTTGTTTTTGAACTATTACTTAATTGTCCAACGCGACCGTATAAAATTTTTGTTTCGCCGTATTTGTAATTCCAATCATTGATATAAAACCAGATGGAGTAAGTGAAGTTACTTGAATTTGCTACACTACCCTGAGCTAGACTACTGGCTGCAATTTTTTGCATAGTTGTTCCTGAACTCACGTTAGTTAATGTATTTATATCAGCAAATACATAACGGAGAAGATAATAAAGTAGAACAACAATGACAACTACAATAAGAATATTCTTAATATCCATGATATATATTATATTCATAGAAATTTTATTAATAATGGGTAATTATAATTCAATAGTACAAGACAGTAAATTTTATAACTCAGTATATCTTGTATTTTATAGTCCAGTATATTTTATAGTCCAGTATATTTTATAGTCCAGTATATTTTATAGTCCATTGTATTGGTCATTATTTGCAACAGCAAACCATTTAAAAGATAAATAATCGGTATAAGGTAAAGCATTAGGGTCTGATTTAATCGGTTGGTCTGGAGAAACTTCAAGACCTGCAGGTTCATCTGTGAAATCAATTTTGATTGGAATAATGGTAGTTTTGGGAGGTTTATAGTTACTCGTTGAAGCTTGCGAAATAGTTTTTATAATAGACTGCTTTGATGAGGTTGCAATAGGTGGATTTTTATCTTTTACTGTATTGTATAAATAATATATTTGTGACGCATTAACAGCAGTATTGAAATAATTTACATTACAAATGCCGCCATGAACACCATTCTTTGAGCCAATGGTTAGCGTATCTTTTGACATTTTGGAAACTATTTTATTGAAGGATTTGACCAATACTCCATTGTAAAAAATATCTACAGTGCCTCCGCTATAATTAATGATAATATTGTTCCATTTTTGCAACAAAACGTTCTTCATCTTGTAGACTATTTTATTTCCTTCCGTTGAATCATCGTTCACATTCATGGTAATCATTAATGTATTTTTGCTTGCATTATAGAGAATGTTTGGTTTGCCACCATAATTTAAAATAGATGTATACGTATCTAAGGAAGAACTAATATTTGGACTAAATGCATCCAAGAAAACCCAGCATGAAATAGCATATTGATAATCATAAAGATTATCTTCATCTGAATTTGTTCCATTTAATTCATCGTAACTTCCAATAATATTTTCTGAATCCGTATAAACCGGTGCATTTACTAGCAAAGTTCCGCCTTGTTTCGTAAAACTATTTTGTACTTTCGGTACAATTAAAAAATAAAGAAGATAGATTCCAATAATACTTGCCAGTAAAATATAATAAGTCCGAGGTGTTTCATTAAATTCTCCAATATCAATAATATTTACAAGAATACATGGAATATAGAACAAAGAGTTGATAATTAATTTAAAGAAAGCATTTTTCTTGTAGTATACACCCCCACTGATTAATTTGTAGACTAACCCTAATACAATGACAATTACGATTGCATTTAAAATGAAAGAGGTAATTCCTGACTGAGAAGAAAGGCTTTCTATTCCAGTGACAAGCCATGCTATTAATAAACCTGAAATTCCTAGACCGAACAATAACATGAATACATTTTTTGCAATATTTGTTATATTGGACATGGTTGAAGATGTAGAGCTAGAACTAGAGCTACCAGTTTGGTTTGTAAAAGATAAAATACCAAAAAAGAATATCCATAATATAAAGACTAGTGCGATTAAACCAAGGGCTAGACCAACTCGTAGACTTTCAACTCCACCCATGGAAAATACTTGAGGCTTTACTAGAAAAGCAACTACAACAAGAATAATAAAAATTATAAAGGCGATTCCACTAAATAATCCAACTTTACTGATTCCTTTGAAAAAATCACCTGGTTGAGAGTTAGACCCTGGTTTATTGAGAGAAGGCAATGTCATCAGTGTCATTAAATACAGAAAACCGAATATAACCAATAGAATAGTTATCAATAGCAACGGACCAAAATATTTTGAGATGTAACCACCAATATCAGTAGAGTAAAAGAACAATAGGAAGGAAATCAGTAAAAAATACAAAACTCCATATTTCATCCGTTCAAAATTCATGGGACCGGATTTCAATGCTAAATAAAACAAATATACGGCTATTGCAATTGTTAATGGTAAATAAACTGGAGAGATTGCATTAATATATGATTTTAAATTCACAAAAAGAGCAATCAATAGGATTAGGTAGATAAAAAGTATAAAAATGTAATTGAATTTACTAAAAAATTGCAGCAATGGTTTGAATACTGGCAAAAATAGAAATAGGCAAGCAAGAATTCCAATTATAGTAAACAAGGTTATAAATACTGGTTTTAATACTTCACTATCTGACTTTCCTCCTGCGCCTGGAATATAATAAAGAAGATAGAAAATTAAGACAAACACAATAATCATAAAGAGTATAAATGTCCCAAATATAGTACCATTCTTAAGTTTATTGATAAGTGATTCATCTATTTTAATATTTTCATTAATAGGAATAGCTATGGCTTTTGGAATATCCATAGTATACAATGATATAATACTTTTTCTCTTTCTATTTCATCTTCTCCCCCTAGAAAAGTTGTGCATTTTTTACATGTTTTCCATAGCAGTCTTTTTACCGTGACAGTCTCTGCACAAAGCTACTAAATTGGTAATTTCATTGGTTCCACCATGTTCCAAACGTTTGATGTGGTCAACTTCAAACCATGCATTTAATTGCGTTTTACAATCTCCACATTTCCATCCTTGCTGAGATGCTACATATTTCTTCTTGGTTTCACTTACGGAACGTTTCGTACTTTTTCCTCCGGATTGTAAGATACGTTTTTCTGCACTATCGGAACCATGTACTTCACTATTCAAGTCACCCATAAAAGAAGACCCGTCTACGCCAGAACTTGTATTCGTCGTAAAATCTATTAAAGGACTTAACATATCAAGAGATGATTTATCAATTGGCATATATTTGACAACATTGTTTGCATGTAATAGGATATTTTTGCACCTAGCCGGGTTTCGTTTTATTAAAAGATAAAATATAATACCTAAAAAGGCAAAAAACGCAATTTGAAAGTATTTTTTATGTTTCATAAAGAGTTTCACATATTTTCCATCGTAGTATGTATTGTAGATAAAAAATGCTGTCACGCCAAAAATTAATAATTCTAACTTCATCGTTACTATAAATATAGATTATTTTATTTAGATATAATTAGATATAATTAGATATAACTATATAAAATAATAATAAAATGGGTTATTTTATAACTAAAAAGAAATTCTTACTTTTTCTTCATAGTTCTTTTTTTTAAGTTCTTCTTATGTTTATTCTTTTTCATAATTTTTGTTGGTCGTTTTTTCTTTAATTTATGTTTTCTTCCACCATCTATTGGCATTGGTACTATTCTTATAAGTGCATCTCTATTTTTTTCTGTTAAATTGGCATTAGATGAGTTTGGAACTGCATTAGTACGTATAGCTTTTTGATATGCTTTTTCTGCCCGTATCATGGCTTGAGCCCTTGCTGTCGCCCCCTCTGCTTCTGCACGTTGTTGTACATCAGGGACGCTAACTGCTCTCGTTCCAGTTCTGTCTATTTCTCCACTACGTCTCGCACGCGCTTCGGCGGCATTTCTTATTGGCACTATTACTCTTTGCTCCGCTTGAAGTTTTGCTGCATCAAGTATTCGTTCTTTAACATCGTCATATTTTACATAATTAAAGATAGCTCTTCTCAAATCAGGATTTGTAGAACTAGAATTATCAACTATGAAATGACCGCCATCTACTTGATAAAGAATTGGTGTAGCATCCGTAAAATTCGTGGAACCTGGAGGAAAAATATAAAAAAATGGTTTTTTAGGAGGGTTATCAAAATTAAACTCACGTCCACCGTTTTCTAGAGGTAAAATAATTAGTCCGTCTGGTAGTAATCCGGTAAGATTTACTATTTCAAAAAAAATACCAGCATCTGGGTAGTCATCTTGTCCTTCACGTCCACTAGCAAGAATTCGTCTTCGTTCATCTAAGTAATCAACCATATCGGGCATACGTTCAGCTTGAGAATTCTCAGGTAATGATAATAAATCAATTAGTCTCTGATAAAAACTACATACGGTCATTCCTTGTCCTTCATTATTTCTTAAGATATGTGCACTTGATAAAATAAGACATCTATTAGAATAATTCTCACCATTAGGCATTCTAATTACATTTCCGTAATTGATTGCCTGAATAGTAATATTTTCTTTTCTTTCTTCTTCAGGAACATTTAAAAACGTAATTGTCTCTGAACGTGGAGCATCCCCTCCATAAGGAGGTAGACAATTTGCTTGAGCATCTCCGCCATCATCTCCACGAGGAGGAGGAGGAGGAGGAGGAGGAGGGGCAGTACCACGTGGCGGAAGAGAGAATTTATCTGTTTCATCCCCCCAATGAGAATTAGGATTATCGTCCGAATGAAATGAAAGTGATACGTTGGAGCTTGGACAGAATGCACCTTTAGGGTTATTCCTACATGAACATTGCATTAATTTTTTATAATAAGGGTCGTCTTCAAAAGACATAACGTAATTATATTATATATAGATTTAAATTATATTTATATAGATTTGCTACTTTTTTTGCGAGATACAGTTTTTGTTAAAGCCGTCTTGGAATGTTTTTTTGTTTTATATGTAGTAGAAAAGCCAGAGCTAGAGCTCCTTATTTTTTCCAAGAAATGAGTTGTAGATTTTTTCTTTGCTTGCAAGAATAATTCGTTAAGCTTATTCAACATTTCTAGAACTTTCCCTTGGTCAATGGGAACATAACTACATTCTATTGCGTATAATATCATTTTGCAAACCAAATGAAATATTTCTTTTTCACATTCACATAATTGTTTATAATATGGTTCTAAATATTCAATAATGGGTAAGTAAGTCATAATAAACCCCCATACATCTATGTTTTTCAAAAAGACGGTTTTAAAATACTCCATTTTCTGAAATACGCCATCATGTGTAAACTTAAACAAAACATACGAAATATATTCAAAAATGAAGTAAAATGTATAATCAAACTCTATTAGGTCTTCCTTAAATTTTTCTTCAATATTAATAAGACTTCGTTCAAACATTTTTGTAAACATAGAATTTAACGCTTTTAAATGACCAGGTCCACGTTTATTTACCCATGAGATAACATAATTCATGGTAAATGACCGAACTTCAAAAAATGTAGGTTCTTTATTCTTCTTTAAAAATTCAGAGTACATTTTTGTAAATGTTTCATTAAACAATACAATAGAAAATGGGACGTTGAACTGAAAGGGTCTATTTGTTAGCAACTTGGGTATTGTTTTTGCTGAACCTGAAAAGGTAGTACTTAAACCCCAATCTATAAGTCTGGTTCTAATCTCTTTATCCGTTTCTTCTTGCACTAACACATTAGAATCTTTTATATCGCAATGAAACACGCCTTTTTCATTCATGGGATGAATACCCTTTTGCAATAATTGAATCAATGACGTATTTAATTCATGCATTTTAGTATAGTTCATGCGCACGTCTTTTATATAGTGTTCAACATCAACACCACCGTATGGAATATTCAATGATAACAATCTGTCTAACGATGAATTTACATTCTCAGAAGTAATATCCATCTTTTTTAAAGATTTGCATTTCTTATCAAAGTTTTTTTTATCATCTTCGGATAAAGGTGCTGGTTCACATAAAGATATTTCGTTTAATAAAAAATAATTACTGTAATCTGGAATATCATGCAACAATTGTTTAAAGTGCTGTATTTCTTTATATTCTTCCTTGGCATACTTTATTTTCATTAATTTGCTAATAGTATTATTTTTTCCATTTGTTTTTGCAGTTTTATGTTTACAAGACAGTGCTGGATTAAATACGCATCCAAATCCACCGGAAGCAATCGCTTTCCCTCCTATAACATGTTTTCTATGGGATAAAGTTCTTTTTTTATGTTTAGTCATATGAATATATATACTATATTAACATGAGATAAGATTCTTCTCTCGCGACCGTTATAATCTTGTTATTACTTTTTAACATATTTATTAAAATAACTGGTCAATACTCCTTGTATCAAAGCGAATACGCACATTACTATTATTATTTTTATAAAATCTGTTTTACTTGGTAGTTCAAGCTTTGTTTCTTTATTACTAAATCTACCAATATTATAGTGAATCATATTCTCAAAAAAGTTGACAAATATATACACGAAAAAAGAGATAGCAATGATATGTAAGCTTGCGCCTGAAGTAATATACATTATATAAAAATACATAGATAATTATCTACTATAACTATATATGCCTACTTGGAAAAATGTTGCTGATGGTCTTTTAGATAATACATGGTCACTAGAAACAAAAACGTTCAAGAGTGCCGGCCCAGATGGTGCTGTTTTTATCTATGTATATGTATCCAATACAGGCGAAACATTTACTACAGATAATAATTTGGTGGGAACCAACTACTACTTAGAAAAGAAATACTCAAAAAAAATACTAGAACACTCATAAAATAAAGTTTCCATTAAGCGTACAATATACACTTAACATGAGAAAAGGTGTAAAAATAACAAAACTATTATTTATTTATTGTATAAATATAGAATACACCCTACAAATAGCAAAAGAATCACACAATAAATAATTTTTCCACGTAATTTAACGTATTGACGTATCTTGACATCATTTGGTTTGTATGCTTCATAGTATTGTTCATAAAATGTCCCTAATGAAATACTAGGTTTCTCTAAACGTTGATTTATTTTATTATGTATAAAATGCATCCAACGTATGAATGCATCGCGAGAATCTAAGTAGGGAGATACTGGATATTGATTTAATAGTTCACTAAAATAACTTGCAATAGTTTCAACTGGAATAAACAGTGGAATATTATGAATAAACTCATAATATTTTTTTTTTGTAATAGTATTGGGTCTATGTGGATAGCACATAGCAATTGTATGTAAAAAAAACCAATAATGCGGGCCCCATACTTTTGGTTCAAAACCCATTTTTATAAATAAATATTAAACTTTAAAGGTTTAAACATATTTTAAAATAATTTTATAACGATTCAACTAATATGAATAAGATTAATACATGTAATAATTGTGGAAAACATGGACATATATTTCATCAGTGTAAATTACCTATAACAAGCTATGGAATTATACTATTTAGGTCAAGTGACGTAGGTATACAATATTTAATGATACGAAGAAAGGATAGTTTTGGGTATATTGATTTTGTTCGTGGTAAATATTCTTCTTATAATATTGAGCAAATTCAAACATGTGTAGATGAGATGTCTTTACAAGAAAAAGAACGTGTCAAGAAAGAGTCATTTGATATTTTATGGAAAGAATTATGGGGAGATAATAATGGTGGTATTCAATATCGCAGTGAAGAAATTGCATCTTCTAAAAAATTTGACATAATTAAAAACGGAATTGATATTAGTAATGAAAAGATAACGTTGGATAGTATTATAGAAAACAGTAAAACTGAATGGAGTGAAACCGAATGGGAGTTCCCAAAAGGTCGCCGAAATTATCAAGAAAAGGATTTAGATTGTGCTCTTAGAGAATTTGAAGAGGAAACCGGATATTCAAGTAAAGATATATCAGTTATTGAAAATTTATTACCGTTTGAAGAAATTTTTATAGGTTCCAACCAAAAATCTTATAAACATAAATATTTTTTAGCGTATATGAACAATACAAATGATAATATTCATAATTTTCAAAAAAGTGAAGTAAGCAAATTGGAATGGAAAACTGTGGATGAATGTTTATCATCCATTCGTCCTTATCATTTAGAGAAAAAGCAAATTATCTTAAAGATAAATAATATCTTACAAGAATATAGATTATATTCATAATATATAGTACATGCTATTAAAACCAACAACAACAACAACAACAAAAATAAAAATGAAACCAACGATTCCAAAGAAAGGTTCAACTAATACAATAGAGGACTTGAAAACCGAGTTTGACATGAATGAATGTGGTGCATCCAAGAATGCATATCAAAAGAAGTGTAATACCTTTCTTCTTAAAAAGGAGTTATTAGAGAGAAATGATTTGGCTGCAGACCCAGAAAAGGACGCATTTTTATATCCAAACCTAAATGACCCAAATTTTGTAGTCAAAATTGCAGAGAAAAAGGAATTTCAGGACACCAGATATGATGGTACAATTTATGATATTAAAAAACAAGCTGATTTACTTGCAAAGGCAGAATTTGAATTGGCTCCTCAACAGGCATTTGTGAGAAACTTTCTCTCATTTCAAACTCCTTACAATAGTCTTTTACTGTATCATGGTTTAGGATCTGGAAAAACATGTACATCCATTGGTGTTTGTGAAGAGCAGCGAGATTATTTGAAACAAATTGGAATTAATAAAAAAATAATTATTGTTGCATCGCCCAATGTTCAAGATAATTTTAAGTTGCAGTTATTTGATGAGAGAAAATTAAAATTAGTAGAAGGGTTGTGGAATATTCGCGGTTGTACTGGAAATAAGTTATTAAAAGAAATTAATCCAATGAATATGAAGGGGCTTACAAAGGAAAAAGTTATAAGTCAAATCAAAGGTATTATCAACTCATCTTATTTATTTTTAGGATACATTGAATTTGCTAATTATATTGCCAAGGTAAAGGAAGTGAAGGGTTCTTTTAGAGATGAACAAGATAGACAAGTAAAAATGATTCGTAATTTAAAATATGAGTTTGATAATAGATTGATTGTTATTGATGAGATACATAATATTCGTATTGCTGAGGAAAATAAAAATAAGAAGATTGCATTACAGTTGTTAGATTTGGTAAAATCTGCTGCTAATTTGAGGTTATTGTTATTATCAGCGACTCCAATGTACAATAGCTATAAAGAAGTAATTTGGTTATTAAATTTGATGAATATTAATGATAGACGAGCAACAATTGAAACAAAGGATGTTTTTGATAAAGATGGAAATTTTAAGAAAAATGAAAAGGGCGAAGAAGAAGGTAAAGAGTTACTTATTAGAAAAGCAACGGGATATGTTTCTTTTGTAAGAGGTGAAAATCCTTATACATTTCCATTTCGCATTTATCCTTCTATTTTCTCTCCTGGGTCAACTTTAGAAGCTATTCCTTACCCGAAGTATCAAATGAATGGGAAACCAATAAAAGATGAAGACGTAATAAATGTGTTAAAACCTACCCTTTATTTAACCTCTATTGGAAAATATCAATCTATGGGATACAGGTATATTCTTCATAATTTGCGAAATAAAAAAATAAGCATAACGACATCAAAGGGTGTCATCAGAGACATGCCTAGTTTTGATAATATGGATTCATTTGGGTATACATTGTTGCAATTACCATTGGAGTCATTAAATATTGTCTATCCAATGGAAGGGTTGGAAGAAGCACTAGACCATGTAAAAGAAGATGAAGAGGCAGAAGAGGAAGAAGAGGAGGAAGAAGGAGAGGAGGAAGAAGGAAAGGAGGAAGAGGAACAAGAGGGACAAGAGGTCGCAGTTCAAAAACCAAAACCAAAACAACAAAAAATACCAACACAAACAAAACCAAAACCCAAGGTTGTCTTGCAAGAATATAAAGGTGAACAACTGGAAGATTCAGTAGAACCTCATTTGGAACTTCAACTAACTTCAAAACCATCTAGTAAAGAATCAATTTCTTCCTATTCCGAAGGGGGTGCAAAAAAGAATGGTGATGAAGATGGTCATGAACATGGAGAGGATTCTACTTCATCAAGACAATTGTTTATTAATTCAAATGAATTAACCGGAAAACGTGGATTAGAACGTACAATGGAATTTATAGATAGCAAGAATCCGCCTCAAAAAGGTGCATTTGAGTATAAAAAGTGGTTAACTGACAAAAATGAACGAATCTTTTCCCCCGATAAAATTGGTAACTACAGTTCAAAGATAAATTCAATTTGTAAACATATTATTTCTGAGGATGGTGTCGTAGCAGAAGGCATAATTCTTATTTATTCGCAATATATTGATGGTGGATTAATACCGATTGCTCTCGCTTTGGAAGAAATGGGATTTACACGCTACGGTGAGGGTACATCTTCATTGTTTAAAACACCTCCAACTGAACCGGTCAATTCAAAAACATTGCAGCCTCGCAAAAGTAAGCAAGAACCTTTTACTCCAGCAAAATATATTATGATTACAGGTGACCCTAGATTGTCACCAAATAATGACTATGAAATTAAAGCAGTAACAAATGATGACAATAAAGATGGATATAAAATAAAGGTTGTTCTTATTTCTCAAGCAGGTTCTGAAGGTGTTGATTTCAAATTCTTGAGACAAGTTCACATCATAGACCCATGGTATAATATGAATCGTATTGAACAGATTATAGGAAGAGGTGTTCGTAATTTTAGCCACAAAGATTTGCCTTTTGAAAAACGAAATGTTGAATTATTTATTTATGGAACAATTCTAGAAGATAATAAAGAAGAGGCTGCTGATTTATACGTATATAGAGTAGCAGAATATAAGGCAATGCAAATGGGAAGAGTTAGTCGTGTATTAAAAGAAACAGCTGTGGATTGTTATATCAATCACGACCAGACAAATTTTACTCAAGAAAATATTGAAGAACATACAACAAAAAAAATAAAACAAATATTATCAGATGGCACAGTATTGGATGACTTTAAAGTAGGTGATATACCGTATTCAGCTGCATGTGATTATATGTCTGACTGTCAATATAAATGTTATCCCGATAAACAAATAGAAGAGAGTGATATAAGAGAAGATACATACAATGAATCTTTTATTATGATGAATTCTGAAAAAATATTTCAAAAGATTAGAAATCTCTTCAGTAATAAAGTTGATGGAAAGTTTTTCTTTAAAAAATCGGAATTAATACGTCAAATAAATATTGTAAAACAGTATCCTCTCGTTCAAATTTACGCTGCATTAACCCAACTTATTGAAGACATGAATGAATTTATTATAGATAAATATGGAAGAACTGGGAGACTTATTAATATAGGAGAATACTATTTGTTCCAACCAAGTGAATTGGATAATGAACATATTACAATATACGAAAGGTCTGTCCCATTGGATTTTAAACACAAAGAAGTACGTTTTGAATTAAAACCGAATGTTTTACACAAAGAAGGAAAAGAAGCTGCTGTATATTTAAAACAACCAGGTCAAAATAAAAGTAAAAATAAAAAGGGTTTGGAAGATGTAGAAGGACAAGAAGAAGAAAAAGGTAAGAAGGAGAAGAAAGGACCAGCAGAAAAGAGAAAAAAAGAACAAAAGGAAGAAAAGGAAGAAAGAGAAGAAAAGGAAGAAAGGGAAGAAAAGGAAGAAAAA